ATGAAACTTGAAAATTTACGAGAAGAACGCATTTTACAAGGAAAAACACAAACCTATATGGCGAAAAAATTAGGGCATAAGTATACGAGCGGCTATGCAAATATAGAAATGGGCAGAACGAAGCCCAGCTTAGAAATAGCAAAGCATATTGCAGATTTGCTAAATAGGGGTGTTCAAGAGCTTTTTTTTGATCAAAAGTTACACGAAATGAGTAATTCTTTAAAGGAAGAGCACTTCTTTGAAAAGGAGAGACAAACAAAATGAATATTGAACATCCAATGGTAGCGCAGATGAATGACTTTGGATATCCAAAAACCTACTGGTCATATGACAGGATACGTTATGGGTATCAAGTCGAGATTGAAGAGAGTCTGGAGGGATTTGAAGAAGATGAAACATCAGATGACGTTTGATGCCAGAAAGGAAGCGCAGCTCTGTTTAGTCCAAGCTGGTGGCTGGATGACCTTTCATCACCAGAAACCGGTGTTTGTTTTTTCCACATCAGAAGACAAGCAAACATACATGACCCTCTTGGCGGAAAAGCTCGCTGAAGCAAAAAAGGAGGAAGCAAGACGACATGAAACGATGGAAGAAAATCATGGAAATCCTCAAATGCTTGCTCAAAGCGAGTAAAAACGAACAAGACATTCGTCAGTGGGAAAAGGATGACGGGAGATCATAACATGGTCATCCATTTCATCATTGAGACAGAGTTATTGTTCACAAAAGATACATTGATAAAAAGAATACGAGCAGCTGCCAAAGCGCAATGCCCACATAAAATAAAAGACGCACTATCACTCGAGATTCGTTTATTTGACGACATGCCGCTTGACATAGCTGATTGTCAAATCAAGCGTACATACGCAGAGAAAGGTTTGATACGCCCAGTGAACGTCAGCATCTTTCAGCCGCGGCTGCACCATATTCAAGAAGCACTTCATTCTATTGCGGATAGGGCCTCTCTACAGATCGTTGATTTAAGAGTTTCCCAGTTTTATAGTATGCGTCCAAGAATTGAAATCATTTTAAATACGATAGGTGATGGCACGAAGTCCTCACCAATTAAGGAGACAAGCATATGAACGAGCCAAAACAATTATTCATTCAAGAAAACCAGACATTTGTCGGTGAGATGGAAACAGGAAAAATTCAAGTCATCGTATTAGATGGGAATGTAGGAACAGCTTATCAGATAGATGTACCTGAACATGGAAAAACCATTATCCAAACGGCAAAAGGTCATTTTGCAAGAGTAGATCAAGAGATTGGTTTTAAAATCAGCTAGATCACTGAACAGATCACACAACATCATTCGTCCAAGACGGAAAGCCTGCGGACACTGATCAAGACCCTATGAAAAGGGGACTGATTGGTGTCCGTTTTTTATTTTCTTAAAAAAGGGAGAGAGCCAATATGCAAGATTTACTCATTGAATACAAACGAGCATTAAAGGATGCTAGAAAACAATATGAACCATTTAAAGAAAAAGACGAACATCAGCTGTCCGTTCAAGACAAGCATGATAAAAAAATGATCGCCAGTATGGTGAGCGATCTCGAATACGTAGTAGAGTGGCTTCAAATTGGAAGAGAGCCAGGCGCACGCAGAGGATTAGACAGACGTTCAGTCTATCAGCGCACCATTCTAGCAAATCCAGAAGTGTTAGAGGCTTTATCACATGAATATACAATCATCCAAGAAAATGAAAAAGAATTCAGTGAGCGGGACAAGAAACGAATTGATGAAGCCTTGTCCGTTTTAACGGACCGAGAAAAGGACGTATTTTTCATGCACACAACGCAAGGATTATCGTTTAGCGAGATTGCGATCATGCTGGATGTGAAGAAAGGAACTGTGCAAAAACATATGGAGAGAGCTCGGACAAAGATGGCCAAAAAAGTACAAGAACGCCTATTCGAAGCAGCTGAATAGGCGTTCTTTTCTTTTACAAAATAAATGGAGCAACACTTGTCTTACAGTTGCCACCTATAGTTAGAAAGACCAAACGGATGTTTGCTAGCCCTACACAAATGATTCCTTCACAGGAAATCGTTCGAATTAAAAGGAGGCGGCAGGTGAATGTAAATGAAAGATAAACGGATAGAAGCCAAGCAAGATTATATGAAAGGGATGACGTACCAGCAAATTGCTGATCATTACAATGTCTCGATCCATACCGTGAAATCTTGGAAAAGACGATACGGATGGCAAAGGCAAAAAGGTTCGTCAAAGCAGGCACACTCGATCTTCAATCAGTTTCTTTCAGATGAAACAATTGAAATCATGGAGAAAATGGGCGGGCGTACATCGCTTGATTTAATCTGGGATCAAATTCAAATTCAATATGCTGCCATTATTCGGGCGCAGCGAATCATGTATGTGTCAGATCAAGATGACATGATCAAAGAGCTGAAAAAGGCAGCATACATGCCTTCTTCATTAGAAGAAACAGTAGAAGGCATTCAGCCAGAACAAGAAATCAGCACAGAAGAATATTCGTTTCAATTTTCATGGGATCGGCATGCCACCTTTTTAAATGCCCAATCCCGTGCAATGGGAGAGCTCAGGCGTCTCATTAAACAGTTTGAAGAGCTTGCACATGCGAAGGATGAACGAAGATTAAGGCTAAAGCAAATTGAACTGACCATCGAAAAAACAAAAAAAGCAGTGCGCGAAGAAAAAGAGGAAGATCTTCACATCATGATCAAGCGAAAAGAGGATAACTCATGACGCCATTGATTGAAAAAGAAGTCAATCCTCACTTTGAACACTTTCTATTCGATTGGAATCAAAAGTTTCAATTTTTAGTAGGCGGCTACGGCTCCTCGAAAAGCTATCACATTGCGTTAAAACTCATTTTAAAGCTGCTGGAAGAAAAACGGACAGCACTTGTCATTCGAGAAGTATATGATACGCACCGCGAATCAACCTTTTCTCTCTTACAAGAGATCGTCAGCGATCTTGGCATCGATCATGTGGTGAAGTGCCGCAGTTCGCCGCTTGCCTTGACGTTTCGAAATGGCAGCAGCATCTTATTCAAAGGGCTGGACAAGCCTGAGAAATTGAAATCGATTAACAACATCTCGATGATTTGGATTGAGGAGTGTTCAGAGGTTTCTTATGAAGGCTTTAAAGAGCTGCTTGGAAGGCTGAGGCACCCGTCCTTACCGCTTTATATGATGTTATCGACCAATCCTGTTGGTCAAGATAATTGGACGTACAGACATTTCTTTCGAGATGAACAGCTGAAGCGATTTGTCCTAGATGACGAAACCTTATACAAAAAACGCACCGTTGTGATCAAGGATACGTACTATCATCACTCCACAGCGGAAGATAACCTATTTCTCCCTAAAAGCTATGTGGAGCAGCTGGATGAGCTGAAAGAATACGACCCAGACCTCTATCGAATTGCGAGGAAGGGCTATTTCGGCATCAACGGCACAAAGGTTTTTCCTCAATTTGAGGTGAGAAGTCATTCTGATGTATTAGAAGCCATTCAGCAGATTGACCGGCCGCTAAAACGAGCAGGCATGGATTTTGGATTTGTTAAATCATACAATGCGCTCATTCGATTAGCCGTCGACCATGAAAAAAAGTACTTATATATTTACTGGGAATATTACGACCGCGGGAAAACAGATGATGAAACAGCTGTTGACCTAAAAGAGTTCATTGAATCAAAGGAACTCATCAAAGCCGATGCAGCCGAGCCTAAAACCATTCACTATTTTCGGCAGCGCGGATTTCAAATGGTGGCAGCACATAAGTTCCAAGGCTCGCGTTTGCAATATACGAAAAAGATCAAACGGTTTAAGAAAATCATTTGCTCTGATGCTTGTCCATACACAATCTATGAACTTCAATCACTGACCTATAAGGCAGATAAGGATGGACGTTTAGAGGAAGATGCATTTCAAATCGATCCGCATACATTATCAGCGATCTGGTATGCGCTGGATGATTATGAAGTGACGGATTTGAAACAGACCGCCTCGGAGCGTGTCCGTCCAAACAGAGAGAGGAGGTCCATACAATGAAACAATTGAAAGCAACGATTATGAAGGCAAACATGTCTGATCATACAAAACAAATGTATGCAGATGAATTTTCCTATGAAAAAGATGACATTGTGCCCCCGCCTTACAACATCAATGAATTAAAAAGCATGGCAGAATATTCAACCATTCTTCAGCAATGTATTGATGCGTACAAAACGAATATTTTGGGTTTTGGGTTTGGGGTGGAATATGCCTTTGACTTTAATGCAGAAGGTGTAAAACCGGCAAAAAAGAAAGCCGCAGAAAAGGAATGGACAAGACTTGAAGAGTTTACGAAGTACATGAACTATGATGAGTCCGCTGATGTGATTCTTGGCTATGTCCTCGAAGACCGAGAGAAAACGGGCAATGGCTTTTTAGAGGTGCTGAGAGATGGACAAGGAAAGCCGGCCGGAATCGAGTATTTAGATGCGCTCCATATCCGCATTTGCAAGCTTAGTGAGCCAGTCGACGTTGAATTCAGTTACACAGAAAATGGCGAATTAAGAACAATGAATCGAAAGAAACGATTCCGCAAATATGTGCAGGTGATCAACGAAAAGAAAGTTTTCTTCAAGGAGTATGGTGATCCGCGCATTTTGCACTGTGAAACAGGCAAGTACGATGACACCACACCAGAGCCGCTTCGCGCAACAGAAGTAATTCATTTTAAAATTGGCAGCGGAACGTATGGGATTCCCCGCTGGATTGGCAACATCGTCAATATGTACGGAGCACGCAAGGCAGAGGAACTGAACTATCTTTATTTTAAACAAGGACGGCATGTACCAGGTGCCATCATTGTCGAAAATGGGATGCTGTCAGAATCCTCTTATCAGCAGCTTCAAGATTATATGGACGATATTGAAGGATCTGATCATGCACATAAATTTCTATTGCTTGAAGTTGAAGGTCTGCCGACAGAAAAAGGGTTAACCGGAGAAGAAGATGTCTCAAATGTCAAAGTAAACTTCAAATCTCTAGCCGAGATCCTGCAAGAAGATGCGCTCTTTTTAGAATACGATGAAAAAACAAGAAACAAAATCCGCTCGGCGTTTCGCCTTCCGCCAATTTACACAGGTGAGTCTCAAGACTATAACAAAGCGACAGCAGATACCGCGCGTAAAACAACAGAAGAGCAAGTATTTCAGCCGGAACGACATCTCATCACAGGAAAACTCAATACGCTTTTCCTACCGGATCTTGATATGTGGCATGTCCGTTTTCTATTAAATGGTCCTGATTTTAGAGACCCATTAGAGATTGCCAAAGTACTGACACCATTTATTCAGGCGGGAGCAGTGTCACCAAACGATTTGCGCGATCTAGCAGGAAGAATCCTCGGAAAAACGCTAGAGGAATGGCCTGAGGAACTGTATCACCGCCCTTTAGAAAGCCGCATGAAATCAGCTGAAGAAAAGCCTCAACCAGAGCCGGACCAGCTGACGAAATAAACAGAAGCGGGTGCGCTTTTTTGAAAGGGGGTGAACATATGCCAAGAGAACTAAAAAACGCTAAAATTACGCATGTTTCCTACGTGGACAAAGCAGCGAACAAGAGGAAATTCTTTTTGATGAAAGCAAAGAAAAAGCAGCCTGACTTTCAAAAAGAGGTCAGTGTCCTGACAAAGGCAGAAGATGCTCATCGCCTCGTGTACGGTGTCGTGTATGAGCCGAATACGCCTGATGCACATCAAGACTTTATGACAGCGAAGGAAATTGAAAGAGCGGCACACGGCTTTATGAAGGATGCCCGTCATATTGACAAGCAGCATGATTTTCAAGATGGTGTTGGCGAAGTGGTTGAATCATATATTGCTCCGGCTGATGTTGAAGTGGGCGGGGAGCTGATTCGCAAAGGATCTTGGGTGCTTGTGACAAAGGCTTCCCAAGAGATTTGGGATCAAATTCAAAAAGGCCACATTACAGGCTACTCAATGGCCGGAACGGCGGACATCGTCGCCATAGAAGAACAAGATCAGTTTCTATCTCAAGACACAAATGAGAGAGGGCTTTTTTCTTTGCTGAAAAATTTCTTTTTAAAAGAGGAAGGTGAAAACATGTCACAACCATTTTGGAACATTTTAGACCATCTGCTGGAAACCTTACAGTCAAGTGATGGTGATGAGGCGGATGTAAGAGCGGCCTTAGAACAGCTCATTCCAATCATGCAGGACATCCTGAAGACAGAGGATGTACTTCAAACGATTGGTGAAAGGCAAGCAGACGTACAAAAAGAAGAGGCCGCTTTGACGACGGATCAAGTGCGAGAGCTCGAAAAAGCAAAAAAGGCCATCGAAAACGTCTTGCAGCAGGCTGAAAAGCAGGAAACAGAACAAACAGGGGAAGAACCTGTCCAAAAAGTGCTCGAGCAAGTCGTTGCACCGATTCGTCATCAGCTCTCTTCCTTAGAGAAATCAGCTAGCAGAGAAAAAGCAGCAATGCAGGAAGTGCTTCAGCAGCAGCTTTTGCCTATTTCAGAGCGGATTCACATGCTTGAAAAGGCAAGGGGCATATCAAAACAAACAATCCACGATACACAAAACGACACGACAAAACCCATATGGGATGGCTTACTATAAGCCGAAATAAGGAGGAAACAGTGTGAGAAATCAAGAGTTGATTCGTAAGGCTGAAATGACACTTGCCAGCTTAAAAACCGGCGGTCTCATGAACGCAACCCAATCCAACACATTCATTAGAATGATGCAAAACACACCAACCGTTTTAAATGATGCACGCATCATTCCGATGGAAAGTGATTCACAAAAAATCGAAAAAATCGGCTTTGGGCCAGCGTATTTTGCGCCCGGCAGAGGAAGGCAAAGCGCTTGATGCGAAAGACCGTGTTGTCCCAGCGACAAGCACTGTCCAGCTAAATGCAAAAGAGGTCATTGCAGAAATTCATATGACCTACGACAGCATTGAAAACAATATTGAAAAAGACGGAATTCAGCAGACCATTATGCAAATGCTTGCTGAACGAGCGGCCGTTGATATTGAAGAGCTCATCGTCAATGGGGATACGACTTCAGCAGATCCGTTTTTAGCCCAAATGGATGGCGTCAGAAAACAAGCAGTATCTCATATTGTGGATGCCAATGGAGCGGAAATTAGCCGCCAAATGTTGAAACAAGCCTATAAAGCGATGCCGTCAAAATATTTACGTGTACCTCAGGATTTCCGTTTCTACACATCTCCAAGTTTAGAGGTGGAGTGGAAGGATCAAGTAGCAAACCGTCAGACAACTCTCGGAGATGCGGTGATTCAAGGCGGACTTTCTTCTGCATTCGGTGTGCCGGTCAAAGGTCTTGCCAATATGCAGCCATATGACGAAGCGGGAACAGACGTATCAGATATTTTGCTGACACACCCTAAAAATATTATCGTAGGTTTTTCTCGTCATATTCGAATTGAAGTAGAAAAAGATATTCGCAGACGTAAATTTATTATTGTCCTAACAGCGAAGCTAGACAGCAAATTTGAGGAAGAGGATGCTGTAGCAAAAGTGATGAAAGTGAAAGAGTAGGTGACATCAGGCCATGATTATTTCTCCTGAAGAACTGCAAGCCTATTCTGTATTTGAGCGTGTGAAAAATCGATCTGTAGAAAGACTGACAGCAGATATTATCGAAGCAGAAGCTGCGGTATTTCAAATCGTAGGTCATGATTTCTCAAGCGGAAAATATCAGCCCCTCCCTGAAAAAGCAAGAATCGCATTATTAAAAATGGCCCAATATTTTGCCATGCTGAATGATGATGAATCTATGATGAAAGGCTTTACGTCAGAAAAAATGGGTGATTATTCATATGCGAAGGCAGCTGATCAAGTGAAAGGCAAACCTTATGTATATGCCCTGCTTGTCGATTACATTGAACCATCATTTACTGGGGGCAGTACCAAATTAAAGGTGAGATCATTATGAGTTATCAATCTCTCTTAACAGATCGCTGTGATCTTTTTCACCTTGAACATCAGGAGGCTTCCCGAGGAAAATTCGGGATTCCAGCTGATGACTTACAAATGACTCTTTCCTATCCTGATGCGCCTAGCCTGACAGATCTGGCTTGTTATGTCATAGAAAAGAATCAGTCGCTTGTGCAAGAAGAGCCGAATACAGTGATTTATCAGTCCTATCTTGTCCATTTCCCTTTAGCAAGTGATATTCGCCTGCATGACAAAATGGTGTGGAACGGCGTCTCACTTAAGTTACAGCAGCCCAAAAAAGTGAAAAATCATCACATTGAAGTGATGGCAGTCAGGAAGGAAAATCTATGAAAATTGATGGACTTGACCGGCTGCTTTCACAGCTGGAAACAGCGTGTGCCGGCGGCTTAAAAGCAGAATATCAAGATTGGCTAGAGGACATGGGCCTAGAGCTTTTGGACATCATTCAGGATGAGTTAATCAAGGAGAATGCTGTCGATACAGGTCGGCTGCTAAGCTCCTTTACGCAAGGATACAAGGAGAATCATTTTCTCATGTCAAAAGGTGGTCTCACACTTGAAGTGGGAACGAAGCTTGAATATGCCTCCTATGTCAATGACGGACATGCTACTTCTTCAAGTGGAGAGCGAAGATGGGTGCCTGGCAGGTGGGCTGGCAGCCGCTTTGAATATGATCCGAATGCAAAGACAGGAATGATGCTTGCCTCTCAATGGGTAGATGGAAATGGCTACTGGGATCATGCTGTCATGCTCTATGAGCAAATGTTTGAACAGTCGCTGGATCGAAAGCTTCAAAGCTGGTTCGATCGACATTTTGGGAGGTGATGAAATGAATCAAGAAGTCGGGGCAATCATGCATTATATTTACACACACTTTCCTGTGACAATGTATGATCGACTTTTGCCAGAGCGTTTTCAAGTGCCATCCGTTTATGTGCCGCCCGTAACAGTCATCAGCGGTCCAGATACGGTATCTACATTTATGAAATCTTATTCGCTGCAAGTGAAAGTGTTTCATATGGATTCAGAAAAAGCACATGTTGCGGCAGAAATAATTGTTGATGCATTGCTTGCTGATCGTCAAATGATTCAGATGATGAGTGAAGATGGAGAGGTGCTTGATGATTATGTCCGCATAAAAAGAGTGGAAACAAGAATGATAGATCAAGGCGTAGCAGCGATTGTCCTGACGTGGGATAGCAGTTATTGGTACAACCGAGACAAACAAGCAAGCCTTGAAGATATCAACTTTTCAGATGGAGTGATCAAACGTGAGCAAGACTAAAAAAGCAGAGCCTGCTCAAACAGCTGGCGAAGAAAAAGAATTTGGCTTTTCATTTGAAGCCTTAAAGGAGCACAGTAAGGATCTTTTTGGGGTTAAACCAGAAATCCTTGAAGGTGCTCTTTTTTATATCAAACATCAACCAATTACAAAAACAGAAGCGAAAAAGCACATTGATGCTTTTTTGTCCAAGGAGGTTTAAAGGATGAACGGAGGCACATTTACACCAGGTACAGAGAAAAAGCGTCCTGGCATTTACTTTAATTTTAAAACAACAGCAGAGCAGCGAATTACTTTAGGCGATCGAGGTACGGTGGCACTTCCTCTTGTGATGAGCTGGGGAGAACCAAAAACCTTTATTTCCGTTTCCAATATGGAAGACTTAAATAAAAAGGTTGGACTCAACATTGATGACAAGTCTCTTCTTCTTTTCCGTGAAGCAAAGAAAAAAGCACAAACTGTCTTGCTTTATCGCCTAAACGAAGGGGTACAAGCCAAAGCGGAAATCGCAGAAAAATTTGTGGTCACAGCCAATTATGGCGGTCAAAAAGGAAATGAGATCACTATCCAAGTGGCAGAAAATGTACTCGACAGCACAAAACGTGACGTCATCACTTATCTTGGAACAGATATTGTCGATAAGCAGGTTGTCACGGATGTCAAAGATCTTGTAGAAAACAAATATGTTCAATTTTCTGGTGAAGGTGAAGCAGTTATCACGGCTGGTGTGGCACTAAGCGGCGGGAAAAACGGTGTGGCAAGTGTCGCAGATTATACAGCTTTCCTAGAAGCAGCAGAAACAGAATACTTTGATGTCATTGCGCTCCCAGTCGATAATAGTGAGCAATTAAAAGCAACCTTCGCTTCATTTATCGAGCGTCTACGTGATAAGCAAGGGCGTAAGGTGCAAGGCGTTGTGGCGAACTATGCAGCTGACCAAGAAGGCATCATTAATGTGACAAGCGGTGTTGTGCTGGAAGATGGAACAGAACTAACACCTGCTCAAACAACAGCTTGGGTTGCAGGGGCAAGTGCAGGTGCAAACTTCAATCAGTCACTCACCTTTGTTGAATACGAAGGAGCAGTGGATACATTAGAACGCCTTGATAATGATCAAGTAGAATACCGATTATCACAAGGGGAGTTCCTCTTTACTTTTGATGCGAGAGACCGCACGGTGAGTGTTGAAAAAGATATTAACTCTTTAACAAGCTTCACAGTTGAAAAGAATCAGCAAATGGCGAAAAACAAAATCATTCGTGTGCTTGATGCCATCAACAATGATTTAACGTTTGAATTAAAAAATCTGATTAAATTACGCAAAGCCAATGGCAATGACATCCCAGCATCTGATGATGGAGTGCAGCTTGTGAAAACACTGATTACACAGTATCTCACACAGCTTCAAGATGGCAGCGGCATTACAGGCTTTAACTCAGAAACAGATATCGTGATCGGTCTTAATGAAGATCGTGATGGATTTATTATCGATCTAGCTGTTCAACCAGTAGATGCAGCAGAAAAATTCTATTTCAATGTGGAGGTGAAGTAAGATGGCTTTTAAAGCGCAAAATACAATTTCAGGTAAAGAGGGTCGTCTTTTCTTAGAAGGTGAGGAGCTTGCCTTTATCAAAACGTTTGAAGCAAACGTGGAGAAAAACAAATCAGAAGTCAACGTGATGGGCCGAAGAATGACGGGTCATAAAACAACTGGGGCAAATGGAACAGGAACGGCAACATTCTATAAAGTCACTTCACGTTTCGTACAACTCATGCTCAACTATGTGAAAAAAGGGGAAGATCCTTATTTCACTCTTCAAGCGGTGATTGATGATAAATCATCAGGCAGAGGCACAGAGCGTGTGACGTTATTCGATGTCAACTTTGATTCGGCTAAAATTGCTGGACTGGATGTCGATTCAGAAGCACTTGAAGAAGAAGTTCCGTTTACGTTCGAGGACTTTGATCTTCCTGAAAAGCTGAAGAATTCTTTTTAATTGAGAAAAGGCATTTCGAATCACTAAAATATATGTTATTTTTATTTTATTCAACGATATGGTATAATTTTTCATAGTTACAGAGTAGCTACAAAAGAGTTACTGTGTAACCCCAAAAAGTTTTTTAGAAATATGTTTACATGCAAAGTACTTTGCATAAAATAAAAAGAAGCCAGGATGCGTCAACATCCCGGCAATGTACAATTTGGCCCTCAAGGGGCTGGCTTATCAATTAGATAGTTTTTAAGGATAGACTTTCCCTTCAACCGTCCAAAGCTCAAGGGGAGTCTATTTTTTGTCTATATACGTCAACAAAGTAAAGATAAACATCCCGAATAAAAGCATTAGGGAAATCGCTTCAAATGTTGACATTGGCATCACCCCCTTCCTATCGGGGATGAGCCAGACACCCTTGAGCAAGCCGTTCAATTGTACCATTTAAATTATACATGAAAAGATTGGAAAGCACATTCAAAAAATGGATGTGCTTTTTTGCATTCAAAAAAACATAACAAAGGGAGTTTTTAAACATGAGCGAAAAACAAACATTTGATCTTTCATTTTTTATGCCAGGACAAACAGTAGAAGCAGAAGAGGTCAAAGTACCAATTTCTAAACGTTTTGTTGATAAAAAAGGGAATGTCATTCCTTTTGTCTTTAAAGCCATTACAACTGAACGTATCGATGAACTGGAAAAAGAAAACACAACCTTCAAAAATGTCAAAGGCAGAGGCCGCGTTAAGGACTTAGACAGTCAGCGCTTCTACGCACGAATTGCCATTGAATCGACGGTTTATCCAGATTTCCGCTCAAAAGAATTAAGAGAAGCCTACAGTACACAAGATCCAGTTGAAGTAGCAAAACGTGTCCTGTCAGTAGGCGGAGAATATGCGAACTGGTTAAACAAAGCCATTGAAATCAACGGATTCGAAGACGAAATTGAAGATTTAGAAGACGCAGCAAAAAACTAATAAAAGATGGGGATAAAGAAGCTGTGTTTTTATATTACGCCATGCACGAGCTTCACTACTCCCCATCTGAACTCCTTGATTTATACGAATCACCAAGACCATTCAAAGCACTCCTATTTGGACTCATCAGCTACAAACTCGACATGCTAGAAAAAGAAGCAAAGAAAGGAGGGAAATAATTGGCGAAACTCACTGCGCGATTTGAATTAGAAGACAAAGTATCGAAGAAGCTGCTGCGCATACAAAAACGATTTCAAACATTTGAGAAGCAGCTCAAACCATTTAGAAAACCGGTGAAAATAAACCTGGATATAGATGACAAGAAATTAAGAAACTTTAGTTTATCGCTTCGGAAAATGTCAGTGATTTCCATGAGACTGGATCAAGGAATCTATCGTGATCTTAAAGCATTAAACAATCAGTTAAATATGTTCCCGAATCACTTGGTCATATCCATTCAAGCGAAGGGATTAGATGTCATTAAATCCAGCATAAATCGTTTAAAGCAAGCGGGAACAAGCCCCATTATGCTGACGTTTAAACTAAACGATCAATTGTCAGGTAAAATGTCATCAATCAAAAAATCTATCTTTCAGCTCATGAACAGAACGTACTATATGAGATTAAACATGGTTGACCAAGCCACCGCTGCAATTCAACGAATCAAAAAGACGCTCAAAAGCTTGACGATGTCTAAACACGAAATCAGAGTGTCTGTTCAAGACAATGCAAAGAGTAAGTTGAAAAAACGAGATCAAGCAGAGTCGGTTGTGAAAGAACAAAACATAAAAAAAGAACCTGAGGCTGTTAGTCCGTCAGTGAAAACAGAAGATCCTAAACAGAGCTGGCTCCAGAACCTTGCCAATAAGGGATTAAGTGAAATTCAAAAATATGCAGGTGACGTTGCAGATAAAGTGAAGGAAAAATTGAGTCCTAGAAAGTTTTGGGATGAAAAGGCACTTCCTTGGGTTGAAAATAAAATAGAAGAGTACAAGCAAGATGTGATCGGAAGAATTAAAGAGAAAATTAAATTTAATCCTGAAGAAAAACTAGATCAATTGGTGAAGGCTGGATTAGATCGACTCTTAGGTGCAAGTGATCAATCAAGTGAAAGTACCACTCAGGCACCAACAACAGCGCCAACAACAGCACCAACATCAACACCAACATCAACACCATCAAATCCAGCTCCCAAAACGAAACCTCAGTCGCGAGGTGGAAAAGGCTTGTTTCGCAATAGTTGTTGCCCCTGCTGTGCAAGAGGTTTAAGCAGGGGAGGATCTACTAAAACTAAAAATCGAAATGGTCGCTCACCAAGACAGACAAGAAATCCAAATGCTACATCAAGGGCCGAAATGAATAGAAGACCTCCAAGTAGATTAGGGAAACTGAAAACAAATGCAGGTAAATTATTTGGAAAAATCCCTACTGGACTAAAGAAAGGTGCGGGTATCGCAGCTTCAGCTGGCGGACTTACGGGTTTAGTGAAAGGTAGCAAGGGGTTAAGTGGATTAGGGAATGCAATGAAAAGTATAGGTAAAGGGAGCGGAAAATTATTAAAGAAAGTACCTATTCTAGGAAGTGTACTTAGTGCAACAAATCTAATTGGTATGAACAAAGAGAATGCTGGTGAAAAGATTGGTACGACTGGAGGCGGCATCGCCGGCGGAATGGCAGGTGCTGCAGCAGGTGCAGCTATTGGAAGCTTAGTCCCAGGGGTAGGTACAGCCATCGGCGGTCTAGTAGGCGGCATTGCTGGAAGTATGGGCGGAGAATCTATCGGTGAAACAATTGGAAAATGGTTTGATGGCGGCGGATTTGAAAAGATTGGCCAAAAAGCCATCGAAATCAAAAATCAAATTGTCGAAGTTTGGTCAACAGTCGCGGCTTGGTTCACAGAAAATGTATGGACGCCACTAAGTGATACAGTCGCTACAGTAGCAACGACCATTTGGACAAATCTAGTCAATGCCTGGACATGGATTCAAGAAACATTTAGTGCAGTTGCAGGCTGGTTTATCGAAAACGTATGGACGCCACTAAGTGATACAGTCGTTACGGTAGCAACAACCATCTGGTCAAGTCTAGTCAATGCATGGACATGGATACAAGAAACGTTCAGTGCAGTAGCGGGCTGGTTTATCGAAAACGTTTGGACACCGCTCAGCGACACAGTCGTTACGGTAGCAACGACCATCTGGTCAAGTTTAGTCAATGCATGGACATGGATACAAGAAACGTTCAGTGCAGTAGCGGGTTGGTTTATTGAAAACGTTTGGACACCACTGAGCAGTACAGTTGTTACAGTCGCTACAGGGATTTGGACAGCATTATCAAATGCATGGAAAAAGATACAATCAATCTTTGGAGCTGTATCGTCATGGTTTATGGAAAATGTGTGGAATCCACTTGTAGATACCGTAGGAACCATTAAAGACAGTTTCGGGAAAAAGTTCGAAGAAGCGTATAAAGTGGTGACAGATATATGGGATGGATTATCCAAATGGTTTGAGGACAACATTCAAAAGCCGATTGTAAAAGTAGCAGAAGCTATTGGTGATGGGTTTTCTAAAGCGTTTGGGTGGGTCAAAGATTTGTTTAATAAGGCTGGCGGTGGGGTTGATTTTGTATTGAAACATGTCTTTGGAGACCCTGATAAAAAAGCCACAGGCGGCTATATCACCCAGCCAACCTTATCATGGGTCGGTGAAGCAGGTAACGAATTTGTCATTCCAACTCAAAATAACCGAGGGCGCGGGAAGATGCTGCTTGCTCAGGCTGCTTCTCATCTTGGGATGTCTGTTATGCCAAGCGGAGCAGCTGGAAATCAAGTATCAAGCTCTCCAGCTCCTACAGCAGTAGCTTCATCATCTTCTGTCGGTTCAATAGACGGATCGGTCTCGATGACTGGGAACATTCAAGCCTCCAGCATAGGCGAGCAATTTAATAAGGATTTTGAACAAGGATTAAATCAAAAAATGATTACACTTGATCAATGGAAGCAAAAGAATATTCAGCAGCCTTTTGGTCAATTGACCTCAGACTCAAATAAGTATGGTCAGCAAACAGTTGCTGCTTTTGCGAATGGTCAGCAGATGACACCAACAGGAACAGATAGCTTTTTGCAAAGTCGTGTAAAAGCACCATATCAACAAGTGATGACAGCATCGCCAACTTGGGGTTCTGGAACGGTTAGTGGTTTTGCCACAGGTCAAAATGCCACTTCAGTTGGTACTAGCCAATACGTAGATCAGCACATCAAACAACCATTTCTACAAGCAAAACAAGAATCACCAGGCTGGGGCTCAGGAATGATGGATGCCTTTAACAGTGGCATGCGTTCAAAAGCAAGTGAAGTCACACAAGCCGCCAAAGAAATGGCGAAGAAAGTAGAGCAGGCGTTTAGAGAGGAATTAGATATTCATTCCCCTTCACGCGTCATGATGAGTCTTGGGAAATTCGCATCGATCGGTGTCGTCAAAGGACTCGACTCAGTTGATGTGAAAAAGTTTGCTGAAAATCAGGCTGGTTCATTAATCGGTGCCTTCAGCGGTATGGGGGCTTCAGGTCTTAGTGTTCAGCAATGGCTCATGGCAGCTCTCATGGCAACTGGCACATCGATGAACTGGCTTCCAGGACTTATGACCATTGCGCAGCATGAATCGAATGGAAATCCGAGAGCAATCAACTTATGGGATTCTAACGCCAAGAAGGGAACGCCTTCTAAAGGCTTAATGCAAACCATTGGAACGACGTTTAACTCCAATAAAGGCAAAGGCATGAATGACATTTGGAACCCAATTCATAATGCCGTAGCAGCCATTAACTACATTAAGGGCAGATATGGAACAGTCTTCAATACACCGGGATTACGAAGTATGAGAAGAGGCGGGCCTTATAAAGGCTACGCAAATGGTGGACTGATTACTCAGGAGCAGGTTGCTAGAGTCGGTGAAGGAAACAAACGCGAATGGATCATTCCTGAAGAAAGAGGCATACGCGGAAGGTATTTATTAACGCAGGCAGCCAAGGCACTTGGAATGCAAGTATATGATCCAGCAAATGCGTCTGCTCCTTTACCAGAATCACAAATGCAGCAAGTCACCTCAGCTCAGTCTTCTAGTCGTACAGCATCGTCAAGTAATAAGCAAATCACCATTCAATTCAATGGGGATCAGCATTTCCATAATGGACAAGATCAGCAATCGCTAGTCGAAAAAATTAGACAAATGCTCGTAGATGAACTGGAAGTAGAGCTTCATACAGGAACGAAGGGGGTCGTGATTGATGGGTAAATCAGTGTATCAATTGTGGATTTCCCAAGGAAAGGACAAGTTGCGATTCCCTGTCCTTCCATCCGAACTTGAAATCACAAATAACGTACAAAATGAAACGGTAAAGGTTGCCTCTTTTGGAGAACTGACCTTTATTGATGTCCCATCGGCTAAGCAAGTATCATTCACTTCTTTATTTCCTAAGAAATATTCGCCAATTGCTGAATATAAAAGCATTCCATCACCGGAGAATGCGATAGCGAAAATAGAACGAATGATGCGTTCAAAGAAGTCTGTGCGGCTGATTGTAACGGGGACAAAAATCAACATGACGTGCAGCATTGAAAGCTTCACCCATAAAGAAGGATCATATGATATTGGCGATCGTGAATTTACGATCGAGTTAAAGGAATACAAAACCGCATCGCCTAGGAAAATTAAACGAAAGAAAAAAGCAAAACAAACGAAAAAGAAAAGGCCTTCAAAAACACCGCCAAAAATGTACACCGTCAAAAAAGGGGATACGCTATGGGCCATTTCAGGCAGGTTTTATGGCGACAGTACAAAATGGCGGCGTATTTGGAATGCCAATAAATTAGCGATGATTAAACGTAGCAAACGAAATATTAAGCAGCCGGGGCATTGGATTTTCCCTGGACAAAGGTTAAAAATACCACAATAGGGGGGCTGGCATTGATCGAGCTTTTTGCCATCAGAAGCGGCACCATGTATGAGCTTGTCACAGAGAGTGTGACACTTCAGGGGCAAAGGTATCAAGCTCCTCGCTCTATTCAAGCAAATATTATCACAAAGCAAGGGAGTCAAACATATTACCGTGTCTCAGAAGGGGACACGGTTCTTTTTAAATGGAAAGGAAAAGAGCTGTTCAGAGGCATTGTGTTTTCTAGGACGCCTGTTGAAGGGAAACTGACCTTTACCGCATACGACATGCTTCAATATTTGGTGAAAAACCAAGATGTCTATGTTTTTTCAAAACAAAGAGCAGATCAAATCTTGAGACGGATTGGAGCTGACTTTCAAATTCCCATGACCTCCATCGCCAATACAGGTCATGTCATAAAATCACTAGTGTTTAAAAACGATACGAGCCTATATGACATGATTCTGAAAGCATTAAAAGAGACAAAGCGGCAAACCGGCAGAAACTATCAAATCTATTCTGCTAAAGGAAAGATGGGGCTGAGAGCTTGGCCAGATCCAGAGGACGTATGGGTCATTGAATCAGGTGTCAATCTCATTGGCTATCAGTACAGCACCTCGATTGAAGAAACAGCCACTCGTGTCAAGCTGCGCACGTCTGTGGATGAACAGGGGAAAAATAAGAAAAAAGGTAGCAAATCAGAGATTGTAGTGGTCGAACAGGATAAAGCAGGTCAGAGTAAATACGGTATTTTACAGCATGTTGAGACGGTTACAGGGCAAATCAACCAGCCGCAGCTGCAAAAAAGAGCCAAAGTACGGCTGGCAGAGAAAAAAGGCGTGAAACAAGAAGTCAAAAGCATCCAAGCGCTAGGCATTCCTGAACTGCAAAGCGGTCTTCCAATCTATTTGAAAATCCCTGAAATCAACGTAAAAAATACGTACTGGATCGATCAGGACAAACATGAATTCAGTGGGGTGAAACACACCATGACAATTGATGTCGTTGAGAAAAATTCCATTCCAAAGGGTGATCAAGCGTGAGGTTAAGTGAAGCGATTAAACGATTAGCAGTGAATGCTGTAGACGCCGCCTCTCCAATTGATCTGGTGATTGGAGAAGTTACGGCAGTTTCTCCTGTAAGCATCCAGTTAAATGAAAACCATAAGCTAATCATCCCGGAAGAATTACTGATTTGGCCAAAGCGCCTAAATAAGGGTGAGGATGATGAACTGAAAAGGGGAGACAGCATTATGGTGCTGGCAATGGCAGGAGGGCAATCCTTCTACATCATCGACAAATTGTAAGGGAGGTGATGAACGTGGCACTTTCACCAGAGGAAGAAATTGAGGAAACAGAAGAAGGCGAAGAGGTGGAAACCTCGACGACGTATCGAATAGATGTTGAAACTGGCAGATTGACAGGTGAAACCATTTCAGGCATTGAAGCAATTCGTCAATTCGTTTATATGACACTTAGGACAGAGCGGTATGCACATCCTATTTACAGCCACGACATTGGCACTGAAATTCAGGAGCTTTTGACGGATACAGAAGCCACGGATGAATACAAAGAAATGGAGATTCCGAGGCTGCTAGAGGAAGCATTGATTGTGGACGAACGGATTGATCATATTGAAGAGATAGAGGTCACAAAGGAAAATGACTCGTTTCATGTCAAGCTAGCTATAGTCACAGATGAAGGCACATTAGAAATAGAGGAGGTGATGGAGAGCGATGTTTGAGGAACAAACGTACGAAGCATTAATGGAAAGAATGCTAGACAGACTGCCAGATGACATAGATAAAAGAGAAAACAGCGTCATTTGGAATGCCTTGGCACCTGCTGCTGCTGAACTGGCCCAGTCCTATATTTGGCTTGATCAAGTATTCGAGCTGGTCTTTGCAGATACAGCACAAGGAGAGTTTCTAGATCGGCGGGCCGCTGAAGTAGGAATTGAAAGAAAACCAGCGACTAAAGCGGTTTGGTCCGCAGCTATTAAGCCGGAGGATATCAACATCCCAGCTGGCTCACGGTTTTTTATTGAAGACGTCTATTTCCAATATTCGAACGATGGGACGCTAGAATGCGAGACACCTGGCAAAGTCGGCAATGGTCAATTAACAGATCAGGCGCTGCTTTCACTTGATACAATCCCGGGGCTTGAATCAATTATCATGAAAGATTTGGTAATACCCGGACAAGAGGAAGAAGATGACGCTTCGTTATATGATCGCTACTTAATACGTGCTAGGCGAGAGGCTGTCAGTGCCAACAAGGCGCATTATAAAAAATGGGCTGAGGAAGTGACAGGGGTTGGCAGAGCGAAGGTATTCCCGCTTTGGAATGGAGAAGGAACAGTCAAGATTGTCATCACAGACGGCAATCTAGATGTTGCATCAGATCTGCTTGTTAAAAGAGTACAGGAATATATCGACCCAGTACCAGGCGAAGGAGAAGGACAAGCGCCTATTGGTTCAAAAGCGACCGTCGAAAGCGCCAAATGGCTGGACATTGACATAGAAGTAGCCGTCGAACTTCAAATGGACTGGACCCTTGAAGGAGCGCAGAAAGAAATAGAAGAAAAGGTCAAAGCGCTGTTGAAATCAATTGCATTTGAAAAGAGTACCATTCGAATGTCCGCATTAAATGACATTCTGTACCATTCAGAAAGTGTATCAGATTATGCAAACGTGTTATTGAATGGGGAGTCAAAAAACTTAGTGTTACAGGACATTGAGATACCGCGTCTGAGGCAGGTGAAGGTTATTGAGCAAACAGGATGAAATGAAAAACTACTTGCCGCCATATTTTACAGAGATTTATGAAGTCGATCACCTGCTCAAAACAGAAGCGCCAGAGTTTGAGCAATTGGATGAATCCATTTTCGATTTAATGGATCAGTTCTTCCCTTTGACAGCGACATGGGGATTGAATAGATGGGAAAGAATGCTGAAGGTGCAGCGAGAATCAGATGATTCCATTGAACTTCGCAGAGCACGCTTACTCAATATGATGTCAAACATTCCACCGATCACGTATCTTTCTTTAGAGAAATCGGTGAATCGCTTTCTCAAAAATCCAAGTGCCATCATCCGTCTGACCACCAATCGCTACCATTTCGCCTTACGTGTGAATCTAGATGATCTGCAAAACACTAGATATATTGTAGAAATACTTGAAACGTTAAAGCCAGCTCATTTGGCTTATACGTTCACTGCATTTCATCATACCGATGTACATGAAATAAATGATCATCACGGGAGGCTCACACTGCGAAGCAGAGTGGGTTTTTTCGATCATATCCCGATTTTACTCAATGGTGAATTTGTATTAAATGGGTCGTTTTATCTGAGCGGAACACGAGGGACAACCGATGTACCTGCTCGTTTTCGGCATTCGTTGAAGATGAGAATGCCGCTTCAGCATAAGTCAGAGAACACATACCGAATGAATTATGTCATGACTGGAGCGGTACATGAAACGAAGCAAGGAGCGGCATTGACTTTACGCACAAAAAATCAGCTCCAGCATCAAACCAAGAAGAAAATGACGTTCCGATTGCCAGTACATGTCCAAACTGAACAAGGCGGCAGCTTACTGATTAAGGATCATTACTGGATTCTCGATGGATCTGTTCCGCTGGACGGATCAAAAATGCTAGCAGCTACTTCTCAAAAAATAGAGCTATAAGGAGGATCACAATGGCTGATCAATTAACCGTAACAACATTATATGCACGTCAACAAATGGCAAAGGCAAGAGCCGAAGGAACAAAACTCACAAAAGTCGTCAAAATGGCATTTGGAAATGGTGGGACGAAGGATGGGAAACCGATCTCACTAGACGGCACTGAACAAAAACTCAAAAAAGAACTCGTCCAAAAAGAGATTGATTCGTTTACCTTCATGGAACCAGCAAAAATCCGCTACACCTGCACGATCGCCGAAGGAGAACTTGCAGGAGAAGTCATCAACGAACTAGCACTTGTCGACGAAGCCGGCAAATTCACCGCCATCCGCACCATGACAGACAAACAAAAAGACGGCGACATCGAATTTGTTTTTGAGATTGATGATATTTATTAATGGAGGGGAATGAAATGGACATCAAATCACCTTTACCGTTTGAAACCTCTGACAAAGCACATGCCAACTTATTTAACCGGATGGTCGACACTCTAGTAGAGAATGACAATGCGCTCAGGCTACAAATAGAAGGAATCACAAATGAAAGCTTATTTAAACTAACAGGCGATCAAGCCATTCAAGATGCATCAGTCAGCGGTGAGGAATATCCTAATGGCATTACGTTCATGGATATTGGACAAGCGAATGATACCGGATATCCTACGAGATTTGGCTTTGTGAAAAATGAAAAATATAGTAACTTTCGATTTGTTCAATATTACTATGGGACTGGAAACGAAGCGGGCAGTTATTTTGATAGCACAGGTACGTGGTGCCGTCATTGGTGGACTGGATCTGGTTGGACCGACTGGCATAAGCTCTCTGGATTCTGTCATGCCAATATAGGTACAACTGGAAAACAGTTATTAACCAAAGGTGAGTATCAAAAAATCCTTTTTAATCGAAAGATAAAAGACAGTCATAACAATTTTGATATCAAAAATAATCGCTTCATCTGCCCTGAAAACGGAATGTATTCAGTGAATGCAGGTGTTTATATTGAAACCTTTCAACGATACGCAAACTTTGAATTATCGATCTATTTAAATGGAAAAAGGTATAAAAATATTGCACATCAAAGACAGAGCCCGACCAGCCCATCTGATACGTTGAGCTTTAGTATGGGACTTTATGGTGCTGCGAATGTACCGGCTAATAAAGGGGATTATTTAGAAATTTACATGTATGCAGGATATGACGGAGATGTTAGTCGTTATGTATCTGAAAATTCAGGCTGGTACAACTATTTTGATATTACAGAAGTAGGCGGCAGAAATTTCCTGAGAGGATAGGAGGATTCTATGATTTTATATGAAGCCATTAAGTATAAATACCCCGATGCGGATCCGCAAAAGGACTTTGAACTTAGAAATGACGGAGACGGTTCTTACATTAACGAGTGGCATCTAGATGTGCCAAAGCCAACGGCAAAAGAATTGAAAGAATGGTGGGACGAATCTCAAATCAATCCAAGATATCAACCACCTCTTCCGCTAGATTATCTAGCACAAGAAGTAGCCAAAGAAAAGCTCATGAGAAAACAGCTTGAACATCAATGTGATCATTTAACAAACGAAATAAAAGCGCTAAAAAATGAGATCCTTTTATATAAAGGAGAGCGTGAATCATGAATTATTGGGTGATGGCGTTGTATTTTAAATGGGTGACCCCTGAATTGGTCAAACAAGCGGTGGAACTAGGCGATTGTTCAATGGAAGATTTAAAAACAGGATATGAACAAAGGATGCTCACTCTAGAGCAGCTACAAGAAATGGAACCAAGCATCAAAGCAAGGGAGTGAAAACTGAATGGAAATAAAAGAACCAAAACCTTTTGAAGTAAATGATAAAGCACATGCTGATTTGTTTAATGACGTGGTCAAAGTACTTCTTGAAAATGATCATGGATTAATAGAACAGTTCTTAAAACATACAAATGATGCAAAAGTACACGCATCTGAAACAGAAAAGAAGAAATGGAATAATTCACAGAACTATAAGATCACAGCAGATAGTGGAAGACAGCTGATTAATGTATCTTCTGACGGCAGAATATTTGATGCGATAAAAGATAAAGGAACATGTACTTTTTATGCAGCTGCTGGTGTGGAGGATTCTCCAGTTTCATCAAATGTCTCAATCAGAGGGCTGCAGACAGTAGGTCAAGAAAATATTGGCTCTGGTTTTGCGATGGATAGTTCAGGTAATGCTTATTTTTTCTATTACGAAGCCGGACATATGTCGATTACTTGGACAAAGCTGCCTACGGTAAGAGATAGAAATAGATGGGATAATGGTCAATTAGTAAAAATCACTCAAGATAATGGAAAGCCATTTTATCATGGGTTTGCTAGCGAGACAGACTACAATACTCTTACCGAGACAGGAATGTACCTTATATATAATACTGGAGTAAACGGTCCATCGCCTTCCTATGATCGAGTGTTTTTGTTGGTGATGAGTTATGGCACTACATTGGTGCAAATAGCATACGAATCTGTTTATGGAAAAAACACATACTTTAGAGTTCTTAGACACAATGCACAATCATGGACACCGTGGGAGAAGCAAATCACGCTATCAGATCTATTAGAAGGTTCATGGGAAACACCTAAAGAGATTAATGGCAATTGGAAGGAATATGACCCTATTAATTTGCCAGTGAAATATCGAAAGAATCTCTTGGGGGAAGTTGAGATAGTAGGTGCTATAAAAGGTGGGATTTTAGGAAATAACCCAGTGTTTATTTTGCCTGAAGGATATCGGCCGCAGCAGGCAATCCATTTTGTAGGTATCGCTTCGAGTATAGGGACACCTGGAGTACCTCAATTCCATCGAACCTTAGTAGATAAGAATGGGAATGTATGTGTGCAATCATCTTCAAATAATGCTAATCCAACTGAGTTTATTACATTTGGTTTTAAGTTCAGTACAAGATAATTCCATAAACAATGTGAAAGGAGAATCACATGGAGATAAAGACACCGCGTACTTTCAAAACAAGTGATACAGCTCATGCAGATCTGTTTAATGACATGGTAAAGGTTATTATTGAAAATGATGCTGAACTATTAAATCATATCAATCAACACGAAAATGATGTAACATCTCATTCATCTAAAACAGAAAAGCAGAAATGGAATCAATCTCAGCTATATAAAATGACGAATGATAACGGATCCCAGTTGATCAATATCCCATCTGGCGGCAGTATTTATAACGGGATAAAATCGTTAGGTGCCTGCTTTTTATAAAGCTGCATTTGATGTGGAAAAACAACACGGGTATGAATCAGCGACACAGGAGTATATAGATAGCCTAAAACCAGCCCCTCTCCCGCCAAGTGATATAGAGCTTTTGAAGAAACAAAATGCTTTGTTATCAAAACAATTAACGCAGCTATTGGCTATGCAAAAAGGGGGGACTTCAGAATGATGTTTCCAACTGTTGTAGATATCAAACAATTCTGGGACTGGCAGTGTTACGGCCCAGAGGACATTGCATTTTATGTAAGCATTGGCTGGATCTCGACAGAAGACTATCAAAATATAACTGGAGAAATATACGAAGCCTAATGGCTTTATTTTTTTGCCGGAAAGAAGGTGATTTCAATGGAAGTAGATGTTGTTCAAAACTTAATGACACAAGGGCCGTTTGCGGTGTTGTTCTGTTGGGTGCTGTTTTATGTATTAAACACAACAAAGGAAAGAGAAAACAAGCTCAATGAACAAATCGAGGCGCAAAATGATGTGTTAGCAAAGTTTAGTGAGAAGTATGATGTTGTGATCGACAAACTCGACAAAATTGAACGGAATTTAAAATAGGAGGAGAAATCATGAAAACATTCGACAAAGGCACTGTGATTCGCACAGTGCTTCTTTTTATTGCGCTCATCAATCAAACACTTGTCATGTTTGGACAGACGGTGCTACCGATTAGTGAGGAGCAAGTACAAACCGCTGGTGAGGCACTATATGTAGCAGGTTCCACCATTTTTACGATGGTGACAGCCATTATCGCTTGGTTTAAAAACAATTATGTGACCTACAAAGGTCAATTACAAAAAGATACCCTGAAACAAAGAGGGCTAACAAAATAATCGTTGAAGGAGAAACAATATGGTCAATATCATTCAAGCCTACATTCCAAAACACAACCGCAACAGACCAGGAAATACGATGAAGCCGCTCTATATTACGGTGCATAATACCTCTAACACGGCAAAAGGTGCAAATGCTGGGAGTCACGCTGCGTTTGTTGCACGTTCAAGTACCGGAGTCAGCTGGCATTACACTGTCGACGATCAGGTGATTTATCAGCATTTACCGTTAAACGAGAACGGCTGGCATACAGGAGATGGCAGAGGCAATGGCAATATGAAATCAATCGGAATTGAAATTTGCGAAAATACAGACGGCAACTTTGAACAAGCAGTCGAAAATGCCCAATGGCTCATTCGAAAGCTAATGGGCGATTTGGGAATTCCTTTATCAAATGTAGTCCCTCATAAACATTGGAGCGGGAAAGAATGTCCAAGGAAATTGCTCGGACGGTGGGATCAATTTAAAGCTGGAATAGCCACAGCTCGTACCGGCAGCAAAAGCACAAGAAAGCCAGTTCGAACAGAGAGCTTGAGTCACAAAGCACCAGTTACCAAACAGAAATCGTCAAATCTGCCATCGGGCATCTTAAAAATAACCAAGCCCTTAACAAAAGGACCACAAGTCATAGCTGTGCAAAAAGCCTTATCCTCCCTCTATTTCTACCCAGATAAAGGGGCAAAAAACAACGGGATTGATGGCTATTATGGATCAAAAACAGCGAATGCGGTCAAGCGGTTCCAGCTTATGAATGGTCTAGCGGCAGATGGGATATACGGTCCGAAGACGAAGAACAAAATCGAACGATTGCTGAAAAAGTGATCATTCATAAAGTGCTATCAGCAGGTGAATGGATTTCCCCTTGCTGATAGCTAACAAAAAATGACATCATTTGTGATATAATCGACCGAATCACTATCATGAGGGGAGAGTAAAATGAAAAAGGAACTGTTCCAAGTCATCATGCTGTCAGTGCTGCTCATCTATTTCTTTTATCACGGAATGACGAGTGATTATCCTGTGTCTTACACAATCATTCTCATCACGGCTTATGTCTCTGTGATCGCGTACCGCATCTTAAAGATATTAGGCTTAAGAAAAAACAAAGAACAAACAGAGCTGTAAGAAATAAATACATAAAAAAACCATCCTTGATTTCTCAAGAATGGTTTTTCGTTATGGAGCATAGCGGGATCGAACCGCTGACCTCTACGCTGCCAGCTTCCACGTCGTTATTTCTACGTTGTTTTTCTCCGATAAGTCACCCGTAAAGTCAACTATATCAACGTTAAGTCACCGATAAGTCAATCGTCTCTAAGCGCATTATACCGCATAGGAACGCTACACCGCAACTAAATACGGCGCTACTCTGAACCCTCGTCTTAATAGGCGGGGGTTTTTTGCGTTTTATGGGCCAATTCAAAAAAGTTTGAAGCGAATGTCCCGATTTTGACCGACCACATGCGACTGTACTTATGAAAGCGAAAATAAGGAGGTGTTGGCGTGACAAACGATCACCAACGGCTCGTCTCCGTAGAAACACAATCGGAATATAACTTAACGTCCGGAAAGTCCGAGACGCGTATCTTCGTTAAGATGTACGTCGATGCCGTCAAGAAAGGCTTGATCGCGGATATCGGACCCGAACGTTGGCAGACTCTCTGCGTACTATCATCGTTTATGGACGCAAATGGCGAATGCTACCCGACGCAGGAACAGATAGGGGCCGTATTAAATTTAAGCCGAGTTGCGGCAAATAAGCGGATACAGGCGTTATGTGATTATCGTTGGCAAGGACGTCCTCTCGTCGTTAAGAAACAAGGACGCGAAGGAAAGACTCAGCGGTGGGAGAATGCCCGCTATACAATACTTCCGATTAGTCAGCTCGCAATATTTGACGGAGATACGGAGGAGTTATAAACGCCGTGTATCGTCTACCCATATACGGCTGACCCGTACACGGCTCGGCTTTACACTAACTAGAACCATCTTTTAACTAGAGCCATTAATAACTAGATAAATAATAGCGCTCAATCAAAACCTTTCGCGCAAATAATTACTTAAAGGATATATCTATCGCGATAAAGGATATTTGCAAAGAGTGAGCGTAAGCGAACGAATTGCTACGGTCTTAATAATAAACGGAAAGAGGTGCGTTATGTTTACGAAACATGAACTCGTTACTATATACGAAGCACTTACCGAACTACACCCGAGCACTCAGGCGCAATTTAAAGACGGCGTAAAATTAAAGGTAGCTGATTTAAGCGACAAAGTATTGCGACTAATAAACGAAAGGAGTGATCGTATGTCATACGTAGTCTTAAAGAAATCCGAAATAGATCGGTACGCAACAGACGAACAAAAGCGTCATTTATACGACATGCAAGTCGAAATTATGCTTAATAGGACGATTCAAGGAAAACGTCCAGTAAATGATTACGTAGTTATTAATCGTGATGAGCCGTATTTTTCGGACGTAATGCAATTAGTCGAATCTAACGAAAAGGAGTTCGATAATCATGTCGATTAATATTCCGTTATCACCCGATTACCGCCTTACATCAGACGCCCACAATATCATCGTCAACGAGCGCTATTTCACCGACCCGACCAAAGCGCCGGGCTGGGCGAAGAAACTGGCCGAGAACCCTGACGCCGACCCGACGCCCGTCGAACGCTGGCGAGAAGTTTCGTATCACCCTACGGTTGATCGCGCCGTTCTAGACGTAATGAACCGACAGATCAAAACGTCGGATGCGACTTCACTCGCCGAGATCGCGCAAATGGTACGGGAATTTCGCACGGAATTAGCGGAGGCACTGACGATCGAGGGCGCTACTACTACGGTCAAATAAAACGGCTAGGAGGCGGTTAAATCGTGGCTAAAACGAAGGATCAAGAAATCGCAGAATTACGTCAGGCAATGGCGGCGCTGATTGCGGAGAATGAAAAATACGTAGATCACCTCGCTCGTATACGAGATATGATGCCGGAGGAATTTGATGACCGGAATGCGACCGAACATTTACTCGCGATCGGTTCGCCGGAGCACGTTAAGGATTACGTTAGATTCGTATTAAACCGAATGAAGGAGGCGTTAAAATGAAGCCGGAAATCACGAAAGAGCAGGCGAAGGCTATATCATATTTAAGAGGACTCGGTAGGGATGACGAATATATTTTGAGTCACTTTGGCGTATATGTCAGGCATTGCGCAGTACTGAACGATTTAAGTCGCGTTTCATTAGCGGCTGCGTTAATCAACGGATATGAAGTCACAAAGTCGCCGGAACAAAAGGTACGAGATTACTACGAAGCTAATTACGCCAAACACGAAAGGTCGAAGCCGTTTAGTGATGACGATTATTACACGGCGGGCGTTTCAAACGGAATCAAACAAACGCTCGACCATCTTGGCATCAAAATCGAAGGGGTGAATGCGTAATGAAAATGACGTACGTACTTACGGATATAAAGCGCCTTATTGACAATGATTTATCGAAATTTGGTCAGCGCGTTAAATCAATTGCGTACAGCGTCTATACGTATAATGGGAGCGTTGATATAGCTGGTAATGATCACGATTATTCAGAGAAGCGTATAAACGGAATAACCGTAGAGACGGAATCAATCGAAGATTAGGAGGCGATATTCATGAACGAAAAGCCTATCGGAAAATGGACGGCACGCGACTTCATCGTTTATCTGCACGACCGCCACCCCGAAGTCTACGGCATCAAATACGTCGCAAACAACCGCGGCATGGAAGCGCGGAACCTAAAGACGATGATCGACGAATATGGGGCGGTTATCGTACGTGACTTCATTGACGCTTGCTTTGCGGCTAAGAAGCCGACGGCTCAATGGCCCGGCTGCAACTTCGGCTTTATGTTTTCGTATATGCGAGACCGGCACCTGCCGCCGTTGCTTGCGAAGCAGAAGACGGCTCAACAGACGGAAGAAGACGATAAAAGGGCGGCGGAACAGTCGCAAATAAACTACGGGGAGATGTTTTGATATGACGCAACCTAATTATAAGACGGAGAAACGTAAAGCAAACGTAGGCGAGCATATTTTGATTACGGACGTAAATGTGATGGAGACCCGCTATGAAAATGGAGCAGTGCTCCGTGTGGGCTCATTACGTGGCGACGACGCGGTACATGATGACATTGGGCGCATCATATACCACGAAGAGTACGAAGTCATCATCGGAGAACACCCGCCAATCCCGAACCTTGACGAAATGGACTATGACGAATTAATCGCGCTAGTCGAGGACACAATGAAGGCGCTCAGAACACGTTCATATAAGCTAGGCTACGACCAAGGGCGTTTCGATGCGGAAATTGAGGCGGCGCATGGTACGCATGAGAAGTCCGACCAACAGAAACGGGATGAGATCATCGAGAAGGCGAAGGAGGACGTCGAAACGCTGAAAATGCGTAATCGATTATCAAAGGCGTTTAATATCGAGATCAGTGTTAACGCGGAAAACAGATCCGTTGAAGTTACGGCTAAAGTACCGAATAGTCGCAAAGCGTTTTATGGAATCGCTAAATGCGCTCCTGTCGATTGCTTCAACGCACACATCGGTAAGGCTATCGCGCTGAGACGTGCGCTAGGTCTCGAAGTGCCTGCGGAATATCTATATACGCCACAACCGACTGAAGTACGTGTGGGTGACTTTGTTAGGGGAAGGCAAGCAAACGGAGTTGAGTTCTACGAAGAAACAATAAAAAACATTAAAGATGGAGCGTATTACTATGACGACGGATTTGATTTCATAAGTAATGCCGAACTTGTAATCATTGACGATTCGAGAGCGGGTGAGGACGAATGAAAACGGTGAATGTAACGTACTTCAGAACGAGAGGTAAGTACTACCTCGACGAAACGATAGAGATTTCGGAAGAGTTAAACGGCTATGATGCGCTATTTCATGAGATTCCGAAGCATCATCGAATAAAAAACATGATCATGTCGGTGTCGGATAGCGGCGACGGAAAAGAACCGTACATCGTTCCGCATCTATTCTTTCCTAAAAACTGACGATTCAAGGACGGAGGTAAACGGATGATTGACGCGGGTAAGTGGGCTAACTTTGCGAAGGTTGTTATCGGAAATTTAACGCAAAGGAGGCGCTCGATTGACGCTTCATCGATGGCTTAAAACAGGTGGAAGAAAGAGCTATGGCGGCGTCGATTGGTATTATACCGGTGGCGGTTGGAAAGCGAACTTCAATGAACAACGCGTTAAGGGCGAAGATAAAAAGATGCGCTCAAAACACGAACGAACTTTACGGAAACGAATTGACCGAAAGGAGGCGGCTATGAATGACGAATGAATCACGATGCCTACTCGCAAGCAAATGCGCCCAAGCTGGCGGCGTTAATTGTACGAAACACTGCGAATTATACCTCGGCTTGCACGGTTTAGATGGCGGAGGCGGACGGTCGGGCGCGGCTGGATTGGCGGAAGACTATCGGCTAGTGACGCTTAAGAATTCGCCGGCACGTGCCGACCAATCCGGAGCTTACAAGGCGGCCGATGTATATGCGCAGACGTTCGACCGCCAATTCGATGCTGATGCTGAACGTATTAAATCGCTATATTTATACAGCGCGAAATCAGGCACCGGTAAAACGACGACGGCGGCAGCTCTGTTAAACGAATATTTAACGGTCCATTACATTGGCGCCTTAAAACGGGGCGTTCAGCCCGACCAGCGACCGGCGTATTTCCTCGACGTCAACGCGTGGCAGAACGAATACAACGAGTTTAATAGACCGCGAGTTCCGGACTCAATCGCAGAGCCGGCGGCTAAAAGATATTACGAGGCGCTAGAAGCGGCAAAACGGGCACCTTTCGCAGTGCTGGACGAAATAGGCATGAGAGACGTAACGGAAGGATTTCGCGGCGATTTGCATACGATAATCAACTATCGCGTGACTAACCGAATGCCGACCGTTTATACGTCGAACATTAAAATGGCAGACCTGCCGGAAGTGTTCGGAGAAGCTCGACTGGCGGACCGGATCGCCGACCAGTGCAGAGAAATCGTCTTTGCGGGCGGATCAAAAAGGAGGCGGCTGTAAATGAGCGGCTTATCATTGACGGAAATTCAGTACCTACGCGACCTGCTCGTTGCGGATTCGTTGGCTAACGGAGAAGGCGCAGCAAAACTCGCCATCTTCGATAAACTCGATGCGCTAGAATTTGCGGACCACACGCCGGCCTATAAAACTGGCGATCTAGTTTCGGTCGGCGGCTACGAAGGACGCGTCTTTTACATTGACTGCGCGCGGTACATCGAGGAAACGTCGAAAGAGGCCGTCTTTAACTTCATAGAATACGACCTGTACGACGCGATTAACGGCGAGTGGCTAGAAGCGTTCGAGGCGGACATGACGTTGTTAGCTAACGCGCTTGTTGCGGAGGATTTCTTGGTGGACTTCAACCTCGAAGACTATCCGCCGGCTAGAAGTACTGTTTATCTAATAAACTACGAAACGGAGGCGGAGGAAATGGCGGCAAAAGAGCAGCCGATAATGAGCCGAGTACAAAAGCGTAAACAGGAACGTAAAGATGCAACGGAACAAACCGATAATTTGCTCGACATCTACAACTGGTATAAAGCGCAATATGAAAAGACGGGTGAATTGACGTTTAAGGCGAAAATGGACGAAACTATGGCGCGATTGACAGTCGAGGGAGCTGAACGCCGATGAGTTTCGGAACTAGTCTTTTATCGAAAGTAATCGAAGCGAACGACCCGTCGGCCTTATTGCGCTACGGCTTAACGCGCAAAGATTTTCAAACGGATGGCGAACGGGCAGCCTTCGAATACATCAGCGCATATGCGGAAAAGCACGGAAACCAAGCGCCGACCGCCGAAATGGTAGCGACCGAAGTGCCGACATTCCAGCCGGAATTTAGTATTGACGCGACCTTTGAATACTTAGCGAAGAAGGCGAAGGAAGCTGCGGTGATGAACGATTTCGCTTCGAAATTTAATGATAAATACGGAGCGAACGGTGTCAAGACGGCGGACTCAGACTTTGTTCAACGGTTCAACCGCGCGCAGGAAAGTGGAAATCCGCAGGAGTTATTTGATTGGTTGAAAACCGTCGCGGAACAGAGTATAATGAGAACAAGCGTTCGTAAAACAGTAGGAACAAACGTCGTGACAGACGTCGATAAATTTCGTGCCGAATATGAAAAACGGAAGTCCGGCGAGTCATTTCGTATTTGGAACAGCAAGTTTCCGGCGCTTAATACGGCAATCGGCGGCTATGTCAGTTCGAACATGTACGTTGTCTACGGAAAATCGGGACGCGGCAAGTCGGCGATTACGCTGGAAGAAGTCATTCACTGCGCAATTCAAGGCGCAAATACGCTCATATGGTCGATGGAGATGGGCTGGTTCGAAGTTCTCGTTCGCATCTACGTTTCACTTTCCGGGGATCAGGGCGTCGCTTTAACCGAAATTGACGGTCAGCAAATGGAGGCCGGATTTGATTCGAGGTCAGTTCGCCAGGGCAAGTTATCGGAGGAATTCGAGGCGGCCTTTATGGACTTTATCGAGACGTTAAATACGATTATCGACGGTTCTATTACAGTGCGTGCAGTTGACGACAAAGACTTCGATTCTCGTTCGCTAAAAGACCTTAAAGCGGACATTGAGCAAACGAAAGCGGACGTCGTGATGGTCGACCCGTTTTATTACTTAGATTACGAGTCCAACTCGAATAAGACGACGGGCGGGGCAGCCGCCGATACATCGAAGAAGATGCGCCGTTTAGCCGGGACAATGGACGTTGTCATTTTCGCTATCACACAAGCCGGAGAAGATGACGCAACCGAAGACGAAGCTGGTAATCGCGAAATTAAGTTGCCGAAGCGTAAGGACGTAAAGAAAACGTCGGCTTTACTGGAAGATGCGGCGGTGCTGATACCGGTTGATACGAATGCAAAGGAAGGACGCGGTTTGATCGGCGTAAATAAAGGACGTGACGGAGGAGAGGATGAAGTCGTCGAGATCGTCTATCTTCCGCAAGTCGGGCTAATCAAGCAGGTGGCAGCCGGAGAGATTGAGTTAAAAGCCTACGGTTTCTAGCGATATGGTTTTAAATGTAATACGTACCAACAATTACACTAAATAATTCTGAATTTTTTCGACAAATTACGACTACAATGTCGATTGGTTTAGTGTAATATAACGAAAGGAGTCGTATATACATGTCGATCATTACGATTAATGGCGTCCCGACGGACGTCGACATACGCGAAGAATTAGAACTTTTTGAATGGGATCGTCCTACGTGGCACGCTGACCGATTAACGGCGGCAAGCCCTTTTCGCGATGACCGTACTCCTAGTTTTTATGTTTATTACGAAGACACCTCGACAGCCAAGGCCGGATATTTCGGAGACAGCGGCACGGGCGAACGTGGCGGATTCATTAAACTGCTCGCATTCTTGCGTGAAGAAACCGAGGAAGAGACGGCTTTATATCTAACCGAGACTTATGGTACTAGCGAAGGCGAAGAACGCCTAAAACTCCGCATTCCGCGTTTAAAAATCGTTGAGCCTAGACGGCCATTAGCCGAAAGTTTACTGACCGACGTTAAAATCGGCCCGAATGCTTACTTAACTAACCGCGGAATAAGCGAAGACGTCCAGCGCGAAGCAGGCGTAGGCTTGATCGGAAAAACGGCCGTGATTCCGTGGCGGTTGCCTAACAAGCGTCTGGCAAACGTGAAGTACCGATCGACCCGCAATAAAGCGTTTTGGTACGCAAAAGGCGGCTTGCCGATTCGTGAACTTATTTACGGAATCGAAACCGTATATGCTGATCGCGCTAAAACAGCGGTGCTTGCCGAAGCTGAAATCGATGCGCTTTCGTGGCGTACGGCAGGCTATTGCGGCATTGCGACAGGCGGCAGTAAATTTTCCGCAGAGAAGGCGGACATAATTGCGCAGTCGTCAATCGAATATTTAATAGTAATAACGGACAATGACGAAGCCGGTAAAAAACTTCGGAAGGAGGTCGAGCTAAAGATGCGCGGCAAAGTCAGGCTTGCGCACGGTTATATAACGGAAGGGTACAAAGATGCGAATGAATTATTGATGGCGAAAGGTGAGGGCGCTCTTAAGCGAGTTGTTAGTCGTGCGGAGGCGGTAAGTATTAACGTGAGGTTCGGGAATATCCGAACTTTCGGTCGGCGGAGGTTGTCTTAACCCTCCGTGTTGCTACCGGATAAAGGACGCCAATTATATAATGCTTCGACCGGGCAGTCGAGGCAACGCGCAATAGAATATGCCATTTCAACGTTAGGGACGTTTCTGAGCGAAATATAATCGGAAAGCTGCGTATTAGATATTCCGACCATTTCTGCGAGTTGGATAAGCGTATAACCACGTTTATAACACAGTTCCTTTATCCGGCAATCTACGACCGAATACTGCGAGATAAACACCTCCGCAAAGCAAAATGACGCGCTTTACGAAGGAAATTATACCACATAACCGCGCCGATTCCATCGTCATTCGGGCGGATTTGGAAGAATACGGACAACCTTTTCGATAGGCACATCCAATTCGAGGCAAATAGCTTCGATAGTCGATAAGCTAACGGGCTTGTCCTCGTTAATCTTCGTTACAAGGTTCCGATGTATTACTTTATCTCTTAAAATTCCGGTTGTTAACCCTCTTTCATCCAAGTAAGTCCTAAGCGGTTCGTAGCTAATCATAAAAAAATCTCCTTTTTTCCTTAAATTACCGCACACAAAAGTGTGCATTTATGTTATAGTATAAACAGAGAGAAGGCGTAAGTCTATAAGGGGTGTGTATTATGCGGTCAATTAAAGATGATTTTATCAACCTCAGAGAAAAACACGACTTAAGTATAGCATGTATTTCCACAAAAACCGGAATTAACCAAGATGTATTATACGAGTTTTCCGACAGCGGGTCCATTGGCTTCAAGCACTTAGTAACACTTTCAAAGTTCTTCTACAAAGAACAATACCACGAAACAATGCGTGAATGGTGTATGAAAATCGAATCTCCTGAGTGGATTAAACAAGCTTTTGAGTACGCTGCATTAAAAAGAGATTCAGAGTTACTTGGGATGCTTCTTGAAAAAAGTAAAGAAGAGCCGGGAATTAAGCAATTCGTCGAGATGTACAGCCTCTTGTTGAACTTCATGACTGATAGAATTAAATTTAATGAATTGTGCCAAAATGTAAAAAAACAAAAAGTATCGAGTTCTAAAGATCTCGCAGTGTTAAGAGATATATACATCTGCGTTTCTTTATACTATGAAGGAGACTTTTTGGGAATGGCAAGGGTAGCTAATGAGATAAATGACTCTATAAAAAATATCGGAAAAAGAAGAGCATTTTTCAGAGAATCATTTTCTTATCGTTTATCGGAATTGTTAGCTCCGGCATATTTACATTTAAATGATTTAGAGTTATGTCGCGAACACGCAAATGTGCTTGTTGAAACCGAACTCAACTACAAGCATATATCCGACGGTTATTATTATTTAGGTATGTGTAACTTATATGAAGATAAGGGTTCGTGTATTGATTTTTTAATAAAGAGTGTCGATTACGCAAAAATGACAAAAGAAGATGTTTTAATTTCCGAAGCGACGAATAACTTAAATTTCGTGAAGACACTTTTTGATTTCCTTAGCGGCGGAAATTTACCGGATATAACTAAATTTACAGACAGATTACTTCTAGGAGGTGATGAGGATTTTATAGTATACTTTAACTACGTTAAGGGGAGGGAATTGGGCGATATATATAGAGCATTTAGCCATTTCCACAAAGAGATGAACTTCTTCTTCGCATCACTCGCAGCGGAAACCCTACGTATTGTTGGAGTAGACCCCGATCAGGTTAATGCTTTGAAGTCGATTAAATTAAAAACTAAGGGAGCTGTTGTTTATGAAAAAGATTTTATTAACGGGTTTTGTTTTAGGGGCATTAGTTCTTTCGCTTCTTAATACCGAAGGATCCACAAAAGATTTAGCGGATGAAAATACACCAATACAGACAAGCGCAATAAAAGTAGGTGGATAAAAGAACGGGCCAACTGGCCTTTTTCTTTTGTCTTTTTTTATGATATTTTTCGGAAAAGTCTAAAAAACTAAGATTATCCAAAAACCACAAACTTCTCCTCCCTAGATGCTAATATATGGACATGGAAGAAAAAATATAAAAAACTTTATATCAAATGTCCCGATTCTAACAGACCATATGCGACTGTATAAGTGTAAGGGACGGGAGGAGAAAAACTTGAATAAAGAAAAATTTAATAGACTTCAGATGGCCGCAGATTACGGAGCGATTCCGTATGTACAAAGAGAATCGCAACGAATCGCACACTTAGTTCCCGACCAAACATCGTTCGAGCAGCGGTGCTTAAACTCGATAGGCTACTGGTTGGAGCGCTATGAAGGGAATGGTCGTGATAAGAAAGCGTTGATCCAGCGCATTATCGTAAGGGAACGAAATAAGTATCTGAAGGCTTCACGAAAAGAAGCGGCTTTATCTATAGAAGGAATGCGAGATGATGGTAATGTCTCGTGGGAGCCTCAAGACGTTTTGACGGACGTCGAAGGCGAAGTTTTACTAAAAGAAAAGACCGCCCTGTTGACGCAAGGCGATCTTCGCAAAGAATTAATACTTAGATGTTGGAGCGAAGGATGTACGAATATGACCGAAATCTCCACGTTGTTGACGCAACGTTTAGGAGGAAATTTCGAAGCACATCGCAAGTTCATCCGACGTTTCCGTTTACACTGCCAGCGCGAACTAACAGCATAATCACGTATCTAGGCACGAGGGCTTCGCTACGTATTTTAATGATAATCGATTGAGAATCGAATTTCAAGCGAACACCATGCGAACAACCCTCCGTCTAGTACGTTTTACCTAAAAATTAAGGAGGCTAACGTACTATGAAACAACCTACAAACGATTTCCCACCCGTAGTAAACATCCAAAAATTAACGGAATTACAATACGAAGGCGCGTTATATCGCGAGGATGATCCGGCGGACTATTACCGACCGACTTCGATCAAGGCGGTGCGCGTCGGATGAAACCTTCCGAAATAACCATAACCCACCACGCGAAGCAGCGATTTAAAACCCGATTTGGCATCGATAATCATTATGCCGCACGTAATTGGATCGCGCAGAAAATGGAACACGCTCAGTATCTCGGAATCACTGTAGATGAATCCGGCAAAGAGGCTCGCATGTACGCGAGTAAAGGCGTAGTTATTCATTTTGCGGTAGACACAAACGTCGTTATTACCGTTTATAAGGAAAAAGACAACGCCGGGTCGATCGCCAAGCGCTTACTTATCGACGCTTATGAAGTCATAAAGAAAAACGCAACTGAAACGATTAGTCAATACGAATCATTTTCGGCTGAATTAGACGAAGAGCTACGCTGGTTAGCCGAAGAACTCCAACGTACTCGATCGAAAGCTAAAAGAATGGCGCTACAAGCCCGAATCAATGCCGTTCAAATGCGCGTCGATGAACTGCCTACCGAATCTCTCGAAATCAAGCGCCAAGTAACGCGCTATGCGAGAGGAGTTGCCGCGTATGTTTGACGACTTCTTAATGTATTTCGCATTCGTCGGCACAATCTCGACCTTCATTATCGGCGGCATGTATTGGTCGCTAGTGAGCGAAGAGAGACGGAATAAAGGCGGCGGATGACCGCCGACGCTCGGAGAATACCGGGGCGTTCGTTAAGTAAAACTGTCGCGTCGCTATGCCGTGCGCTGGCGGCGTCTCGGGCGCAGATACCGGTGTTTTGCGAGGGTCAAACCCTAAAACAAATTAACGGAGGTAATCGGATGACAAAGTACACTAGCGGAGCTGACGCTCTAAACGCATTGAACGCAACAAATGAAGGTAATGGCGGTAATAGCGCTGAGTTTGCGAGCTTTAAGACGGGCACGGTTTATAAGGTACGCGTAATGAGTGCGTTCGATCTGATTCGCTTCTTCTCATACGGAATCTATAAGAAGGTAAATTCGTTCTCGGCGGCTAATCCAAGCACGCTAAATAAGAACGGCTTTCCTGAGTCGAACCTAACGTCATGGGATCGCGCATGGAAGTATTATCAAGACCAAAAGAAAGCGGCTGATGATCGCGGAGATGCTAAAGCGGAAGAAGCGGCTAAGCAAGAAGCGGCTAAATATCGCGTAAAAGAACGTTATGCGCTAGGATTTATCAACCTCGAAACTGGCGAGCCAATCATCGTCGATCTTTCTAAGCCGCAGGCTACGACTGTTCATGCGGTCATTAAGAAACAAGAGAAGAAGCTCGGTCGTATCGCGTTTGAGTTAGAGAAGTCCGGCTCAGGAACGAGTACAGTCGTTTCGCTAACGCCTCTTATCGATATGGAAGAGGATTTGACGGAAGTGGAACGCAAGCATTTCGCAGCGCAAGACGGCAAAGAGTTCGACATGTCTTTATTTGACGGCTTAATTTACGAAGCTGACGAAAAGGAAATGCTCGAAAATCTAGTCGCGGCAGGCTTTGACCTAGCGTTAATTGGCGAATCGCTTGGCGGCGGATCTCAGACGGCAGCAGACGACGAACTACCAGCCGAAGAAAACCTCGGATTCTAAGGAGGACGCATAGATGCGAGAAATTAAAACGGAATCGCAGACGTTAGATTTATCGAAGAAGGTCACCGTAGAAGTTTCGTTGGCGGAATTGATTGTTATTAAGGCGTCAATTTACGAAGCAGCAACTTCGACCGTGTGGAGACTCATCGAGGCAGTTTACGGTGAGAAAATAGCGAATAATGCGCGTCAGTTAATGACAAACGACGTTGAAGTTGCGGAATCTATTAGCGATATTTTAGCCGGGCATATCACGAAGGAGGACGAATAGATGGCGCACAAAGAAGAAACGATCGGCAAGTTCGCCGAAATGATCGCCCGAGCTGCCTTAATGGCGGCCGGCTGGTCAGGCGTCAGCAAGCCGGAAACCGAAGAGCCTTATGATATTCTCGCAGCCGATCCGTTTAGCGGCGAGATCAAGCGGTTTCAAGTAAAGACGATTCGTGATCGCAGGAAGAAGCGTGATACTTTAACAGTTAGTGGGCGCAAGAACACCGGCAAACCGTACACGAAAGCCGACACGGACTATTTTATCGGCGTGCTAATCGAAGCCGACGTAACCAAAGCGTACATGTTCGAGTGCCGCGGCATTACGGACTATTGGATGCCGAAGCGAAACGAAGGTAAGCGGGAATGGGTCGAACTTAAACTTAATTTAGATCGCGATTTCTTGGCGGCGATTGAAAACGAAGCGGAGGCGGTTTGACCTTATCGGGTCGGACGGTCAATAAAAGGAGGACGAATAGATGGCGGCATTAAAAGGCGTAAAGACGCTCGATATGGTGGGCGGAGAGATTACGAAAGTGTCGTATGAAGGTGCGGAGTATGAACGCGTTGAGAGAGACGCGGAGGTTGGCGGTTTATTAATGTCCAAGGAAGGGTGTCACGATATAACAGCCGGAGCGTTTTATATAATCAACGAGGTTGATCGCGATGGAGACGCTTATTTTTATGACGATGAAGGCGATCTAAACGCCCTTTCCCGAGAAGATTACATTCCATTTCACAAGAAGCATGCCCGCCTAAAAGTCGGAGATTATGCGAAGGTGATCGATTGTGCTAAAGAATGGAAAGTTGCTCAGGGAGACTTCGTTAAGGTTTTGATCGATGACAAAAAGTACCGTCCGTTTCAGTGCAAGGTTCAGAACGGAGAGTTTGTTGGAGAAACCGTTTGGATGCGTGAATCCGAATTAGTCCTCGCAACCGAAGACGAAGTCGCAGCCGTCAAAGAAGCGGAAGCAAAACACTCTGTCGAAGCGAAATGGGCGAAGATCGGACGCAAAGTTGACGAGTATCGGAAAGACGATATTGTTGCGTATGATGATCCGGAATGGTTTGCGAATAAGGGGTTCGGGAAAGTTGGCGAGGACAAAGGCGGATTAGTACGTGTGGCGGCAGTTGATAAGGGCGGGTTTAATAACGTGTTTTATTTAGAGAAAGATCGAATCACGCTAGTCACTCCGGTCGAGGCACGTTTTGACCGCAGCTAAATGCGCCGCCTGCCAAGCGCCCATTAACGAAGGCCAGTCCGCCGTTTACGACTCACTATACGATGTGTATTGTTGCGACGGCGACTGCTGGTCGGAGTTTTACGCGGACAATGAGGCGGCACACAGGCGGAAGTGGACGGACGAAATCGACTTTTAACGAAGAAAGGAGGACGCGACGTGGAAATCAAGCCGTTAAAACTAAACGTAAATGGACATAAGGCGGCGCCGGCGGCCGACGTTGCCAAACGTAAGCAAGCGGCCAACGCCGTCGAGCCAATCGAGGATGCATGGCGTCGCATCTACGCGAGTAAACTTAGCGATTCAGACCGGCAGAAATTAGACGAAGTCAAGGCGGCTATGGAGGACGGACGCTTGGCGCGCGATCCTTCTGACTGCGTTAATAAAGCCGGCAAGCCGAAGAAATTCAGCAAGGCGGAAGCGCTGCGTCTTTGGAAAACGGTGCAAGCGCAGAACCGCGAAGATAAGTTACGTAAAATGGTCGAGGAAACGCCGGAGAATTACTGGCTGATCACGGATGAAAAGCGGCTGGCCGAGTTTGTGGCGCTACTTGAAAACGAAGAAGAAATCGTATTTGACGTAGAAACGACCGGCGTTGACGTGTGGAACGATTATATCGTCGGCCATGTGATCACGGCGATCAAAGCGGACGTACACGCTTATATTCCAACGCGACATAAAACTATCCTACCGCAATTAAGCCGAGATTTAGTAAACGAAACTCTACGACCTTTCTACGAAGACCCGACCGTCGGCAAACTCGCCCATAACGCTAAGTTCGATATTCATATGCTTGATCGCGAAGGAATTAAGCTGCGCGGACTTACGTGGGATACACAGGAAGCTATGCGACTTCTAAACGAAAACGAGCCGTCATTTGCTCTTAAGAACCTTGTCACAAAATACTTGCGCATCGAGTCGAGTACCTACGGTGACCTGTTCGGAAAGATCGGCTTTGACGAAGTAGACGATTTAGAAATCGCGCTTGCCTATGCAGCTAAAGACGGTGACGTGACGCTTAAGCTACGAAACTTCCAGCGGGAGCATCTCGCAAAAATGCCGGAAGTACTGCGTTATTACGAGACGGTAGAGGTTCCGTTGATCAGCGTAGTTCAGCAGATGGAGACTACCGGCTTCGATATTGATTTAGATTACGCCGAGGAATATGGACGCGAATTAAAAAGCGGCTTAGACCGTTTATACGATGAGCTAATCGAAGAACTAGGCGACGTCAACATAAACTCTCCGGCGCAGTTAAAGCCGGCCCTTGAACGGGTAACGGGCGAATCACTAGCGTCAACCGATGCGAAGAAGGTACTTAAACCACTTGCGAAAAAGTATCCGGTAGTTAAGAAGCTACTCGAATATAAAGACAGCTTTAAGCTTTATTCAACGTATATCAACGCATTGCCGGAGCTAATCGATCAAAAGACCGGCAAGTTATACACGAACTTCAATCCGAATGGAGCGAAGACGGGCCGGTTCAGTTCCGGCGGAACGGGCGTCAACCTACAGAACCAGCCGAAGAAGGCTCGTAAATTATTCGTTGCGCCCGAAGGCTACGCAATACTAGGCGGTGACTGGAGCCAACAAGAATACCGATGCCTGGCGTACTTTACGCAAGACCCGAAGCTAGTCGATAACTATTTCCGCGGCGACGATTTATACGCATCTATCGCGGCAGAAGTGTTCGGTAAGCCGATCGAAGAATGCGGAGATGGGTCTGTCTACCGTAAACAGGCGAAGGTTATTATGCTTGCGGTTGCTTACGGGGGCGGCGCGAACATGCTAAAAGATGCGATCGGCGTTGAAAAGCACGAGGCACAAAAGTTCCTCGACAGTTTCTTCGAGAGATTTCCGGTCGTTAAAGAATGGGTCGAATCGAATCAGAAGTTCGTCAAGAAACACGGCTTCGTTTGGATGGACCATTTACAGCGAAAACGGCGCCTTCCTGACGCAAAAGATCGGAGCGCAAAAGGGCACTACTCAGCGGTCTTTACGCAGTCAACGAATGCCCGCGTTCAAGGCTCGGCCGCGATTCAAACAAAGGCGACCATGATTGCGCTGCAAGAGTTATGCGATAGAAAGACGGCTGAAGGACGTGGAGAATGGCGCTTATGGTGCGTGGTTCATGACGAGGCGCTTTTATTAGTGCCGGATACACTTACGCAGCAAGACGTAAAAGACTTCGAGGACGTCATGGTCAATACGTACGTGTTCGGAAACATACCGAATAAGACGGACATCGAGATAAGCCGAAGATGGGGCGAGGGTTTGAAGATAAGCGAATTCTTCAGCGGTGAAGTGAGCCGTGATGACTACCCTAACGAGGATGATTACGAAAAACAAAAACGGATTGTCGGCGAAGGCTGGCAAGGAAAAGGGGCGGTTTAATGATTCCACAAACATACGTTGTACTCGATTTAGAAACGACGGGACTCGATCATAAGAAGGATCAGATTATCGAAATTGGCGCAATTAAAATTCGACTTGGCGGTCGGGTGCGTGAATTCGAAGAGGTAAGCCGTTTTCATACGATGGTCGCATTAGAAGAAGGTCGCGATCTACCCGAATTCATTACGAATTTAACCGGAATCACGGAAGAAGACCTCGAAGACGCCCCGGAAGAATGGGACGCGCTGGACGAATTACAAAACTTCATCGGAGACGCTATCGTCGTTGCGCAGAATGCACCGTTTGATCTTTCGTTCATTAGTCGTGGTGACATCGAGCCGGAACGCTTCTATTGTACGAGAGCTATGGCACGATTCGTAGAACCGGAGTTATCAGCGTCATTAAAGGACGTGACCAAACGAATTGGAATTTCGCTAGACGGTCATCACCGCGCGTTAAATGACGTAGAGGCAACGATCGAAGTATTCCGTAGATACTTACCACGAGTAGTCGATGAATATAACGACTTTGCGAACGTAGTTATGGAGGCGCCGGACAGACCGATGAAATTCGTTCCCAAGCACGCAATCGTTTGGGAGGTTCAGATGGTTGCGCTGTCTAAAGCGGATCTGCTGCGTATTTACCAAGCGCTAAGGGATAACGAAGCTATGTCGTTAAAGATCGGTTCCATCCTCGAACGCAATATGAAAGGACGTGATTAATTGACGGCAGACAAACGAAAATTAGCGGCTCAACTACTTAGTAACGGCGGATCTTCGGAACCTTCATTTGCGCAGTCAATCGCAGATGAACTCGTATCATATCTTAACGAATGGCACTCGTTGCCCGAGACGTGGGATAACCAACTAGATGCGGATATTCACCGGTGGTATTCGGAAGCGCCAAACGTATTCCCGAAGCGCCCGTATTTCTCACCATCGGCAGCAAACGCATGTCCGCGTGAATTGTACCACAAGGCGTTGAATGACCCGAAAGACGTCGAATCAAAGCCGCCATATCAAGGACGATGGACGCGCTTAGGAACGGCGATCGGCGACATGATCCAGCGCGATATATTGTTCATGGCGAAGCACTTCGGTAAAAAGACGGGTCGTGTATGTCCGTTTGACTTCGAACGCAACGAAGATGGCACGCCGGTATTCGAGGACTTTGCCAAACGAAATCATAAGATCGAGCGCGGCGGTCAGACGTTCTACTTATACGGAACTTGCGACGGCATCATGCGTTATGTGACGGCAGACGGCGAAATCCTACGCGTTGGACTCGAAATCAAGTCGAAGCAGACATCCGCGGCTAGGACGTCGCTGCATTCGATGCGAGAACCGGACCCGAAGCACGTCGCACAATGCGTGACTTATGGACCGATGTACGGCGTTGATTATTACGTCATTCTTTACGTCAATGCGTCTAAAAAGTCGTGGGTATATCCGGAAGGCGAATTTGAAAAGACACCGGACATCCGAGCGTTTGGTCTCGAAATCAAGCCGCATGATATTGACGCGATTCTTGATAGATTCGTAGATATCCGAAATGCGGTCGATGCGGGTACGCCGCCCGAACTAGACCTCGGAGCATGGACGTTCAACAACTTCAAGACTGCGATTGCTAAGTCGCTGACAGACGATGAAATGACGGTGATTCGCGGTAAGGTGGCGCAGATGCGTAAATCGGGAGCCTACGCAAGTACGAAGCAGCAGTATGCAGAGGCGCTCGCATTTATTGAGAGAGTCCGAGAAGGGGAGGCGGTTTGATGACGGTCGATGAAGTTAGAGAACGCGTTGAAGTTATCCGACAAATAGCCTTCGACGATGAGGCGGCACACTGTAAGGAGTCCGAATTGTATTCCGAGGTATTAACGGCAATCGCAAAAGGCGCGGATAGCCCGGATAAACTTGCAGCAGAAGCGTTAAAGACGGAGAAAATCGAATTCTTCCGGTGGTTCGGATGACCGCCGCCAAGCCTATCCGATGCCTTGCGTTTGACACGTCGATGACCTGTCCGGGCGTCGCGATCATAGAAGTCCGCAAAGGTAAGCCGATCATCAAGGCGCTAAGCCACGTCAAGCCGAATACGAGCCGATCACATGCGCACCGAGCGGAGGTTATCGAAGGATGGGCGATGCTGTTTCTCGATAAGCATGTCGGAACCGCCGGCTTTGATTACGTGGTTCGCGAAGACTTTGCGGGCAAGACGTCACGGTCTAACTATCCGGTACTCAGCGCTTGGAACGCGTGTGAAAGAGCGACGTCACGATTCGGGCTGACGTTCGATAAATACAAGAAGCCGGGCAAAAAGACGGAAGATCTCGGCATATCCGCGACGCGCGTTAAGTCATTGGTCGCCGGATCGGGCAACGCAGAAAAGGACGAAGTAGAGGCGGGCGTAAGACGGATAACAGGCTACGACGGAACCTTCGCCAACTTTGATGAATCGGATGCGGCTGCGATTGGGCTTGCGTGGCTGATCGATGAAGGCGTACTTGAGAAACCGAAAGGGGCGAAATAGATGGGCGCAGGTTTAATTATTACTTTTGTTGTAGTTTCTATAGGATTTGCTGTTTGTCTACTTGGCTCGCTCGGGTATGCTTACGTGGATTTTCTAGACTACTTAGCCGCGGGTTTCTTCGGAATGTTAGCAGGTTTACTCGCAGTATGCATCGTGCTTATTCCGGGGTTTTTCTTGCCTACTCATTCGGCAGATCCCGTCAAAAGCGAAGTCTCCTCGCTAAAAGACACATCCGAATCCTCGGGAAGATTCGTTTTAGGGTCGGGAACAGCCTCCGCTGAACCGTATTTTTATTACGCGGTCGAGAAGGACGGTTTTACAACGATCAATAAAGCGGAGATATTATCGTCCAAGATTCGAGAAGGTACTTACGAAAAGCCTTACGTTCTCACTTATGACGTCCAGTATAAATCGGCTATTGCACGATTCTTCTACGGTAAGAGCACGGGTTTAAATACGTACGAATTTTACTTACCGGAAAACACGATTACGACCGACTATAAAATCGATATGGAGTGATTCGGATGGATAACCACGAACAACACGTAATTAAAATTGTAGGCGCGTTAGGGGAAGTTTTTAACGAGGAGTCAGAGCATTTTATTGCGGAATTAGAAAAGGTGGATTTAACTGAATTCTTTACGGCTGCAACCGCGGCTCTCGGAGTCATGTTCAATCACTATACGGGAGAACAGAAGAATGCGATTGACTTTACGCATGTACTTAACGGATTGGCTGTGAGACGTGCACTAGAGAACGCAACGAAGGAGGCGGGCGCAAATGGATAAAGCGATGGCTTACATCGACAAATTAGCCGCAAAGCTCGGAGTGGCGGCGGAACACGTTTACGGAGTGCTCGTTAAGCAGGCGGTGGTCGGCGGAGGTGTAAGTATCGGCGCTTCATTAGTTCTTTTATTAATTGCGATAGTAATTCCGATATTGTGCATGCGAGAAGCCAAAAGACGCAAAGGTGTAATACCTGACGGTTTAGCTATCGCCTTTGGTTGGTGCGTTTTCATCTCGGTGTTTCTGTTAATACTCGCTTGCATTTTGGGTGTAAACGGAATAAAAGCGGTTTTGAATCCGGAATACTACGCAATCATAGAAATCCTCGACACGATTGGAGGTAAATGACGATGGAATACGGTGATATTTTCGTTGCGCCAATCGCTAATTTACTCGACATGAAACGGCGACTCGAATCGGATTTAGGCGATCACGAATACGCACTCATGCGACTAGAACTGAAACGCGTCGAGACGGAAATCGAGCGTGACCGGACGGCTGCTAGAATTGCGGAATTAGAAGCGGAAATTGAGCGGAGAGGTGGGCGTGGATGACGGACAACGACGACACTATTTACGCCAAGGCGATGGAAGAAGCGTCCAAAGTTCTCGGCGCAGATCCGGCGTACTTTGGCGAAGAAGGTATCGCAGAGGTTGAACGGCAGTTAAATAAGTTAGGACGAAGCATGGACGATTTCGGAAAGGGTGACCGCGGATGAGAACGAGAGAAGAAATAGAGACGGAACTATTCGGAATTTACGAAATGATCGAAGTCGGAAAAAGCGAAATTGAAGACTTAGAAAGAGAGGTTAGTCACGCATATGAAAAGGTGGGAAAACTTGAAGCCGAACTTTCTTCGTTAGATGAATCGGAAGGTGGAGACGAATGAGTACGTACATTGCGTTATTCAGCCTCGCGATCCTCATCATTTTTGTGGGCGGGATGAAGGCGAAATCATACGAAGAAATCACGACGAAAATAGCCGGCCTCGTCTTGCTGATCATTCCTACTGCGGTTTTATTAGCGTACGCGACCGGAGTTCAGCCGTGAACGTATATTTCTACTCGCTGACGGGCAACGTGCGGCGGTTCATCGCTAAGACCGGACTAGGCGGTCAGGCACGCGAAATCAAGACCGGCGAGGTCGTTGAGGAACCGTTCGTGCTGGTAACGCCGACTTACGACTTCGGTCAGCCGCCCGCAACGGTAAGCGAATGGCTTAAGGATAATGGCGATTGGATGGTCGGCATAGCGGCGTCGGGAAATCGAAATTGGGGAGACGGCTTTGGAGCGGCTGCCGACGTTATTGCGACGCTTTATGATGTGCCGGTGATCGGTAAATTCGAATTAGCAGGGACGGAAGAGGACGTAAAACAATTTACGGAAAGGGTGAAGGCGCTTGGGTAAAGAGATGATCGGGGAACTCGAATTGAATCGGATATATCAGCGCGATTGTATCGAAGGGATGCGTATGCTGCCGGATAAGTCGATCGATATGATACTTTGCGATTTACCTTACGGCACAACTCGAAATAAGTGGGATATTGTTATTCCTTTAGACTCTCTTTGGGAACAGTACGAAAGAGTCGTAAAAGATAACGGCGCGATAGTGCTTACAGCGGCACAGCCTTTCACTAGTTTATTAGTATCGAGTAATCCGAAATTATTCAGGTACGACATTACTTGGGATAAAAAGCAAATAACCGGATTCCTCAATGCGAAAAGGATGCCCCTAAGAAAACACGAGGACATTTTAATTTTTTATAAGAAACCTCCGACATACAATCCTCAATTTACATTCGGAGACTCTTACGAAGTGAGACGGAAACATTCAACAAGTAACTATGGGAGCCAAAATGAGAATGAAACGAAGAGCGACGGCAGGAGATACCCAACGTCGATAATTGAGATTCCCCAAATCCGTGAAAAGGGAGGTCATCCAACCCAAAAACCAGTGAAACTATTCGAGTGGCTAATTAAAACGTTCACAAATGAAGGCGACATTATTCTTGATAGTTGTATAGGTTCAGGGACAACGGCGGTAGCGGCGACTCAATTAAATCGTAATTTTATAGGTTTTGAGATTGAGACAGAATATGCGAAGAGAGCTAATCAGCGTTTAGATTCTAGTGTACGGGGATCATCAATAAAGGAGGCGCCACATGACAAATAGCAGCGCAAGTTATATCGAGTTAAATAACGAAATTATGATTCAAAAAGACGGGCGGTTTCAATTCGAGAAAGACGAAGAGGCCGTCCGTGCTTATTTTATAGACTACGTAAATCAAAACACCGTATTTTTCCACGATTTAAAAGAAAAGCTCGACTATCTGCGCGATAACGATTACTACGAGACGGAGTTCCTTGACGCTTATACATTCGAGGAAATCAAGGCAGTCTATAAAACGGCCTACGCCGCAAAGTTCCGATTCCCTTCGTTCATGAGCGCATTCAAATTCTACAACGACTACGCGCTGAAGACGAACGATCGCAAAAAGATTCTCGAACGCTACGAAGACCGTATCGCTTGCTGTGCGCTGTACTTCGGAAAAGGTGACGGGGCCAAGGCGATCGAGTTTGCGAAACTAATGATCCGCCAGGAATACCAACCGGCGACTCCTACGTTTTTAAATGCCGGGCGCAAGCGTAGAGGCGAGATGGTGTCGTGTTTCCTGCTCGAAGTTAACGACTCGCTGAACGATATCTCACGCGCAATCGACATTTCGATGCAGCTATCGAAGTCAGGTGGGGGCGTGTCGCTTAATCTTTCAAAGATTCGCGCAAAAGGTGAGTCGATTAAGGACGTTGCCGGAGCGACTAAAGGCGTAGTCGGCGTTATGAAGCTACTCGATAATGCGTTCCGATATGCGGATCAGATGGGCCAAAGACAGGGCGCGGGCGCAGCTTATCTAAACGTATTCCACGCGGATATTAATGATTTTCTCGATTAAATGGTAGTCGCCTATCCAAGCGATTGGGTAGTGAAAACCTTGTGAACGCATGCAAAAGCGGTGTCCTCATACGAGGGCTAACGGGGAAACCTCAGCACGTAAGGGTGGTGGCAATCCCGTGCCAAGCCGAGCACCAAAGGAGGTGAAAAAGTGAACGCTGTTTACGAAATTAAAAACATGAAAAACGGTAAGTGTTATATCGGAAGTAGTTCAGATTTTCAAAAAAGAAAAAATGCTCACATCAACTTACTAAGAAAGGGCATACACCACAATCAGCCTTTACAAGAGGATTTTAATTTGATGGGCGAAAAAGCTTTTGAATTTAAAGTATTGCAGAGTTTCGGTGAAATTGAAAGGCACGCTCTTTTCGAAGCTGAGCAGTATTGGATAGATAGATGCGACAAACATCTAAGGTATAACTTGTATCACAACGCATTCGGAATGTCGTACACGGGACATAAAAACCCAATGTTTGGGCGGACACATAGTGAAGATGTTAAGCGGAAATTATCTGTAATAAATTCAGGTGAAAATAATCCATGGTACAACAATATGGAGCACATGCAGATGATGCGTAGTTTAATAACTAAACGATTCGATGGCAGAAAACATACGACAGAGACGCGACGTAAAATGTCTGAGGCACATAAAGGACGAGTAAAATCAGAGAGTGAATGCTTAAAACTTCGTTTGAACAATGGGAATAACGCAAGGATATGTGTAAATGGCGTATTTTATCGTTCAATGGCAGAGGCGAGTCGTCAGTTAGGGATTAGCCGGACGACTATCACAAGTCGTGTGAACAACCCAAAGTTCAAAAATTATTATCGGTGCTCGGAAGGTGTAGAGACTAATAGTAAGCCGGAGATTAGCACCGGTTGAAGCGCAAGGCGTCTCACGTAGACGATGATATAGTCCAGTCCTCGTAGAAATACGAGGGTAACTGACCAAAAAAATCTCGGCAGATGAAGACGTCCGAGTCAAAACGCTGTCAATCGGCGTCGTTGTGCCCGACAAATTCATCGAACTAGCGCGAGAAGACCGACCGGCTTACGTTTTCTATCCGCATACGGTCTATAAGGCGTACGGCACGCATTTAGACGAAATGGATATCGGCGCAATGTACGATGAACTCGTGAATAATCCGGCGGTGCGGAAGGAACGTATTAACCCGCGCCAGCTACTCGAAAAGATGGCCGTTCTGCGTTCAGAGTCGGGGTATCCGTACATGATGTTTCAAGACAACGTTAACCGAGAGCATGCGCTGAACCATATCAGCCGCGTTAAGTTCTCGAATCTCTGTTCGGAGGTGCTTCAGGCTTCGACCGTCTCGGAATACACCGACTATGGCGAACCGGACGATATCGGCTTAGATATTTCGTGCAACCTCGGCTCTCTTAATATCGCGAATGTAATGGCGGGTGGATCGATCGAAAACGCCGTCAAACTAGCCGTCGATGCGCTGACCGTAGTTTCGGAATCTACGAATATCAAGAACGCGCCGGCCGTCGCAAAGGCTAACCGTGAGATGCGTTCTATCGGACTTGGCGCGATGAATCTGCACGGCTATTTAGCGCAGAATGGAATCGCATATGAATCGGAAGAAGCTCGTGACTTTGCTAACGTATTCTTCGCTACGGTCAATTACTGGACGTTAGTGCGCTCGAATGAATTGGCGCAGGAAACGGGAACTACGTTTGAAGGCTACGAGGGATCTACGTATGCGAGCGGAGAGTATTTCGATAAGTACCTCGAAGGTGATTACCGACCAAAAACGGATAAAGTGCGGGCGTTGTTTAAAGACATCGTGATTCCGACGCCTCTCGAATGGCAAGTCCTGAGCGATAACGTAAATCTTCACGGACTATACCACGCCTATAGACTTGCGATTGCGCCTAACGGATCTATTTCGTATGTACAGTCGGCGACAGCTTCGGTCATGCCGATTATGGAGCGCATTGAGGAACGGACTTACGGAAACTCGAAGACGTACTATCCAATGCCGGGGTTATCGCCGCAAAACTGGTTCTTCTATAAAGAAGCGTACGACATGGATATGTTTAAGGTCGTCGATATGATCGCTACGATTCAGCAGCACGTCGACCAAGGCATCTCATTTACGCTGTTCTTAAAAGATACGATGACGACGCGCGATTTGAATCGAATTGACCTGTACGCGCACCACAAAGGCATCAAGACGCTTTATTATGCGCGCACTAAAGATACTGGGCAGGAAGGCTGTCTAAGTTGCGCAGTCTGACAATAATATTTGGGCATACAAACTTCTCAGGGGAAACCCTGTAAATAATTAACAAGGTAGATTAGCAGTTACGTCAACTTTCATAGGGAATCTTCGGCAAAGGATCCTGTGTGGGACTGTATGAATATTCATGTTAGGTAGATGAATGTTTATACAAAAAAATATAAATATTCGGAGGCGTTATATGGAGAAAGAGTTACTCGGGAGCTTAGAACTTAATAGAATATATCAAATGGACTGTCTCGAAGGGATGAAATTAATTCCTGATGAATCCGTAGACTTAATTTTATGTGACTTACCTTACGGAACAACTGACGTTAAAAGGTGGGATAAAATCATCCCAATTGAAAAGTTATGGGAGCAGTACAAACGAATCATCAAAGAAACTGGCAATGTCGTTCTGTTCGGTAGTCAACCGTTTACAAGTTATTTAGTTAACAGTAATCCTTCTATGTTCAGGTACGAATGGATTTGGGATAAAACAAAGGGAGCGAATTTCCTAAACTCTAACCACCAACCACTTAAGGTTCATGAAAATATTCTCGTTTTCAGTAAACTTCCTGCAAGTCCAAACAAAAAGGGTACGGCAACTTATTTTCCGCAAAAAACAGAAGGGAAGGAATATAAGGTTAAGAGAAGCAGCCACAAGGGAGAAATCTTCAACGGAGGCTCGTTGCGAGACAATTTTGAAAAAGTAAATGAGGGCAGACATCCAGTAAGTATCCAAACATTTTTAAAAGATAAAGATAATATCCACCCAACACAAAAACCTGTGGAGATGTGCGAATATTTGATACGAACTTACACAGACCAATCAGATATAGTTCTCGATAACTGCATGGGTTCTGGCACAACAGCTGTCGCATCTATAATCAGCCAAAGAAAATGGATAGGTTTTGAGACTGACCCAACGTTTTACCAACTTGCTAATAAACGTCTTGAACAAGTCCAATTAGGTGATGATTTAGCTTCCTACCAATAAGACTTTCTCGAAGTCATTCAAAATCGTTACAAATGCCCTCACTGCGATTCTACATTCTCTGACTACTTTATCTCTATCGCAAGAAACGACAAGATTACAGGGCGATTATTCAAGCGCATAGGCAAGGAATCTATCAAAGGTAAGAACACATTTACCAGTGTAGCAGAGCAGTGTGGAGTGGCGGATACAACGGTTAAGAAAGCCTTCTTTCAACATGTAGATGTGCTTTAAAGTGTCTGAATCAAACTTTTTAAAAAACTATCGTTAGGAGGATTAATAATGACGGAACCTATCGAAAATGAAATATACACAGCGGCCAACTGGTCGCAATCAGACGATAATTTTACGGCCATGTTCTACGATCAGAACGTCAAGCAGTTTTGGCTACCGGAGGAGATTTCGCTTAACGGCGACCTACTCGCGTGGAAAGACCTGACGCCTGCCGAACGCGACACGTATATGAAAGTGCTCGCCGGCCTGACGTTATTAGATACGGAGCAAGGAAACACCGGCATGCCCGCCATCATGGCGCACGTAGACGGTCACCAACGCAAGGCCGTCCTCAACTTCATGGCGATGATGGAGAACGCAGTACATGCGAAGTCTTACTCGAATATCTTTCTAACGCTTGCGCCTTCGGAAACTATTACGGCCGTCTTCGAATGGGTTAAAGAGAACCGGTACTTGCAACGCAAAGCGAAGCTGATCACCGACCTTTATCGCGATATCAAGGCAGGCGACGACATTTCGTTGTATAAAGCGATGGTCGCTTCGGTATATCTCGAAAGTTTCCTATTCTACAGCGGCTTTTATTACCCGTTGTATTTCTACGGTCAAGGGCGCATGATGCAGAGCGGCGAGATTATTAACCTTATTATCCGTGACGAAGCGATCCATGGCGTCTACGTCGGTTTGCTTGCGCAGGAAATATACAACCGTCAGACGGACGACGTGAGGGCGGATTTACACGAATGGTCGCTCGGGTTATTAACGGAGCTGTACGAGAATGAAGTCGCATATACGGACGATGTGTACGGTGCGGTCGGCTTGGCGCATGACGTTAAGGCTTTCGTTAGGTACAACGCGAATAAGGCGCTCATGAACCTCGGATTCGATGCGCACTTTCCGGATGAGCTGGTCAACCCGATCGTGATTAACGGACTGAGTACGAAGACGAAGGCACATGACTTCTTTAGCATGCAAGGGAACGGCTACAAAAAGGCGACGGTCGAGGCGCTTAGAGATGAGGATTTTCACTTTGACGCCTAGTTCCATAATTGGCGCAACGTATTCTAATAATTCCGGACACGAATTTACTGTAATAGATAAAATTAGCGGACAGAAAGGGAGGGCCTGTAAATATGTAGTCAGATTCACTAAATCAGGCTATCAATATGCTGTCGAGAAGGTTCAAATTACTAGAGGTACTGTTAGAGATCGAACTGAAAGGACTGTTTTCGGCGTGGGGTATCTCGGAGACGCAAGAATGGTGGATCACAAAAGAGAGTATAACGTTTGGAATGGAATGTTGGAACGCTGTTACGATGAAAACTCTCCCCAATTTCAAGATTACGGTGCTAAAGGCGTTACTGTCTGCGAGAAGTGGCATTGTTTTGCCAATTTCGTCAAAGATTTCACGTTCATAGACGGATTTGAGCCTGATTTATTTGCTGATAGAAAGATATTTTTAGATAAGGACTTAAAGCAGAAAGGTATTCCTAAATCTGAAATGGTCTATTCATTAAATACGTGCACTTTCGTTTCCCAGGCTGTAAATAATCGAAATAGAGACCTAACGAAAGCGAGATTGCTATTCAAAGCGACATCGCCTTCCGGTGAATCATTTACGGTTTCCGGCCTACGACCCTTCGCAGCCAAACACGGCCTGCACCGACCCACCATTAAGAAATGTCTTCGCGGTGAACGAGCCGATTACAACGGTTGGACTTTCGAACTCATCCGCGAATCAAATTGGGGACGGAGTAAAAGCGCCTGATAACCGGATATTTTCATTTTCCTGCCGATTAATGTCCCGATTTCCACCGCCCACATGCGACTGTATAAGTGAAAGCGAAAATAAGGAGCTGATCGTATGCGACAGACGATTAATCGAGGCGCTTTAATTGCGGCGTCCATCGTGCCGGCATTTTGGTACGCACATGCAGCGGGCTTTTGGTGGTTCGTGGCGGCGGGAGCGCCGTTCTTGTTATACGTTGTTACGCTACCGTTTGAGGACGGTAAGAAGGCGAAGGAGGGCGAATAAATGCGTTATATTCTAGCGGGAATAGTGATAATCGGTACCGCGACGTGGTTGGAATGTTCTAGGCCATCCAACGTAGAGACCGTAATTTACTTCGTTACTATTGCGGCGGCCTTACTTACGGGCGCGGTTAAAAAGGAGGGCGAGTAGATGAACGTTCGGAAGAATATCACTGCTGTTCGTACACGTCGACTTTTTACAAGTTTGCGACCATCCAAGGCGACGTTACTATCCGTTGGTTCGAATCAGTTAACGGCTATTACTCGGAATCGGTCGATTTCGAATTATTGGAGGACGAGTAGATGAGGTACGTGTGCGCAGTCGTAGCACTAGTCGGATTTATAACGTGGTTAGATTGTTTTAAGCCGTCAATAATCGAGTCATTTACGGTGTTTCTAACTATTGAAGCAGCTATGTTGGCGGTCGTTTTCGCCGCACTGAAGGAGGAATCGCAATGAACGTAAATATTAAACGGCTATCAGCCGACGCAACTACGCCAACATACGCACACTCGACGGACGCCTGCTTCGATCTATATGCGGCGGCTGACGTCATTGTCGAGCCGGGCGAGACGGTGTTAGTGCCGACGGGCTTGGCGTTCGAGATTCCGCCGGGCTACGAAATGCAAATTCGACCGCGTTCGGGCATTACGTTAAAGACGCACCTTCGCGTTCAGCTAGGGACGGTAGATAGCGGATATGCGGGCGAGGTCGGCGTGATCGTGGATAATGCGACAATACTCGGCGCTAAGCATTTGGAGGCCGGACCTCATAGCGTATTTCACAAGCGTGCTTGGCACATCGACACCGCCGATGGGGAACGTATTCATCTTCCGAGTACAGTCTATTCAGGAACGTACAGTATCCGCAAAGGAGATCGCATAGCTCAAGCAGTCATCAAACCGGTAGAGCAAGCGACCTTTACGGTTGTGGATGCGCTGGAAGATACGGAGCGAGGCTCGGGAGGCTTCGGGAGCAGCGGGGTTAGTTAATGATTTACAACTATCTGACGGTCATAGGCAATAAGATAGTCAAACGACCGAGTTCTAGTCGAAGGTATTATTTAACCAAATGCATCTGCGGAACTGAAAAATGGATTCTTGCGCAAAATATTAAGAATGGAAGAACTAAAAGTTGCGGGTGTGTGAGTAGTGAATTAAAGAGGCTTGCGAGCACGAAACACGGTATGCATAGTACTAGAATTTATCAGATTTACGGGGATATGAAAGATAGGTGCTTAAATAGTAACAACCCAAGATTTCATAGATACGGAGGTAGGGGGATTAGTATTTGTAGTGACTGGCTAACTGGTTTCGAAACTTTTTATAAATGGGCTAGTGTAAACGGTTATCAAGATAACCTAACAATTGAACGGATCGATAACGACGGCAACTACTGTCCAGAAAATTGCAAATGGGCAACTATGGCGGAACAACTTAAAAATAGGGATACGAGGAGGATGGGTCTTGGCAGAAACAAAAATGTCAGTTGAATTAATGTTTCATACGCAATTAAGCGATAAATTTAAAGCGAAATTACAAAAGGCCTCCGACCAACTAACGGATATGACGGACGGAAAGATCCTCGCTTTAACAGCCATCCGTACTTGCTATAGCGCAAACAAACCGTCTGAAATCGCGATTAAAGAAGGCGCTAAATATTTTGGGTCGGCTGCATCGGATGGAACTTCCGGTTCTGACGCGGATAGACTTATTCGGCAGATTGTTGCGTCGAAACATACGTCTACTTTAGAAGGAATTACGTTCACCTTTGCGATCGAAGGCGTAAGCCGCGCCCTATTAGCGCAATTAACACGACACCGCGTCGGCTTTAGCTTCAGCGTCCAATCACAACGTTATGTGCGGATGGGTAGCGGTGATAGGTCAGGTGGTTTCGATTACGTCGTTCCGGAAAAGGTTATGGGCGATAAGACCGCAGTAGAGTGTGCTGATTACGACTTAACTGCGGAAGATGTTTTTGATGACGCAATGAAATACGCTCAGGAGAGCTACGATCTTTTGCGTAAAGCAGGCGTACCGGCAGAAGATGCACGCGCCGTCCTACCGCAAGCCGCCGCTACTAATCTCGTATTGACCGTTAACCTACGCGCTTTACTAGACTTCTACGCTAAGAGACGGAAGGGCAACGGCGCACAGGCGGAAATCGCCGACCTAGCCGAAGCGCTTCGCCGAGAAGTAGTCGAAGTCGAACCGTGGACTGCGCAATTCTTCGAGGGGGTGTCTGCATCGGTATAATGTCGACCATGACGCTTGCGTGCGGGTTACTTTGTACGCAGCAACCAGCGACGGAAAAGCCTGCGCCTATATTAACGGATGATCAAGCGGCCTTACAACGAGCCAATCAGCGCATCAAGACGTTAGAGGGCGAATTAAAGGCGCTGAAGAAGGCGGCGGCTAAGAAACCGTCGCCAAACGTAGTCAATCGCAAGAAGGCGCCGCCAAAACTAGCGCAAACATACGAAGTGACTGCGTATACAAACGGCGCCGAGTCTACGGGCAAGTCAGCCGGCCATTCCGACTACGGAGTAACAGCAAGCGGCGCGCGTACCAAAACGGGTCATACGATCGCCTGTCCGCCTTCATTGGCGTTCGGGACGCGGCTGAATATCGAAGGCATCGGCGTCAGGGTATGTGAAGATCGCGGCGGCGCAATTACGGAAGGTCATATCGATCTATACGTTGCGGGCGTGGGCGAGGCGAAAGCATTCGGACGACAGCGGCTAGAGGCGGAAATCATAACGAAATAAAATAGCGGAGGTTGCTCAGGTGGTTTATGACGGATTAACTGCGATCGTTGGCGCGAAAGTTGTTGAAGCAAGCGATCATTTAATAGTTTTCGATAACGGTATACGGATAGAATGCGAAGATATCGAAAGTTACCTAAATGTAGCGCAATACGAGGAGGCGGAATGATGACGGAAGAAAAGCGTACCATACACGTATTAAAGGACGAAAAGCTCGGTGTTGAGCGTGAATATGTTGCGGTGGATAGGAACGCGGAGGTTGGCGAGAAGATCGTAATTGTAGAGAAGAGCGGTAGTCAAGATCCGTATAATGAAGGCGATATTTTTACAGTAGATGCTCTTTCGGAATCGGATGATTGCGTACGAAGTGCTGAGGCCATTTCTGACTTCAGCCATAAGGGCACTATATTTCATACGGAATACCACGTACTCGAGCCGACCGACATCATCCACATTGACGGTGAGCGCTACCGTTTAGAAGATCGTAAGGCGGAAGCAGGCGAAAAAATTATCGTAACTAAAAGTTACGACATGCCGATCGGTCATATCAGCGTGGTGAAAGATATTGACGTCAGATATGACAATGGTTCTTGTTATTTGGAAGACGAACGCGGCGGAGAGGATTATTTCGACGGAGAAAGCGACCGGCTTCTCGTCCTCACTCCGGTTCAAGACGCTGCCGAGGCGCAAGAATCCGACGTCATCACCGTACTTGCCAATCTAGGCGCAGAGGTGGCGGAATTAAAGCGGAAAAACGAACAATTCGAAAAAGCTCTCGGATGGAACGAAATGGGGCCGGGGTATATTCCGGAGATTCGCAACGGACTATGCGAACTGAAATCGGTTGTATCTAATTACGAATCGGAGATCGGACGTATGCAAGCGGAAATCAACGCCCTCCACGAAGATAAAGTCCGTCTCGGCGAACAGCTCGCAAAGGTAACGGCTGATGATCCGAGAGCCTTGTCGTTTACTGCGGATGAGTTCGCGCAGATAATCGTAAGTCTATCGAGGGCCGGCCTATGAAACTCGCAATCACGGGTAAGCTAGGCGCCGGTAAAGACGTAGCCGTCGATTATCTCGTAGCCATGTACGAATTCTTTCCGTTCACATTTTCCGCAAAAGGTAAGGCGCTATTTTACGAGTTATTTCCGGAACTACGCGGCGACGCCAAACAGCGCCAGCCTATGCGTGATTTCATTAACGGAATCACCGAATTAGACGTACCTGGCGCAAAAGACGTATGGGTCGATTATCTGTTCCGCCGTATCAAAGACCACGAGAAACTGCGATGCTGCCGAGATAGCCGCATATTGATCACGGACATTCGGAAGCCTGCGGAGTATAAACGAGCCAAGGCGGGAGGTTTTAAGGTACTCCGTATTACTGCACCGGATGAACTACGTATCGAGCGTGCCAAACGGCGCGGCGACAAATTTAAGTCGGCTGACTTAGACCACCCGACAGAAACCGCGCTCGACCGGTTCGAAGTCGATTATGAGATCGTAAATGACGGCATGCTTGACGATTTATATGCGCGATTGGACGAAATTATGGCCGATCAGCTCAAAGAGAACGCGTAGGTACCTTTCGGGTAGGCTAGATGCGGCTGCTTAGACGTCTCGCCATCGCCAATCAAAAAGAGGCGCAACGGTAATTCACGTTCTTCGAGGCCAGCACCTTCTAAAACGTGTCGAGCACGCTTACTATACGCATCTTTATTGAAATTGAACGGCTGGACGTCCGCTTTAACCATTTCCGGCTTTGCAACGACTAGGCACGATTCATCTTTGTCGTAGCCGATCGTAAGTTGAAACGGCGTGTTTGGCGGTATACCAAGTAAAGCCCTAGCCGCAGCGTTAACATATATTCTTTTCTGACTATCCAACGTTATGTACGCGGTATTACTGACCGCGGAAATCCACTCTAATGCCATACGGATACACCTCTCTTATTATATAAGACGATTATAGTCGATTCACGGACGGAAAGCAAACGAAGGAGGCGGTATGATTGGGCGAATCAGTAACGGAGAAAATTAATCGTATATTTGGTATAGATGACTCGTATAAAGCTCCGTCAAGGCTTATGGAGATTTTGTTTGATCGAGAGCGTCGTGAGGAGGTGTTCCGACAATTCGTAGCGGACCCGGAACTTAATTTCACTGAGAAGGATGTGTTTCACGAATACTTTCAGGATGAGCATGCGGACAGAAAAACCAAGAAACAAGATTTTACTCCGCGTAGTGTGGCGGACCTGTTAGCGAGAGTTACTGACGGCGGACTTGAGTCGACTACTAGCTACGATGGGTGTGCGGGTACAGGCGGACTTACAATCGCAAAATGGCAATCTGATCGCATTAATCACTCACCGTTTGATTACAAGCCTTCGTGGTATTTCTATCACTGCGAAGAGATGAGCGATCGCGCAATACCTTTCCTGTTGTTTAATCTATTATTCCGAGGAATGAATGCCGTTGTCGTGCATTGCGACGTCCTGACTAGGAAAAGTAAAGGTGCGTTTTTTATTCAAAACGACCATGACGACTTTATGCATTTCTCAGCACTGAACGTACTTCCATATACCGACTTCACTGCGGAAGAGTTAGACGTGACTTGGGATGATGACTTAATCCCCTATGACGATCTCATCGAATCGACAGAGATCCCCGCCCATGTAATAAACCCAACGGAGTTCGGCGCAGTTAGCGCTGAAACTAAATTCCTTCATTTACTGTGCGGAATTGATGGGGAGGTGTCGTAATGGGCGCATCTACGAACAAGCCCGACCAGCACTTACGGTATGAAGCGCAGTATAAGCTCGACGGGCCCGACGGCGTCAAGGCACTTCTAGCCGAGTATACAACGTTAAGACAACGGCGTTTCTTGGGCGATATGGCTGCGTGTGATATTCTGATCGACCTGAGCCGCGCTATTGAATTGGCGGCTTTGACCGGAAAGCAATACGAAGCCCTGCGCTTGGTCTATTTCGATGACTTAACGCAAACACAGGCGGGCACGGCGCTAGGCATTACGCGACAAGCTGTAGACTTTGCGATTAATATGGCGGTAAATAAGATCGTCGACATTTATTACTACTGGGCGTCACACGGCGAAGGGTACGGAGCGACGAAAGGGGCGGTATGATGGCGGGCAAATTAACGAAGAAAGAAATCGAGCAATTACGCGATTATGTACGCTGGTGCTACGATACCATGAACCACCCGAGAATTTCACCGCGAGTATTATCGATACTACTGAATGCATATACGGAGGAGGGCGCCTAATTGACGAAGGATGATTTGCACGAAGCCATTACGGCTCTATACGAACGCACAAAAGCCGGCGCCTTAGAGCGCGAAGAACGAATCACAGAAATAGACGCTTTACTCTCGGCATATGACGGAACACCGCCCGAAAACGTACTGGAACGGTTGTCCGACTTAATCTTGTACGAAGAACTTTCGGACACGCGCCGCAATAAAATGTCGGCCGAAGAATACCCGATCATGTCCGAACGCATGGAAAAGACACGCAAGACGGGCGAAGCATCGGACAAGATGGCCGAGGAGTACGATATCACAGGCACTAATCGCGGCGTACCTAAACGAAGCACACGGTCTCCTTACGAGAACTTATTCACGGACCGGCACGCAAAAGCACGTAATAAGACGGCTCGCAAACGCTACAACGCTTTCGTCAATGGAAAGTCTAGCGGACAATTCACCGTAAATATAACAACCGGCATCAAAACGGTAAGATCAGACGCTCAATAGGCGTCTTTTGTTTTGCGATAAATACGAAAAGGGGCGTATATATGAATCAAAATAAACCGCGCATCATTGACGTTAACACAGGCGAAGACCTATCCGGTATCTACTCGTTAAGGCACCGGAATCAAGACGCTGCTTTCCGTCAGCAATTAAATAAAACGGAGGATAGACGCGAATTTACTAATGCGGAAATGCCGAATATAAACGAAGTATATGACGTCCTCACAACGGCTCAATGCGGATATTTAATGCTTTTGCAATGCTACGTTGATTACGGCGGTCTTTTAATCAAGTCTAGTCGTGATAAGACACCGATGGATACTTCGGACATGATGGACGTTCTTCAGCTTACGAAAAAGCGACAGACTTTCTACGATTTCATTTCGGCGGCTATCGAAAACGATATTATACGAAAAGATGGCGTGGGTTATTCCGTAAATGAACGTTATCATTTTAAAGGTAACTTCCGAAGTCCGCACGTTGTTAAAATCTATAGCGCCAAAATTAAACGGGTTTACAGCGAAGTCAAAGCGACCGACATCGGTCTGATATATCGTATGCTTCCGTATATTCATTTCGATACTAACGCTCTATGCGAGAATCCTAACGAATCTAATCCGAGAGCCATCCGTTGGTTCAGCCGAGCCGGTCTAGCTGCCGCGATAGGTGTCGTGCCAGACACGCTTGGCCGCCGTCTTAAAGCGATGAAATTCGGAAGCGAGTACGTTATAGCACGCGTTAAAGTCGGCAGTGAGCCGGAGCGCTACACGTTTAATCCAAACGTTTTCTATCGTCAATCTAAAGCGCCGGATAAAACGTTGATTGCGCTATTTAACGTTGAGAAGGTACGCTAAATAAACGAAAAGGACGCCTTAGAGGGCGTCTTTATTTTTGCGCTATATTCGTTTCGTCATGCCACATCTCGAACATTTACGGAGAAATACTCCGCCTTTGATCGAACTGTTAAACTTCGACGTATCGCAATTATCGCACCGTCCGCTCTTAACGTCGGGCATATCGCGTATGTCATAAACGACAGATACGTCATAATCGCCTGGCTGCGGTCTAGTCACGTCTTTCACCTCACAACCTACGTATTATAACGTATCTCGACGCCTATTTAAACAACTTACCGAAAGTCCTTCCGATGCCGCGGCGCATGATGCGTCCGCCTACGTCGTTTTTCTTCACCGCGTTTACGTCTCCCAAAAACCTAGCCCACCCGTACAAGAATCTGCGGAATTTCATATCGTCGTCCTCCTTCGTATTTTAATCGTCAATCACTTCGACTTTCTTATAGCCGGAGCCATCTTCGTACTGCTTTTTTGTATACTCTACGCTAATCCGATCGCCGGGATTAGCGTTAACTTTGTCGGGGTTGAAAGCGAAGCCGCCATCGTCTGCCGATACCGCGTAGTCTGCGCCTTCTACAATATATTCTCGCTGAACCGTTTCTTGCGCCGTTTCTGCTTCGAGCGCCATGTCGTCGGCAACGCGATAAGCTACGTCAACGTCGTCGTTTAGTTTAACCGCGTAAATTCCTAGTGCCGCGTTTCCTGCGATTGATATGCCGAGTATGGCCGTCATCCATTTCGTCTTTTTCATGTAAAAACCTCCTCGAATTTTTAACGATTTTAGTACGTCAGCTCCGTCTTAGTAGCGTCGTAATAGGCTGGGCTGGCCGACGTCTTATTTTATTAGCGATTTTACAGCGACCGTAAAGCCGAAAATGATTAATGTTGCGACGGCTGCGCAGTCTATCGGCTGCCATTTAGCGTAATCCGTGAACGCTATCCAGGCGACTAATACGATAATGAGCAACGTATCAAGCGTATTAATTTTGCGCATGTGTGGTATAATTGATTGAACCGGGGCTTAGCGCCCCGTCCGTTTACTTGCGACGTTTCTTCTTGGAGGGAGACCGTCGCTTTTTCTTTGCTTTCCGTTGCTTCTTCATTGCCGTGATTTCCATTGCGGTTTTGATGATCGCCAACCACGACGCAAGCAAGACGGATATTTTAGTAGCTAGTTCAATCAATTCGTGCACCTCCTTTCTGTACCTTTATTATACGATATCGTATAACGTATGTCAACGGATATTGCGAAATAATATTCGATATCGTATAATTACTTATATAAATACGGAGGTGGTGCGGATGGGCAAGCACATAAACGTTAGGCCGCGTCTGAAGGAATTAATGAAGGCGGATGGCTGGACGCAAACAAGACTTTCAGAAGCGTCGGGCGTTCCGCAGGGTTCTATCTCGCGGTTCGATTCGAATGGTCGGCACGAGGATTGGCAGGTCGTTGCGCTTATGAAAGCGGGCGGATGGAAGTACGAGGATCTATTCGAAATAGAGGACGAAGGCAAAGACGAGAAGTAGGGACGTTCAGGACGAGCGTCTCTTTTTTGCGTGCAGTTATCCGTATGAATATACGTTAACATGAATGTTAATACGCTATAGCAGAGATGTCAGGCCGTAGATACCTCCGTCTATTCTCAATTAGGTCGAGGTAACTGATAATCAATACGACTTCATTCGTACAAAAACGCCAAAAGTACGACTTTATTCGTACAAGAGAAAACGGGGTTGGCGCTTAGAGCCACGTGGGATACAGCGTTTTGAGGTCGGAAATTACTTCTTATCTTCTAAATCTTAAACCTAGTGATCCTCCGCTACGCTCCGTCTCACATATACGCAATATGTATAATGAATGAATAACGGCGGTTTATTAATTGCGGACGAGGCGGAGCCGAGGTCGCTATCACTTAAGTAACTACGGAAAGGACAACGTTAATAAGACGGACATATAAACGATGAATATTCGTCTCCATTGCGTAGATATACTTGCGTAACGTACGTATATGCTGTCTTACGTTATAGAAGGACGTAAATGAACGTAACATACTAACGGCAGGGATACCGTAGTCAAGACGATAGGCAGCGATTGATAAGCCGAATAGGGTACCGTCTTGCAGCCGCTATGTAACGGCAGGCACAGACGGTGTATATAATATAGTACGAAGGCGGACGGCAGGGTGACGGTGAGGGACAGGCGAAGACATCCGCAACCAAGCAGCCGCCTCTACCGGACGAGGCCTTCCGAAACTCGAGGGGTCAGAAGCCGAAGCCAATCCGTTTATGCACGATCCTATACATACCGGCCGGCATAGGTAGCCCGCACGGATGGCGGCATGGCGGGGCTGGTGCGATGCATAAAGTTCATTCGTTTCGTTGCGTCGGTCTAACGGCATCCGACTGCGATGCATCAACGTTCGTCATCAATGCGAATGTAACAGAAAGTCTTTTTGTTACTTTCGTTATGCAACGTTATGAATGCGTTATTCAATAATAATCGCGAAAAAGAGACGAAGCCGCCCGCCCCCAAGCGCCCCAAACGAAAACGCGGAATCTAGTGAACAAAACTTGCGCACAATTTTTTAAACTCGGGGTGTTAATCGTCTACCCGTACGTAGACATACGTTATGCTGCGAATCGCGCGGTCGTAGCTATCCGAAGTTTCTCGGAGCGGGTGGAGGGTTAACACGCTAATTAAACGTAGAGGAGACGTTCGAATGAGACGCTATAAAATCGTTCCATCAGACGTAAGCTTCAAATTGCCGTATCGGTTCGATTTTGATCGACTGAAATACACGGCAGGATACGGATTTCATCTGACGGCTTCGGATGCGTTGTTCATGTGGGATATGCATTTAATAACGAGAAGGAGGTCGCTAGGGTGACGTCATTCATGGACGGATGCATTCGTATCGCGGAAAATCGCTACTTAACGAGAGAAACTAGCGAAATGGTTCGTATCTTTCTAGGCGTTGAGCGACCGGAAGACTTAACGCAATTAGACGGCTATGAAATTAAGCAGGAAACTTTCGTAGATCCAAACGGACTTACGTGGGGAACGAGTAACTATCGGCTTATTGCGAAAAGTGCGGAAACGCAGCCGCAAGAAATTCCATTATGTCCGGATGAGCCGGGCGTGTTCTATTTCGAGACGGTGACTTTACGAGGAGGCGATCGCTCTTGACCACGCTACCTACTTTCGCCACCTGCGACGCATGCAATCAACGGACCGCCATCGCATTAAAAGAACGCACCGTCCGAAAAGGCCTCGTCGAAACGTACTTTGAATGCATCGTCTGCGGCACGCATTACCCGACCGCGATTACAAACAGCGCGATACGAACGAAAATAGAAACGCTTAAGCAATTACGTCTTACGGACGGATCAGAACCGGCTTCAATCGACGCGTTAAAAGCGGAAATCGACGCCGATATGAAAGTATTGCGGAAACGATACGGACTAGCACAATGATTTTAACAGGTAAAATGCACGAAATTAGACGTTTTGGTATCCGACTAGGGTATTCGTAAGGGTAGACGGTGAAAAGCGTTAATTTCGTGTTATTTTTAAAGATGCGGTGGCGAAATAGGTAGACGCTTATCATGTGCGAAAGCATAGGAGAATCGGGAGTGAACCCGCTAAAAACTCGTGAGTCAGAAAGCTCGGCTGACATGCGAGGTGCAAATCCTCGTCCGCATATTCTTACGCGACTAAGGATTCTCCGCCGGCGGGGACGTAAAATACGTGCCGGAAAGCGTGTAATAATGTCGCAATCAGAACGAGGCTTCCGGTCAGCGCCGGAGGTCTTTTTGTGCTTGCGTTCAAATGCGCAGCAATAAAACGGACAAAGGGGATGACGTGAATGGCGGAAAACAAACGCGAATCAGTCGGCAATTTAAACGTAAAGGTAGAAGTAGATGTTTCGAAAGCTATTAAAGGACTAAAAGCGGTCCAGCGCGCAGCAAAAGACGCGGCGAAGGCGTTAGCTGAACTAGACGCGGCGATGAGAGGGTATGAAAAGACGCCAAATAATCGCAGAAAAGGCGGCTGTGGAACTGTAGAATCACCGTATGCGCTCGACTGGCGTCGGGTCGGCGTAGATTTTTCGGAATAAATAAAAGCACCACGATCTAAATCGCGATGCTTTCGTATGCGTCCGAAATTTCATCGGCAGTGATACCGATGTATTTTAACGTATCTTTTTCGGAAGAGTGTCCGAGTATAGCCATGATCCGGTCGACTGCGATATCCATTTCATATAAACGGTAGCCGAACGTCTTACGCAACGTATGAGTACCGATGTTGCCGATCTTTTTAGCGATCTCGGCGCGCTCGGCTGCCTCGTTTAGAATACGGTAGGCTTGAACGCGGCTGATCGGCTTGGCGCCCTTTCGGCTGGCAAATACGTAGTCATCGTCGGCTCCTTCGAGTTCATTGACGAGCTTTTTGACGGATGTCGAAAACGTAATGACACGCGTTTTTTTGCGCTTGGCTTCGGTTATTTTAAGAGACGTTTGGCCGCGAAGATCGCCGACCTTAAGCGAAAGTAAATCGGAGATTCTCAGCCCAAAAGCCGTCCCTAATTGCAATAACAGACGGTCGCGCCCCGGTTTGAGGGCGTTTTTTAATTTATTGAAATCACGTTTACTTTTGATCGGGTTCACTTCGTTAGCCATACGTCTTCACTCCAATGTACTTTAATTATTTTAAGTTACATTCATTATACGATAACGAATACGGTAAGTCAACGGCAAATAGACGGAAGGAGGACGATACCTTGGCGTATATAAACGGCAAGTTTTTAGAACGTGAAGAAAGACAGGCGCGGATAGAGGCCGTCACGGAGCGGCTGAAGAAGTTACGCGACATTATCAAAGCTGGAAAACACTCGGACTACCATGTCGATCTTATGCGGAAAGACCGCGACGAACTCACCAAACTAAAACGGGTACACCGTGCCGAGGTCGATATGCTCTATTTCTTCTACGAATATTTTTCGGAAGCAAGAAACCAAGGAAATCCGGATAACCTCGTGCCGACGACCGCGGTAGACATGGACGACGCGCCGAATTTCCACGCCAAGTTATCGTCGATCCTCGACTCGGTATCTAACCGAAATAAAACGGCTCGTATCGCTTGGGCGGCTTCGAGGGGACATGCAAAGTCGGCGTATCTATCGAATGCCTATCCGGTGCGTGAAATCGTGTATAAAAAGCGACGCATGATCTTGATTATTTCGGAAACGAACGCCGGATCGATCAAATTCATTAAATGGGTCGCGGGACAGCTTAAGTACAATCAAAAGCTACGCGAAGACTTTGGCGAGGTCCTGTACGAACAAAAGACGCGCAACGAAAAGGATTCCGAGACGGCTTTTATAACAACGACCGGAATCAAAATGGAAGCGACATCGCTCGGAACTCAGATTCGGGGATTCCGTAATGGTTCGCAACGACCAGATCTAGTCTTGTTAGACGACTTAGAATCGTTAGACTCGAACAATACGCCCGAATTGCGACAAAAGGCGAAGGATTGGCTCAACCAAGACCTTATGCCAGCGGGTGATCCTACGAAAACCGCATTTATTTTCATGGGAACACTTGTACACTTCGATAGTTTGCTGAACTACGTACTGCAAGAACGTCGCGACTTCATTAAAAACAGTTTTCCGGCGATCATCAAGCCGCCGAAGAGGACCGACCTATGGGCTGAATTTGAACGTATATACAAAGAGTACGTACCAAGCGATGAAGAAGTCGAGGAAATGATGCAAGCAGAATCGGAAGACTCAATGTCTACGCCGAATGCGCGTGCAGCTATCCGTTTCTATGAAGAACATAAAGCGGAGATGGACGAAGGTGCCGAAGTTTTATGGCCGGGTCGCTTTCCTTTGCCTGCGCTGATGATCGAAAAGGTCAATATCGGCACAAAGGCGTTCAATACCGAATTTATGAATAATCCAATCGACGAGGATTCGCAGCTATTCAAGCCGGAATTCTTTTCGTATTGGACGGATTTTAAACTTAATCGTAAAGACTACGCCGTTTATATGGGAATAGATTTCGCAATGGGTAAAGAACGCGGAGACTTCTCGGCAATCGTGACAATCGCAAAACATAAAAAGACCGGAAAGATTTACGTCATTGACGCTTACGGAGAACGAATACATCCCGATAAGTTTCTGCGCAGGATTGTGGAGAAGGTTATCGAGTACCTACCCGATCGAATAGCGGCAGAGTCTCAAATGGCGCAAGAGTTCTTCATTGATACGCTGAAACGCGAGTTGGTAGTACAAGGATACCCGGCTGGATCGCGCGTCACAAAAATAAATCAACGATCGCGGAAAGAACTCCGTATCGAAGCACTCATGCCGCAGATCGAAAAAGGTGAGATCGAATTTCACCGCAGTCAAACGCTCTTACTCGAGCAGTTTGAGCGGTACGGCTCGAATTGGCACGATGACCTACCGGATGCGTTAGAAATGGCGGTGAGTGTCAGCAAGCGAGCGAAAACGATGCTTCAGGAGAAGCCAAAATTTATGTAACGAAAGGGGGACGTTAAATGTCGAGAATTAAGCAGCTAGAGGCGCAATTGTCGTTTGAGAAGCGGAAAGCCGCCCAGGCCTGCGCTTTGAATGAAATTATGCCGGAAGGCGGCGAGAAGAAAACGCAGGAGCAACTCGCAGAAGAACTAGGGATGTCGCGAATGGGGTTGTATCGATGGCGAACGCAGGATTCCGCGTTCATTGAATACATGAATTTACTTGCGGATGACATGCTTTCTAGTCACAGGTCGGAAGTATACGGTCAATTAATGAAGCTGATCAAGGGTCCGCAACCATCCGTTAAAGCGATTGATTTATTCATGAAACGATACGGACTGCTTACCGAAAAGCAAATTATTACCGACAACACAACAACCGACGAGTCAGTCGATGATATTCAAAATGAAGCGGATAAGTTAGACGCACTTCTAAAGGAGGAATAAGCGATGGGTTTTACGGACTTATTTAAGCACCGCAACCACGAACCCGACGACGGATCGCATACGAAAACGTATAGCATCATCCGCCCCGGCGCGCAGTTTCCTCCGGTTGATTCAATTGAACGGCTAGCGAAATATCGGCGCATGAAAAAGCTGTTTGAAGGACGACAGCGAGACGTTTATGAGCGTGCAACCGAGGTGCTCAAAGACTCGCCACAAGCCGAGCAATTAAAGAAGCTATATATCGCGGTCAATCTTGCCGACATTCTCGTAACTAAGCCGGCTGACCTTCTCGTAGGCGAACCGGTTCAATTCGAAAGTGGGCTACCCGACGACAGCGAGGAACAAAAAGCGCTGAATCGCTACGTAGAGGAAAACGACATTAATCAACTTCTTCACGAAAGCGCAACGGCTAACGGATTTCGCGGTGATTCATGGTTTAAGGTACGGTACGGATACCGCCAAGACTTTTCGGAAGTTGAGAAACTCGGCTTATCTGTGCCGGCAGATGCCGAAATGGAAGCGATCATTGAACACGTTAGCGCTGGCGCAGTCTTTCCGGAGTTTAGCGCCGGAAACGTCAAGAAGCTAAAAGCGGTCAACATTGCGCAAGTTGAGTGGGTCGAGACGGAGAAGACGGAGATTCCGTTTTTAAACGTAGAACGACACATACCCGGCTATATTCTGTACTCGAAACATCGTTTGAATGAAAACGGAGTTGATACGTCAACTGGCACGCCGGTACCTGTATTTAAGATAGGTGATCAATTGCCGACAGGTCGCGAAGAAGATATCGAGGAAACGCATCTACCACATATCCCGGTCTTTCATGTTCCATACAAGTCGATTGACGACGAGTTCTTCGGAATTGGCGGACTAGAAAAGCTAGAAACGACCTTTGCTGCGATTAACGATCGATTAGTACAGATCGATTATATTCTATGGAAACACAGCGATCCTACAGCGTATGGGCCTGAAATTCAAGATGACGGCGATACAGTAAAATTCGGCGGAGCTTATATTCCAGTAACAAAAGACGATCCGACGCCGGGATATATGGTATGGCAAGCGCAACTGGACGCGGCTTTTAAGGAACTCGATGTCTTATTTAGTAGCGTATTTATGCAATCAGAAACACCGCAGTGGCTTTTTGGGACTGTAATGTCGGGAGATAACTCCGGAGGAACGGGAACGTCTCATACAGACGGCGCCGCAATTAAAGCACGCTTTATGCCGATTCTTTCGAAGGTAAAACGAATAAGAGCGCACTATGATAGAGCGATCCGAGACGCGCTGTGGACGTGTATGCTTTTAGAGAAGGCGGTCAAACGTATTAAAATCGACGAGGCTGTGTATCCGCGCGCTGTTTGGAACGATGGTATTCCGCAGAATGAAAAAGAGTGGGCGGAGATCATGCAGATCAGAACGGCGGGTAAACCGACACTTGACGTAAGGAGCGCAATCAAGGCGATGGATGACGTTGACGACGAAAAGGCGGATGAAATTATGCGCCGCATTGAAGAAGACGAAACTTCCGCAAATGGCTTTGTAGATGCGTCGATCTTTAATGAGACGGAAGCGACGTCGAAACCTAAGGACGATGAGTAATGGCGAAAGTACCAGCACCTAAATACGATTACCAAACGAAGCAGCTTGCCGGCTATTATCGAACCGCCATAAAAGACATCCTCTCCGAACTCGATCGCGTCGATATTTCTGATTTCCGACGAGCCAATGCGCTTGCTACACTTCAGTCGATCAGCCGTATTTTAGCCGACCTCGATACAAAGTCGGCGCGGTGGGTCAGTGAGAACGTGCCTATTGCTGCGAGAGAAGGCGTAATAAATACGCTGGTTTCACTTAAGATTGCGGAATCAGTTGAACAAGCGGCTCTTATCGTAAAGTTCAACGAGTTAAACGAAGCAATGGTCGCGGCAGCTATTGCGGACACACAAGCGGACCTTTTAGCGGTCACGCAGAATGTAGACCGGAAAACAAAATCCGCAGTCAGGCGCGCCGTTTCCGACTCTATCAAGTACAACATGGCGTCGGGTACAAACGGAAGACGGACGATAAGAGACGACATAAAAAAGCGACTCAAAGAATCCGTCATGACCGGAATCGTCGACGCAAAAGGACGGCGCTGGAAGCCGGAAGTATACGCCGACATGGTGACCCGAACGAAAATGATGCAGACATACCGCGAAGCAACGAGCAATGAAGCCGTTAGTCGCGGTGTTTTGTATGCGCAAATATCATCGCACGGGGCTTCGGATTACTGCCGTTTTCACGAAGGCGAGATCATGAAACTTACGATAGATGCGCCGGGTCCTTATTTAACATACGACGAATTGCAAGCGACGGGTGAGATATTTCATCCGCGGTGTAAGCACGTATATTCGCCGATCAGAAGCGAAGATTTATTGTCCGAACGTTAAGACGTTAAACTAAACGGCTGTTTTATCTAATAGGCGACGGCCTTAAAACGGTTGGAGGACGATATGTTTGTAAAACGATTTATGCCGTTATTTGACGCAGATGATCAAGCAGGCGGGGGTCAGGCGGAAGAACAAACGCCAACGCAACCAAGCGAGGATCAGCCGAAGAAAATCGAGCTTACGCAGGAAGAGTTTGACGAGAAGATTACGTCTCGCGTTAAACGCGCTGTCTCTAAATACGCAGACTATGACGCTTTAAAAGAGAAGCTAAGCGCGTATGAAAAAGCGGAGCAAGAAAAGGCAGACGCAGAACTGACGGAACTCGACCGCATCAAAAAGGAACTCGAAGCGAAATCGGAGGCGGAACAGTCTCTTGCGAAGCAGATCGAGGATCTTAAAAAAGCGGACGAACAAAACAAAGTTACGAACGAGTTTATTAAGGTTGCTACGGCTCACGGCATCGCTTATATTGATGACGCATTACGTCTCGCAGACTTATCGGAAGTTAAGGTCGAGGAGGGTAAAGTGCACGGAATAGAAGGTGTTGTTCGGGAGATCGTTGACAATAAACCTTACCTGATTAAATCCACTCAAAATAGTAAGCCAATAGGCCAACCTACAAATGGAGGAGGATCGGGTGGAGAAATCAAGACATTAGAAGCTCAGTTAACTACTGCGAAAAAGGAAAAAAACTTTTCAAAGGTTGTTGAGCTTTCTAACAAACTAAAGAGTCTACTAAATAACTAGGGGGAAACTAAATGTTAAAGAGTTATGATTTTAAGGATCAAGTACGTCAGTTGGACGCGGGAATCGAGCTAATTCTGCAAGACGAGCCGACTCTTTTAGGGCTTGTGGGACTAAATGGTGAGGCTCTCTTCCAAACTAAATTCGAGTGGATGTCAGATCGTTTAAACTCGAACTTAGCAACGATTAAAGAAGTGGGGGCAGACGGTAAGATTACTGTCGCAGAAGATGACGGATCTAAGTTCCGTAAAGACGCTATCGTTGTTGTCGGGGAGGAATATCTTAAAGTTACCGACGTTTCGGGAGATGTGCTGACAGTTATTCGAGGATTCGACGGCACTACTCAGGAAACGCTAAAAGCGGGCTCTGAATTGCGAATTGTTTCACGCCCGCAAAACGAAGGTGCAGGCGTAGGTATGGACGAGGGGCACGACCGCTATGTTGATTACAACTTCACGCAGATCATCGAAAGATATGCGGCAGTTTCCAACACACAACAAGCTGTTAGAACACACAACGTAACGGATGAACTCAACTACCAAGTGCAACTAAGACTGAAAGAAATGGCGCGCGAGTTCAACGATTGGTTGATTTATGGACGTAGAATCGACGGTAAGCCACGTATGACTGGCGGCCTTTTAAACTTCGCTAATCTTAAAGGATCAGCAAAAGCGAATTTAGAAGGAAAAGAAGTAGAAGCTAAAGATATTAACGCATTGATGGAGCAAGTATATCTCCGAGGCGGTTCTGTGAATACAATCTTAACGAATACAGCGGGTGCTCGTCAGATTTCCAAAATGGCGACAGACACTATCCGAACTGAACGTACAGACGCAGCTACTGGCCACAGAATCAGCACGTTTGTTTCGGACATGGTTGGCGGCGGTGTCGCTACGGTCATTGTTGACCCTAACTTCCCGAAAGATAAGATCGCTTTGTTCGACCGAAGCATCCTTTCGTTACATCCTTTAACTGGACGTTCTGTATACGATACAGACGCAAGTGTTCCGGGCGCAGACTTTGTTGCAAGACAGATTCGCGGGGAATACGGAATCAAAGTTAAAAACGCTAACGAAAAAATTGCGATTCTTGAAAACATCGCGACGACTGTATCTTAATCGGCGGGCTTAATTGCCCGTCTTTTATTTTTGAAAGGAGGAAATACATTTGGCGATAACGGAGAGTCAAAAACAACGACTAAACGAGTCAATGCCTATTGCGAATGAGTTGAAATTGGGTGACATTATACAAAACCTTCAATCTTCTGAAGGCGGGTCATTAGTTATTGAGGATGGCACAATTAAAAATAGGCATATTGGGGATGGAGCTGTAAACTCTCGAACCATCGGAAAGGGCAGTGTTTTTCTCGATAATCTTAATACGGAAGTCAAGACGATTTTAGACGATTATCGAAGTCGTTTGGAGGCGTTAGAGGGAAAGGGGTCTAGCTAATGGTTGTATATAAAGCGACACCTTTTTATATGATCGGAAGTTCTCAAAAGATTGTATTTGACCACAACGGAACGTATGAGACGGACGACCCGGACGAGATCGAGCTACTAGACGGATTGTGCCCGAAGTGGGTTACGTGTATAAAAACGGAGGATAAACCGAAGTCGGCGCCAGCTAAAAAGCCCGCCCGTAAGTCCTCCGCAAAATAACAGGAGGTGGGGCGATTGGCGGCTACAGTCGAAGGCGCAAACGACTACATTAACACGTTTTTAGTAGATACCGAGGATTGGATCGACGCAGATGAGGAGAAGAAGAGTCGGCTATTAAACCGAGCTTCTTCGACTTTGACGCGCGTCTTTTCTAAGTACATCATACCCGACAAAGCAGTTTACGAGTTTGTTAACGTCCTAGCGATCGCGTACAACGATACGAACCGACTGAACAAGCACGGTATTTCTTCGTTCTCGATCACCGGAGTCGGCTCGTTTAACTATAAGGACACATTGCGAGTGGAAGACGAAGACTTGATTCCGAAAGAATCGATCGTAGCTATAGAAGAAGAAAACGACGTCAAATTCGGCGGCAAGCGAATCAGAAGGACGGTGCTGTAAATGGCGATGTTTCCAATGCGCCAAACTATTATGGTGAAGCGCCCATCTGACGAGCTAGACCGTTGGGGAAATCCGATAAATGAAGCCGAAGAATTTACGCTTAAATGCCGCATCGATGAAGGATCGACCGTAGTCAAGGCGCGCAACAATGGCGTCGTTAAATCCGAAGAGGCCGTCGCATCGGCTCGTATTCTATTAGATCGCCTAGCTGACGTGCGCTATACCGACGTAATCTCTTATACGAATGAACTCGGAGAAACAATGGAAAAGAGACCGAAGGAAATCAACGTTAAGAGACACATCGATGGTAAAGCGCTATTGACGGAGGTGTATCTATGAGTTTTACGTTTGATGCGAGTAGTTTCATAACCGGCATTAACAACGCAAGTCGAAGCGCCCTAGAAAGCGCCGCGCAGGCGTTAGGTGATTCCGGCGACGATCTCGGTAGAATTGCGCAGAACATCGCGCCGATCGACAAAGGAACCTTACGCGCGAGTATCAAGAAAAACTACAAACTCGCGAAGGGCAAGGCGGTCGTAGACGTTTCTTTCCGAGCAGTAGAAGGCGGATTCAACTACGCGATATGGACCCACGAAATGGACTACAACCTCGGACCAGCATCGCAAGCGGCAGGCGGCATTGACGGATACGAGGTCGGCAACAAATATCTCGAACGTCCGTTAAAAGGAAACGCCGAGAAATACGTACGCTGGATCGCTGAAGGCGTTCGTAGGGGGCTGATCTAATGCGTGTAGGTGAACTTATCGATTTCATTGAGTCGAAAGTTGACGGAAAATATTACGTAAATAAATTTCCGGTAGATAGTAAAGGCGCCGCAATCTCGGTCAAGTTGACGGGAGGATTTCCGACGTCTAAGTATACCGGACTAAAGCGGCCGTCCTTTCAAATACTCGTGCGCGGCGAAGCTAGAGACGGCGCAGGCACGGAAGACAAAGCGTTCGAATTATACGATGCGCTTACGAATCTGTCCGAAGTACAGGTCGGCGAAAGCTCAATCGTACAAATGCGCTGCAATAACTCGGCGCCGCTGTATTTAGGAGACGACGAATCTGATCGTCCGATATACTCATTAAATTTCGATTGCGTAGAGCGTCCTTAGGGGCGCTTTTTCTTTTGCGCAAATATAAAAGGAGGAAAATAGATGGCAGCAGGAATTAGAGGAATTAACGTTCCTATCGGTCCGGCGATCGTCGAATATGGCGAGGGTGCTGATATGGTCTCGTTCGGCATTACGAAAGGCGGTATCGTCTTTAAGGTGGAGACATCAATTCAAGATACAACTGTCGATCAGTACGGAGACACTCCGGTTAAGTCGACAATAAAAGGTCGTAATGCTGAAGTTACAGTGCCTTTCGCGCTTCACGATTTAGAAAAGTTAGCGGCAGCGATGCCTAATAGTAAGCTAATTAAGGATAATACGAATCCCGAAAAAATGAAGTTGGAGGTATCAGGAAAAGCAGGCTTTGATATGCTTTCGGCGGCTAAACCGCTAGTCATTAAACCGACGGCTCCTGGTACGACTCCAAATGACTACATCACGGTTCCACTTGCGGGAGCTATGTCAGATCCGGAGTACACATATAACTCAGACGATGAGCGTATCGCGAATCTGACGTTTAAAGCCTATCCGGACACAGACAACGACGGCCTTTTATACGTTATGGGCGACGAATCAGCGGAATAACAACGGAAGGCATCGCTTAGCGGCGGTGTCTTTTTATTTAGAAAGGAGGTTGCGCAATGAGCTTATTTGGTATCGGTACGAAAAAGGTATCAAGCGAACTTACACTCGGCGATAAAACGGTACAAATTCCAAAGTTGACGCCGGTCAAATGGAAGGCGCTATTCGAGGTGGTCGATCGTCTACCGCACTTATTTATCACGGTTTTAAGCACAAGCGGACAGGACGACTTCGCTTCTACATTAGTTGCGGCGGCTAAGTTGGCAATGGATGAAGTCGCTAAAATTGTCTCGGTTCTTTCCGGTCTTGACGAAGACTACATTCTCGAAAATGTCGGGACCGACGAAATCATCGATTTTCTAATCGCGGTAGTTGAAAAGAACCGTTTGCAATCCGTAGCAAAAAACCTGAAAAGCCTTCTTCCGAAAGCACCGACAGAGTAAAGTATCCGGATGAAGGCGAGTACACAATCGATGACTACTTAATAGATGCGGCGGTATTGCTCGGGGTCACTCAGCGACAGATCGAAAACGATTACTACATGGTCGATATTCCGAAATTCCTACGTGCAAAGACGAAGTCTAACGCGATTGAACGGCTTTCTATGATATCGACACTCGTCGGCACTGAAGGGCGCGCTATGGAAGACGAGGATTATCAACGCATGTTAAAAGACCTTCGAAAACAAGCCGGCTATGTGGAACGTGACGATTTCGACCGAGATAAGTTCGAGCAATTGCGGAGCCTCTCTTAAATAACGGAGGAAAGGAGGAAATCGAATGTCAGGTACTACAGTAGGAGAAATTGTCGCTCGCTTATCGCTAGAATCGAGTCAATTCAGCGCCGGTGTCTCTCAGGCGGAAAGTCAAATGAATCAGATGAGCAATTCAGCCAAGTCGTTAAGCACGCAAATGGGAATCGTTCAGACGGCAGCCCTAGCGGTAGGGGGCGCAGTAGTCGCGGGCATCGGCGTATCAGTTAAAACTGCGGCTGACTTCGAGCAAGCAATGTCGAAAGTTCAGTCGATTTCGGGCGCTACCGGACAGGACTTCGAAGCCCTTCGAAAAGTTGCTATGGATCTCGGAGAATCGACGAAGTTTACGGCGACAGAGGCAGCGCAAGGACTCCAATACTTAGCGATGGCGGGCTTCAGCGTTAAAGATCAGATCGGCTCGTTACCGGCTGTATTAAACATGGCGGCTGCTGCTTCGGTGGACATGGGAACGTCGGCGGACATCGTGTCGAATATCATGACGGGCTTCGGAATCGCGTCGGAAGATTCAACGTACGCGGTTGACGTTCTAGTTAAAACGATGACCAGTGCGAACACCGATCTATTACAACTCGGAGACGCAATGAAGTACGTAGCACCAGTTGCGACGTCGCTCGGATTTACGTTCGAGGAAACGGCGGCCGCAGTTGCGAAAATGTCTGACGCCGGTATTCAAGGTTCGATGGCCGGTACGGCATTACGGGCGGGCATGTTACGGCTTGCTAACCCAATCGGGCGTGCCGCGAAGGCAACTAAGGCGTACGGCATCGAAGTACAAGACGCTTCGGGTAAGATGAAGCCCCTACCGGAAATCATCGGCCACTTAAACGAAAAGCTCGGCCACTTAGGTCAGGCGCAGAAGACGGCTGCAATAGCGTCGCTCGTCGGAACAGAAGCAGCGTCGGGGTTTGCGGCGTTATTAGCGACCGGAGAAAAGAGCCTTAAATCGTATACGAAGTCGCTAGAAGAATCAGCCGGAACAGCGCAAAGTGTCGCGGATGTGCAGATGGATAACCTATACGGCGCATTCGAGAAATTTACGTCAGCACTCGAAGGCGTAGGTATCAAACTTGGAAACGAGTTCTTACCGCACCTACGGTCTATCGTCGACCACGGGACGAAGTTAGTCGACTTATTTAGTAAGGTCAACCCGAGCGTCGTAGCGACGGGTCTCGCAATGGCGGGCACTTCGGCGGCAATCGCACTTACGGCTGCTTCGGCAGTCAAACTCGGCTTTGCATTGCGTGGATTATTCGCGGCAATGGGGCCAGCCGGATGGATCATAACGGGTCTTTCGTTGCTTGGCGGTTTATTGGTCGGCGTTTCTGCCGGCTATAAAGCGATGAATACCGTCAGCCTCGAAGCGGCAAACGCGAAGCAAAAGGAAGTCGACGGCATAAACAAGACGATCAAAGAGTACGACGGCTTGCAGGCGAAAATGAAACTGACGAACGATGAATTACTACGCTACTTAGACAACAAGGACGCGCTGGCTAACGAAAAAGATTCGGCTGCGATTAAGAAACTAAACGCAGAACAAGACGGCCTCCGTAAGAGCTCGGGACTTACGAATGAGGAGTTCGACCGGTTCTTACAGTTGAACGATCAGATTATCAAGAAGTCTCCGGAAACAGAAGCGGCCTTCTCGGCGCAGGGCAATGCGATCGCGAAGAATACCGAAGCGATGAAACGTTTGAGTGCGGAGAAAGCGGAAGAATTGCGCTTGGAACTCGAAAAGCAAAAGACGATCTCTGAGCGCAACATGGAGGGGCATCTTCAAAAAGAGAAGCAATTAAAGCAGGAAATAAACTCAGAGGCTAGCAAGAGAGCTGAGAAAGAGCAGGCCGTTACTAACCAACTAGCTACAGTAGAAAGTATTGAAAGAAAGATCGCCGAGGCTAAAAAGAATGGAAATCAAGCGGAAGCGCAGATGCATCAGGTAACACTCGCACAGGAAAAGCAGATTCTAGATACAAAGAGGAACGAGCTAATAAAAAGTACCGAGATACTTCAAAAGAAACAGGCAAGTCTCGCTGAAACACAGAAGGAGATCGGCAAGTTAACTCAGGTCAATCAAAAATTGATAGATTTAGAATTGCGACAAGTGGGCCTAACAGCTAAAAAGGGCCAAGGAGTCGCGGTGCTAGATAAAGAACTCGGAAAACTTAATGAAGCACGATGGAAACTTATTAACAATACGACAGCGGCCGATAAAAAGACGGCTGAATATCGCAAATCACTTGCCGCAATTGAAAAGGAAATTACGCAATTAGAGCAAACAAGGAGCAAAGTCGTTGAGATAACCGGCCAAGCATCGGTCATGAATGCGGAACTCAGCAAGGACCTCAGTAAGCGCATAACGATCATCACAACGGATGTCACACGTAAAACGGAACGAGCCGTCAGCCGTGGGCGTGGAAACGAAGGTACTTACCACGTCGGAGGCATCGTCGGCAAACCGGCCGGCAAGTTGCATTCAGGCGGAATGGCTTCGAAGTTTATCGACCGTCCAATGAGTCACGAAGTTGATATTCGCGCTCTACGAAATGAAATGGTCTTGACGGAAGCACAACAATCGAACTTATTCCGGATGCTAGACGCTGGTCATACGGCTCGGGTTGCGTCAGTAGGCGGCTATAGCCCGCAAATGCAAGCGGGCCTTTCAAACCTCGCAAATGCTGTCGAGTCACTTAAGGGGCTATCGGTAGTTATGGAAGGCGAAGTGGTCGGTCGTATCGTCGAGCCACACGTAAGTAGACGGCAGATGGACGAAATAGATCGAAGCAGTTATTAGGGAGGAGGTGAGCGGTTGAGCAACGCTAGTTTCATCAAAGCGATAGCGCCGGACGCGCAGAAAATATACCGGAATTACAACATACTCGCGTCGCTTGTCATTGCGCAGGGCTGCCTAGAATCCGGCTACGGAAATTCGGGATTGGCCACGAAAGGTAAGAACTTGTTTGGCGTAAAAGGTTCGTACAAAGGCTCTTCTATTCGGATGTTGACGTGGGAAGTGTACAATGGAAGAAACGTGCAAGTTTACGCTGACTTCCGTAAGTATCCGTCTTGGTACGAATCGATGCAGGACCTCGCGAAGCTATACATTAACGGAACGAGCTGGAACCCGAATCACTACAAAGCCGTCGTCGGACAGACGAACTACCGGAAAGCAACGAAGGCTCTCGTTAGTGCCGGATATGCAACGGACCCAGCGTACGCGACGAAATTGAACAACATTATCGCGACGCATAACCTAACGAAGTACGACACGAAGAAGACGACAGACACAAGCACCGACGTAGATAAGCCAGCGAAGCCAAAACCGGAACCATCCGTTGTTGACGTAGACGAAAAATTTAATGAAGATGCATTCTCGCCGGATATTGTTTTCGGGCGCTCTTCAGCGATTCCACGTTCGGATGCAAACTTCCGTATTCAATACCGCAATGGAACTATTATCGACATGGCACGAGACCTATCTGTTTTAGTACGTAGTCTAGTCGTATCTGCGCCGGCTCCGAATATTACCTACGAAAATATCCCGGGAAAAAACGGATCTTATCGCACAGGCAAAGATTTTGGAAATCGCCGTATCACAGCCGACTGCACGATGTATGCTGAAGACGCCGCCGACTTCTACTTGTTACGCGACGAAATATATAACGCTCTTTATCAGGAATCCGAGTTTTATCTAGTCGCGGAGGGCAATCCGAAGAAACGTTGGCGAGTCGAATTGAGCGATTCTTTTGATCCGGAGAGAAGCGGAAGCGTGGCCGATTTTACACTAACGTTCGAAAGCGCATCTCCTTACTGCGAATCGGTCGGTACGACGCAGGACCCGTTTACTTTTGACACGAGTCTTTGGCAGTTCGGTGAAAACCTAGAGGACACTATTCCGGTCTATAAACATAAGACAAAGAGCTTCCGTATTTACAATGCGGGGGCTATTCGTATTGATCCGTTGGGATTGCCTTTCGTTATTTCGTATAAAGGCGCCTCATCTAAGTTAAAGATCACGAACAAAACGACCGGCGATGCTTGGCAATATACGGGCGATACGACGTCGAAAGAGACGGTTATTTTGGACGGGGTCAAGGCGCGTAAAGACGGCGTAAGTATTTTCGGAGATACCAACCGGCAGACAATCCGACTAGAGCCGGGGTGGAACGAATTTGTGTTGTCGGGAACGAGCGGATCATTCGAAATCAAATTCGATTTCCGATTCTATTATTTCTAGGAGGTGGCGCGATGGAGCTACTTATAAAAACGGTAAGAGGCGAAGTCGAGGCGCTTACTGACTACGACTGTACGGTACGAGAAACGGCTGAGAATGAGAAATCGCTTGACGTGTCGGTTTTGAGTACGAGAAACAACGATCACTCATTCGGGTTGATCGAGAACGAAAACATCTTCGTTTGCGACGGAGAGGAATACGTCATCAAGAAGACGCGTCCAGTCACGGCAAATAAAACGATAAAGATCGAAGCATCCGGCGTCTATAAACCGTTGATCGATCTAGCGGATAACTATGTTTATAGTAAGTCCGGAAAGAAAAAGAAGATGACCGTAGACGACATGGTTGCGATCGCCCTCGAAGGATCGGGCTACTCATCCGACATCTCACCGGAAGGCCTAGACGCGACGTTTGAACTCGAAGATTTCGGCGATGGATTCTCTAACGATTTATTGCGAGATATACTCGATAAATACAAAGCGGAATATACCATCGAGGGGAAAAAGGTAGTCATTGCGAAGGAATTGGCTCGCGACACCGATTATCAGATTCGGCATAAGTTCAATGCCCGCGACGAATCCGTTGAGATCGATACGAGTTCGTTAAAGACGTACATCCGAGGATACGGCAAACAGAACGACAAGACGAAGGCGTACGCGGTTGAACTTGAGTACACGAGTCCACTTGCGGAAATCTACGGAATCAAGCACGCCGCACCTATTCGCGATGATGCTTACACCGATAAAAACGCAGATGAACTAGAGCTTCGATTGCAAGAAGAACTAACGGATACGATCGAGCTATCTTTGACGCTGACGTATACGGAGCTACGACATTTCGGCGTCCAAGACATCCGCAAAGGCGACTACGTATGGTGCATGATCGATCCGTTCGGAATCAACAAGCGGATCAAAGTTGTCGGAGTTGAACGCTATTCAGATCCGAATAAGTCCCCAGTTTACACATTCGGAAAGCTGAAACGCGATATTAAAACGGACATGAAAAACTTTCGGAAGACTGAGAAGCGCGTATCCAAGTTGATTGATGCGTCCGGAAAAGTAAAAGGGACATCGGTAGGTTCCGGAATACGTATCGGAAGCGATGCGAACTTTGACGACGGTTATGACCCGACAACTATTCCGAAATACGGACCGGCGACGGCGGTTTCCAATGGATTGATGACGTCAAACGACTTTCAGAAGCTACAAAGTATCGTAGTCGGTCCGGATGGCAAACCGCAAGTAGACATGGCAAGTTCATCTAAAGCCGGATTAATATCGTCATCTGATTTTATAAAACTATCGAAGATCATCGTCAGTTCTTCCGGAGCAAACGTGGACCTTAATAAACTTGTATCGGATTTATCGGCGCTTACTGCGAGAGTGGTCGCGCTAGAATCAAAATAAAGGAGGAACTAAATGGCTAACGTATTTTTAAAGCGGATCGCGTCGGCGTGGGACCGCATTGCTCGTAATAACTTGAACGATAACTTCGATAGTATCGAGCAAGGCTTTACGAAAGCGGCCGCCGAGCTAAATGCCCATAAAAACGCATCGCCCGCACACAAGTCCGAGCAAATTCAGCACGGGCTTTTTACGGCTGCTAATCGCCTAGATAACTTAAACGCTCGCTTTGCGAATCTAGTCGTTAACCACGACGGTGAAGACGTCAAAGAAGTCGTCGATCTGCGGGTAGCACTCGATGCATCTACGCATCCGACGGCGAAAGACAGATTCGACTATGACTTCGCGAAGCTGATGAAAAAGATCGAAGATATGGCGGTATTTGTTTCGTTGCGTCCGTACTTAGAGAAATACGGAAACTTCGATGACGCGATGCAAGCGGCGCTGGACCTGTCGAAGTCAACGCCCATTACGCTTGTGGTTCCGCCTGGGAACTATACGCAAACGCGAACGCTTCGGATTTTCAGAAACACGCGACTAATCGTTCAGGGCGGTGCAGTTATCAAAAGAAACTTCGTCGGTTCAATGCTAGTCAACGGACTTGAAACGGATAATTTCAGCGGCTATAACGGGCACGGAAATATCGTGATTGAAGGCGGAGGCACCTTCGACAGCAACGGCGCAGTAATCAAACAACAATGTTCCGTGTTTGGATTTGCGCACGCTGACGGAATTATCATCCGGGATATTACCGTACTAGATGTATGCGGAGGGCACGCATTTGACTGCGCTGGAAATCAGAACGTCTTGATCGAGAACGTTAAGTTTAAGGGATACGCTGACTACGTAGGCGATCGATGGTTCTCGGCGGCCATTCAGATCGACTTAATGCGTTCATCAGCAAACTTCGGCGCGTTCGGTTCGTACGATCAAACTGTCACACGGAATATCGTCATTCGTGGCAACTATTTCGGCCGTTCAAGCAAGCTAGGCGGCTGGGCGCGTGCCGTCGATTCTCATACGAGTACGGACGGTGTTTGGTATTCGGTCATCCGAATCCTAGATAACGTCATTGAGGACACGACAGAGTACGCAATCAGCGGCAACAAATGGTACGACACGAGAATTAGCGGCAACAAGATAAACAACTGCGCTTCCGGTATTCGTATTCTTCTTCCGAGAGTCACGACGCAATACACGCAGGATGCAAACGGAAATCCTACGGGGCGCGTCAATAAAACGAAGCACCACGTTATCACAGAAAACACGATCACCAACATTACGAAGAATCATGCGATTCAGGTATACGGTCGTAAAGACTATCAGACGATCGACGACGTAGTTATTTCCGGCAACGTAATAGATGGTGTTGTTGCGCGCCACGGAATACACATCTCCGACGTTTACAACTATACGATTGCAAATAACGTAGTCGACAACGTAGGTCACCACGGCATTCTGATAACCCGAAGCACTTACGGTTCTGCAACGGCTAATACTTTGCGGGGCGTCAAGGGAAACGGAATCCGTATCGAGGAAGGGCGCTGTAATAACGTTACTGTCGCGAATAATGTGTTAAAGGACGTCGGCTTTTCCGGAATCTCCGTATCGGGGGACTCACGGAGAGTACGCGTCTTTTTTAATACGCTTGTAGATGTCGGAACGCGAGCAACCGAAAGCGACGGTTATGACGGGATCATTTTCTTATCCGGCGTTGCGCGGTCTATGTGCGCGTTCAACGACATTACCGGACTAGGAATGCGTCATGGTATTTATCTGACGAATACATGCTCGCAAATTTCATCGTACGGAAATTACGTTAAAGGTGCGGGCTTTGACGACAGCTATAACGACAACAGCGTCGACCCAATCACTTCGACTGCGAACGTTATTTAAAGGGAGGAAAACGGATGTTAGCAAAAGATGGCGCTTTGTCATTCGACGTCAATGCGCAAACAAAGCGGCCTATCAATGCCGCCATACAATTCAGCACGCAAGATATAAAAACGGCGCGTCTATCCTTTAAGCTCACGAAAGATGGCGTTCCTTTACCGTTATCGGCGGTCGTAGGTAAATTAGTCCTTTCGATGGCGGATGGAAGCCGTTTTATACGAGCAATCACACTAGTAAATAAGCCAGAAGGACTGGCCGAGTACGTTTTATCGGCGGATGAAATTCGTCATTATGGAAACGTAAAAGCCGAATTGATTCTTTATTACACGAACGGCCAAGCGCTATCCATTCATAAATTCGGATTCAGCATCGAGCAGTCACTTATCGATCAAAATATCGTACCCGTTGCGGAATATTACATCGATGACTTTGAAACGCTGCGGGGTCAAATTAACGATCTTTATGACGATGTAGTAGCAACCGTCGCCGAAATCGAAGCAAAATTCGAAGATTTAGACAACGTTGAAACGAAGGTTGGAGCGCAAGAAAAAGTAGATGATCACGCAAATAATTCGGATGTCCATGTCACTGCGAAGAAGAAAGCGGAATGGGACGCCAAGGAGACGACGGCCGGCGCGCAAGCAAAAGTAACCGCCCACGCAAACGATGCTATAAAGCACGTGACTAACGAAGAGCGCTCGACATGGAACTCGAAGGAAACTACGTCGGGGGCGCAGCAAAAAGTAGACGAGGCATTGCAGACGGCGAAGGATCTTATGGCTAACTTTCAACAGCGCAAAATCACTGAAGATACTGGCCTGCCCTTAATATCGTTAAAAGACACATCCGGAAGCATTTTAGAGTCCATAATCAACAACGGATTGGGGCAGGGCACGTTTTACGCAATCGCCCGGTCGCGCGACTTACCGAATACCCGATCATTTAGGGGATTTTACCACATGACCGATGCTACAAATGGTAAAGGAACATTCGGATGGGTGTACGCGACAGATTACTTCAATAACGTTTATACGAATTATCTCAATAATAACGTATGGAGCGGATGGCGTCGGATACTAACGGATGCAGATGCTACCCCAACTTGGGAAACGCCGTCTTTAGGTAACGGGTGGAAGCAATACGTATCGCCGGACGGATTTCCTCACACGGTACGCTACACGAAGGACGCGTTCGGTGTTGTTGAAATCGTCGGCTCAATTGCAGGCGGGGCACTCGGTAATAACGTCGCCGCATTCACGTTGCTACCCGATTACTTTCCGATTCAATCAATGCATTTTATCGGAGTGGCTTCGAGTGTGGGAACGACGAATGTTCCGCAATACCACCGTACGTATATCGGAACAGACGGAAAGGTTTGTATTCAATCGTGCTCTAATACGGCTAATCCGAACGAATTTATCACGTTTGGCTTCCGTTTTAGGGCGGCGAAAGTATAGGAGGTGCTTTAATGATACGCGTATATAAATACGATGAAAATTACGTGTGGCAACCAGCCGAAGAAATACTCGTCGACGTTGAGAATGGCGAAGAGGTACCGGAGGGCTTCACGTCAGCTAAGCCGCAGGATGGTTTGTTTATCGCGACGTTTAATCCGGATAAAGAAGAGTGGTTCGAAGGGGCTACTCAGGAATATATCGACAGTCTCTTTCCGGAAGCGGCTCCGTCTGAACTCGAACTTGTACGTCAACAGCAGGCGGAATTGGTTTTCACATTAATGATGAAGGGAGTGATTTAATGAACTGGTTCTCGATCATCAAGAAGTTTTACGGGGACGGGGATTGGACGAAGGAGCAAGTCGCAGCCGCGGTCGTTATGAAAAAGATCACGCCGGAACAATACGAAGAAATTACGGGAGATAAATACGAAGCTGATAAGCCGCCGGCCGAAGAGTCGTAGGCTTTTTATTTTGGAAGGAGAGACGTATGTATGGCGGAGCCGAGCAATACCGAATTAAACGAAAAGATTTCGGACATTCGCGAGTGGCTCGTTCGTATCGATACTAAGGTCGACTTTTTCAACGATGTTAAAACAAAAGCAGACCAAGCGGACGAGAAAGCGGATGAAGCGTTGGCACTCGCAAAAGAAAACCGCGCAGACATTTTAGACATGCGCGCAAATACGAAGTGGGTTTGGGGCGTGATGCTTACGGTAGTGGGTTTGTTGCTATCGCTAGGTCTCGCGCTTTTTAAATAAAACGAAAAGGGAGACGATTGTATGACGATTAAAGTGACGCAGGATCTTGTATCTCCGAGTAAGTACGGAATTAAATGTCCGAATGCGATGGACGCGAAATACATCACGTTCCATAACACAGCTAACGATGCGCCAGCTAAAAATGAAATCTCGTATATGAACGGAAATAACAATCAGGTATCGTACCACTTCGCAGTAGATGACGTAGAGGTTCGTCAGGGGATACCGGTAAATAGAAACGCTTGGCACTGCGGAGATGGCTCCGGACCAAACAGCGGAAACAGAACGTCAATCGGCGTTGAGGTGTGCTATTCAAAATCCGGAGGCGAGCGCTATAAAAAGGCAGAAGCATTGGCGATTAAATTCATTGCGCAGCTTCTAAAAGAACACGGATGGGGCGTCGATCGCGTCAAAAAGCACGAAGATTGGAGCGGAAAACACTGCCCGCATCGTGTGCTCGATGAAGGTCGTTGGGGCGCAGTTAAATCGGCTATTGCGAAAGAGCTCGCAGCACTAAACGGAACCAAAGCGCCTGCAAAAACGGGCACAGCGACTAAGCCGGTGAAAGCGACTAAACCAAAAGCGCCGTCCAAAAAATTAGCGGTACCGACCGGCGTGATCCGTCAAGGTGCTCGCGGCACGGCAGTTACGCAACTTCAGAACGCATTGGCAGCCGTATATTTCTACCCGGACAAAGGGGCGAAGAATAACGGCATCGACGGCATCTACGGTCCGAAAACGGCTAACGCAGTCAAGCGATTCCAGTCGACGCAGGCAGGCATCGCAAACGACGGTATTTACGGGTCCGCAACACGCGCCAAATTAGTGGCGGCACTAAAGAAAGCGGGGTATAGCGTATGAAGAAGAATATTAGCGCAGGAACGGTGACTCGATTTATTTTACTTGCGTTGGCTCTCGTAAATAGCGGGCTAACGATGTTTGGCGTGCAGACGATTCCGGTAGACGAGGCGGCGGTGTCCGATTTTATTGCGCTGTTGTTCCTCGGGGCGACTTCGCTTTTGGCGTACTGGAAAGATAACGATGTATCCAAGAAAGCGCGCGAAAGAAAAGCGTTAGATGAGGTCGGCAAGAAATAAGAGGAACTTTCGGCGGTTGCTTACGTATAAAAACGTAGGTAGCCGTTCTACATAACAATAACGTATAATTAAAAGAAAAAGGTCGTGGTTAAATGAAGCGTGTTAGACTACTTTTTTCTATAGTAATAGCCTTGCTGATAGTTGCGGGGTGTTCGTCGAATACTCAGCCGAGTAGTAAAGACGAAGAGGTCCAAGCGGAAGAAACCAACGCAAATGAAAACTTACGTGAGGACAGCGATCTGTGGGCCTATAGTTCGGAAATTAATGACGAGGATAATATCGACGGGCTGAATATAAAAGTTGATCGAATTCTTATTTCGCCGTCAAGCGCCCATATCGCAATAAAAGGTTCGATCGAAAATATCGGCCATTCTTCCTTCGAAGCCTTTCCGGCATCCGAAACGATTAAGTTAAACACAGGTGAAGAACTCGGTCCGGAAGAATTAATCAAAGTATCGGAAGAAGGTACGCCTAAGCTGAAGAACAAAGGCGATAGGCTCGACTTCTTTTACGCATGGCCTATGTCGAATACGTCACCAAACGAAGTTACTAGCGTTAATTTATCGTGGGAAATTTACGAAATGTCCGGTAAGGACGTTTCTGACACGTCTTCATTTACGCGCGAATATACATTTAATCAATAACGAAAAGCCCCGTCCCTAACCGGATGGGGTGTTTTTTACGTTTATCAGATCCGCAAACTTAACGAAATTAGTATCGCCTCGATTATCCTTCACACGAAATTCCTTCCGTAGATGGTCCACGTATACAACGCGGCCACTTACTTCGCGAACAAAGCCGTCATCGTACACTTCGAAGTCTAGCGGCAGGTCTTCGCTCACCGCCGAAGATATAACGTACTCAAATTCGCCGACCTGCTCCTCACTTAATACCGGTCGATCTATTTTCTGCTTCGCGAGATGTAATTGACGCAAAGCCTCGTTATGTTCCGGCAATATGAACTTCATCTGCCAGCGATTTTGATCTTTTTCCTCATTCCACATCGGCGACACCTCCGGTTAAATTATAACCGAATGTGTGTTCGTTTATCAATCGTTACTTTTATACGCGCTATTCACTGCTTCTCGCAATTCTTCATCGACGGAAGGGGCGTCGTTATCAATTTTGAAGAACAGCTTCTCGAGTAGTTTTTCTAATTGTTCTATATTAGTGCGTAAATATCCGTCATTTTTGGTCTTGGATAATTCGTAAATTCGTTCATTTTTCAAGTCGTTGAGTTTATTTTTAATTTCAGATAGTTCCCTAAAATAACGTTTACTTACAGTCTTTTCCTCCATGTTTTTTCCTCCTTAGATTTAAGTTCATCGTACCTCAAACAATTTATTCATATCGCGTATCTCTAAAACTTCGCATATCTTTCCGATGTGCGATCGATTAACCGTCGTTCTTTGTTGTTGTGATAATTCACTGATAACGTTCGGGCGTAATCCTGCTTTTTCCGCGAGTTCCTTTTTAGTCATGCCGATTTCTGCGAGAAGATCGTCTAACTTTACGTATAACTCCATCGAATTACCTCCGTTTCTATAAGTTGAGTATATCGGAATATCGCTATCGTGTAAATAAAAATATTGACATATCGATATTTATTTCGTTAATATTAAAATAACGATATAGCGATATGGAGGGATCGACATGCATTACTTAGCGGAACACCAAACGTTCTCATCGACGCAGGCCCTAAACACGGCCGTCTACGAACATATCAAACGAAACTCATACGACTTATCAGATACGGCGCGGGCCGCACTTAAACAGATCGCACGTTATGCGGTTAAATTCGCAGGCGCAGCGCATCTCAAAGCGGAAACTCTAGCGGACCTGATCGGTAAATCCGTCAAGACGGCACGCCGCGTTCTTAATCAACTGGCTGCGCTGAACATCGTCAAGAAGGTCGCAACGACTCGTAAAATCAACGGGGGCAAGGGCGCAAACATAATCGTCATCTTACCGTTAGACGCGAATGACCAGTCGACAGTGACCACTCGCCAGGCGCCGGAAAACGCCGATGTACCAACGGTTGAGACGGCGAAAATCGAAAATGAACCATCGGATTCTATTAATCTTAAAAATAAAAAGCACGTTAAAGATACGGCTACGGTGCCGGCTGAAGCGCTGAAAAACTCGTTGCCAACGGAAATCTACAACGCTATGAGTCGCTTCTTTGACGCAGCAGAAATCTATAAATATTACGGATTGTTATTGCGTGCTAAGGCTTCCGTAGATCCTGCGTTAATGATCGAACATGATCCGGAGCCGTTCGTAGATGCGTGGTACAAAACGATACTCAAAGCGAAATTGAACGAAATTAGCCGTTTTGATGATTACGTGTATATTTCGTTCCAACGTGCAGCAAGCGAGGCAAAACGCCGTAAAATGCGTGGTAAATTAGAGGCGTTCGAGGCGTTTATCGAAGCGGAATAACTGGACGCAAAAAAAAAAGACGGCAACTAAGCCGTCCTATCGTTTTCGAAAAGTCTTCCGTTCCTTATTTAATTTTTCCGTAATTTGAACAAGCGGAGAATGTTTTGAATGTTGTTCTTTCAGCGAGCTTTTAGACAAGTGAGTGTACCGTTTAACCATACGCATATCTCTATGGCCAAGCATCGCTTGTAAGTGCCGAATGTCTCCGCCGTTTTCTAAGTACATCGTAGCGCCAGTGTGCCGGAATAAGTGAGGGTGTACCTTTTTAGTAATACCGACTTGTTCTGCGTATCTATTTAATTGTTTCCGAAAATGGTTCGTCTCTAATTGTTCTCCGTAGTTACTTAAGAATACGAAGGGACTTTCGAAGTCTTCGTTTTCTATAAGAAGTTCTTTTATTAAGTTCATCGTTTTCCTTTCGAGAGGGACGAATCTTCCTTGACGTGTTTTAACGTCCCATGCGCTGAAGTAAACGGTACTTGACGCATAATCTACGTTTTCTTTCGTTAATGATAAGATTTCGCCGATGCGGGCCATTGAATCGACTAGAAACGTCATGATTACATAGTCGCGGAAACCTACGAACGTCCGCTGATCCGGGGCACTTAAAAGCCTTCGTAATTCATCCGGAGATAGTATGTTTACCATTTCTTCCGGATCGCTAACTAGCTTCGTATCATCAAACGGGTTTAGTAGTGCCGATCCTTCGTGTTGAGCAAACCGAAAGAGGGTCCGTAGTGTTTTTATATAATCGTTTACGGACTTCGGCGACATACCGGGCGTTTTGTGTTCGTCTTTTTTGAACTTGTGGCCGTCGAATTTAACCCGTTCGTGCAACAAATACGCAACAAAGCCGCGTGCAAAGTCGACGTCTATATCACGTATGTCATCGTCTAGTCCGATCATGCGCGCGTATTCTAATAGGTAACGACATGCCCTCCGGTACCGGTCGATTGTTTCCGGTGCTCTATTTTCCGCGAGCTTTGCTTCGCATATTTTCTCGCAGATAACCGAGATTGAATACGTTTTGCCGCGCGATGTTTTAGTAATCGTCCTTTCCGCCTTAACGCGCTTACCTTTCCGTCGTTCTGAATGCATTAAAAAATCGCCTCCTATTTCGTATAGAAGACGATCGATTTACCGGTGCGCTTCACTGCGCGTTATAGGAGCGGTACACTACGATAAGTCATCGCTTAAGTCACCGTTAAGCAAACGTTGATATACCGCCGTTAAACCGGAGTATGGAGCATAGCGGGATCGAACCGCTGACCTCTACGCTGCCAGCGTAGCGCTCTCCCAGCTGAGCTAATGCCCCGGGATGTTTCAACAAATATTATTATATTTAATTCCCCCTTAGAATACAAGGGGGAAGGCTATTTTTTTATTTTTAATGAGAAATCTCTCAAATTTGTATTAAGCATTATTTTTAACCTTGGGGACGACTTGGGGACGGAAATTTCCTCTCTCTGAATTTGTGTTCCTCAGATGTTTAGGATCAAACTTGTTAAAGTGATTTGCTGCACTCTTTTTCATTTCATCTGTTACATGGCCGTATATATCAGATGTTGTTCTGGCGCTAGCGTGTCCGGCACGTCTTTGAATAGCGCTAATGCTTTCGCCAGCTTCCATTAATAAAGCAACCATAGTGTGACGCAAATCATGTAAACGGATATTTTTTATTTTATATTTTTGCGTGATTCGATTCCATTTGGTAGTAGGTGTTGTGAAATAATAGGGCTTTCCAAACCCACTATGAAAAATGTATTGATGATCTCCGCCCTCCCAGGCATCATCTAGCTTTTCCTTTTCTCTTTTCCACATATGATAATAAAGTGACAGCTCATTCATATACCAATCCGGCATCTGCACAAACCGTTTTGAACTTTTAGACTTAGGGTCTTTTACATGCGGTTTTCCTTGAATTGTCTTTGAAAGTGAACGATTAATTTTAAATCCACCAGCATCCCAATCCACGTCTAAATGCCATTCAAGTGCAAGACCTTCGCCTCGTCTCAATCCACCTATCATCGCTGCTAAGAAATAAAGTCTCCATTTAATATCAACTTCTTCATATAGAATCTTAATACATTGAGCAGCTTCATCCGCTTCGAAATAGTTCATTTCCTTCTTCTCGTTGACTGGCAAGGGCAATCCCTTCATTGGATCAATCTTGATAATCTTCCATTCTTCAGCTGCGGTTTTAAAAACTACCTGCAGTAATTTAAAAATATCTAATATTGTTCTCTCTCCTAATCCTCCTGGCTTTCCATCTTTTCTCGCGCCATCCTTTGATAAATCATCTAAAAAGTCTACGATATGTAAACTCTTTATCCGTTCTATCCTCATATGTCCAAAAACGGGGAGAATGTGATTTTTTAAGAGACTCCAATAAACATCCGATGTTGTCAAAGAATAAGGTTTTCCACTCTTTTGGTAGAGCTTTTTTTCTTTCCACTTATAGATGAAGGATTCAAAGGTTAGTTTTTCTGGTTCGATATATTCTCCAGAATTCACTTCCATCTTGAACTGATAGAGTTGATCCGAAAGGTATTCCTGCAATTTTCTTTTTGTTTTTAACAGTTTATGATCTTCTATACGAATAGTTTTATATTTTCTTAACCTTTTGCCATTAGCATCATATCCAGTTTCAACAACTAATCTAAAAGAATTGCTGCCTCTTTTTTCAATGCTAGCCATATAAAACGCTCCTTGTCTGAGAAAAAACTTTTTGATTGTAAAGGTTTAATCGATGCTTCGCAAATGATGGAGTGACTTTAAAAGTTTTAGTTAAAAATTGAATTGCTTGGTCAGGGTCTACAGGTATATTTACTGATCTCAACATAAAAGTTGGTACTGCAAAATGGTACATAAAATTATTCGACTTCCATTCTTGATATAACCTAAATGAATCGGGCATCATCAGTTGATTTCCCTTATGAAAAAGAATGTGGCCAACTTCATGACAAAACTTTTCCCATCTAATGCTTTTATTCAATCTCTTATCTAAGATAATAATTTGGGTATCCTTATTAATTATGGCTCTTGATGAAATGTCTTTATAACAAACTTCAATCCCTAATTTTTCAGAAATAGTATCAATAGATTGTTCAGAAGGATTTAAGATTTTCATTTCTGCATATAGTCTATTAACGTTATCTTCTAAATGAGTATAGATATATTTCAATTTAATAAGCTCCTTCAAGTTAGTTTCGGGAACTGGTGTTCTATTTTTGGGTAAAAATAAATACTCTTATCGAGCATTTATTTTAAATTAACTGTTAATTCTTTTGGTTCGGAAACGCTATCCAAATTTTCGTCAAATGGAGCACTCATCACAATTCTAACGCTTTGTATTTTAGAAACATCAGAATCAATAGGTACAGCAATTTGATATTCTCTTTTCGCATTACCAAAAAGTTTCATATCATATTGTTCAATGTCAGTATAAAGGTTATTATTACTGACCTTAATCTGTTCTTTAGTGTTTAAAATTAAATGACTAATACCAGAAAAATTGATAGTTTCTTTATCTGTATTCTCTACAGAAAATTTAATATCAATAAAATGAAAAGGGTTTGTTAATTCAAAATCAATTAAACTTTGATATTCAGTTAGTCGATCATCAGGAATATTTGACAACTTCATTAAGTTGACATGTTCAAAATTTATATTGAGCGGGCCCATTTTCTGTGATTTAATTTTTTCTTGGCTTTTTAAGTAATTAAATAATTCTCCTGTTTCATCATCTTTGTAACTGTCATTTGTCTGTTTTTCATTTGCTTCTTTTTGCTTTTTCTCTGAAACTTTTTCTTGTGAGTTTGCAGAAGGTTCATCTGTCGTCTTAGTTGAGTTACATCCAGCTAAGAGAACGAGCAATGATAGGCAAATTACAAACATTGATTTCTTCCTCATAATTGCCCCCTAAAGGAATCATTTGTTCTGTTTTTTTTCTCTCTCTTTTCTCTTTTTAAACAACTCGTATACCACTTCAAATTCTTCAATTAATTCTTCCACATCTTCCGGTTTACTATCAAAGAACAATCCGTCATGGGATTTTGCCCACTCATAAATCTTTCTTTGATACTGAGTCAGTTTGGGACTTTCAGAATTACTTGTCTCACTCTCATCGATGTAACCAGCTTTGATCATTAATTCTTCATAATCACATTGATATGCTTTAGAAATTAATTTTAGTGTTTCTGGAGTTGGTTTGATTTCTTTACCTGTTCTTGGGTCTTTCCCATTTTCAATTTTCCCAAGGTAGGTATGACTTATGCCAATTCGTTTGGCAGCTTCTCTTTGAGACAGTTTTCCTCTTGCTTTTATCAAATATTCTCCAAGTTTGGACATTAGCATCACCTGTAATACGTAGTTTACATTATATTTAAATTCTTTAAAACAAAAAATGTGTAAATCATGATTGACACTACTGTAAACCTTGTGTTACTATTTGTTCAAGGAGGTGTAACACATGGTTTTCACTAACAGATTACGTGAGATCAGAAAAGGTGTTGGAATGTCAATATCTGAATTGGCAAGAAGAACTGAAATGTCTCGCGCAAACATTACGAAAATTGAGCTTCACGGACAAGAGCCATCTGGTTTCACTATGCTGAGAATTGCAAGTGTTTTAAATAAAGATCCAAGGGATATTTTTTTTGAGTCGAGTGGTACACAAGAGTTACAAAATGAAAAAGAGAATACCGGTTAATAAATTGATTTTTGCGGTTCTTATGGTTTACAAATTCTGAAGGAGGTTTTTAAAATGCCAACAAAATCAACTATGAACGTTCAAGAAACGGCTGATTTTCTTGGAGTCCATCATGACACTGTTTACACAATGGTGAAAGAGCGGCAAATACCATTCTTCCGAGTAAGAAAAAGAATTTTATTTAAAAGAGAAGTTCTTGAAGAATGGCAATTAGCACAAATGGAATCCAACTTTCAGCCAGTGATTGATTAAGAATTTACCACCTTAGAATACAGCGGATATATGAGATTTCCTGTTCCAATTCGGAACATGTTCCAGATAGGAACACTGAAAGGGGGTGGAGAGCTTTTGAAGTTGGGTGTGGTGCTTCGGAAAGCCCGAGTGCAAGCAGGCATTTCCCAAGAGAAACTTGCGGAAATGCTTAGCCGCTCTCGAAGCTGCATATCAAAAATCGAAAATGATATGAAGGTACTTGATGTACCTACATACGTCAGGTGGATGGAAGCAACTAATGCGAAAGAAGCAATGATTGCTACATTATGCGGCATTGATCCACTGGCAGTCACACAGCAAATTACCGCCATTATGGCCCTGTTCGGAGGATGAAGATGAAGAAACGAAATTCGATTTTCAAAAGCATTAATAACGATGCGATAACAAGAGAAATGATCTGCATCGAAACATTACAAAAACGATTGATGAATGCATTAGAGAGTGCTGATACAGATACAGCATTGGCAGCTCACAAAGATATTGCTAAATCATTAAAACAAATTCAGCGCTATGAGAAAGAAGCCAAGATTCAACTTTTGAAAGCATCTGCAAAGATTACATCAGTAACATATCCAAAATCACTAAAAAACAAAATGAAAGGATTGATTTAGATGAAGTTTGTATTTGTGGCAAGCAAGTTAATGAAAGCAAAGGAAGTCATTGAGGTATGTAATGAGCGGTTCAGCGAGGAAGGAGAAATTGCACTGGCTCAAATCGAAACGCAATTAAAGTCACGTATGGAATTTGAACAAAGAAAAAAGCAGCAAGCTCCTACACTCACTGCTTAGTTCATGAATATCGAAATGATCGAATTTATTATATCGCTCTTTAAAGAGCACGACAAGTATTATTCTTGTCGTCCGGCTTGCGGATGGAATATATGCACACACACACTCATCCATTCCAAATGAACACCATCCGCAGTCGGACGATGCGAATAAGCATCAATAAATCATAGGAGGAAAAAGTAATGAGAGAAAAACCTGTTCTTCAACCTTTTTCAGAAAGACGTGGCGATCAAGTCCGTTTAGCGAAAGTTGGAGGGAAAATTGTGATTACTTTTCATGGGGAACCTATTTTCTTTTTCCCGAATCAAGAGTCATATGAAGAATATAAAAAGCTCACTGCTGATGCGATCAGAAGAAAGATTGGTGTTTTAGCATGAACATTGAACATCCAATGATCACTCAAATAAATGCCACTGGTTATCCAAAAGGAATTGAAGTGGTTGATGTTGTTGGAACTGACTACTTCGGGGATGAGATTTTCTCAAATGATGAGTATGTCATTGATGAGAATGTTGGAGAAATGATCCTCTTAGACAATTTGAACCGCTATTTGAAGGAGAAACTTGACTTCAAATTTGTGAATGAAAATTAAAAAGGTTCACTCCCACAAGTGAACCTTTCCCAAAAATTACAGAATAAAGTGTCAACCCCTATTATAGCAGGTTGGCACTGTAAATCAATGGAGGCTTGTTCATGACCAAAAATATCAGGTTGGCAGAACTCCATCTATCAAATTTCAAGGGTGTAAAATCATTCACCCTTGAAACAGGTGGAGAAAGCGCGAGGGTCTATGGCGATAACGCCACAGGCAAAACAACGTTGTTTGATGCTTTCATGTGGTTGCTCTTTGATAAAGACAGCCAAAACAAAAAAGATTTTGAGATCAAGACGCTTTCCAAGGAAAACAAAGCGGTAAGCGGCGTTGATCATGAGGTATCGGCTGTACTCTTAATCGATGGAAAGTCCGTTGAATTGAAAAAGGTCTATTCAGAGAAATGGACCAAGAAACGGGGATCAGCAAAGCAAGTCTTTTCTGGCCATACCACCAATTATCATGTGAATGGTGTACCAGTTAAGAAAAAAGAGTTTGCTGAGAAGGTCAATGAGATCATCTCTGAAGATATTTTCAAACTCATTACGTCCCCAAGTTATTTCAACGAACAAATGAAGTGGCAGGATCGTTTGGGCGTACTCATGGAGATCGGCGGAGCTGTGACTGATGAGGACGTAATTAAAAAGAACAGTTCTTTATCCGCTCTCCCTTCAATTTTAGATGAAAGAAGTCTTGATGAACAAAAGAGCATCCTTGCTGAAAAACGTAAAAAGATCAATAAGCTCTTGGAGCAATATCCTGTCAGAATCGATGAAATCAATCGTTCTATTGAAGATGTAACTACTCTTAACCAAGAGCAATTGAAAGAAGACTTAAAAGCAATACAGGCATCAATTGATGATATGGAGAAAGAAGCTCGCTCTATCAAAGCGGATGCAGGAGCAGATCGTAAGAAGCGTATGCTTCAGCTCGAAGGCGATCTGCAACAAATAAAAAATGACCACGACTCAGAAAGATTCCAGGTAGTGAATGAGAAAAAAGAAGCCTACTACAAAGTGAAAAACGATCTTTCTCAAATCAAGCATAACCTTGACAGCTTAAAAACTAAAAAGGATCACTTAACATCCTTTTTGTCTCAAACAGACAAAGAGCGTGTTGGGTTGCGGGAGGAATGGTCTAAAAAGTACGAAGAATCGTTTGAGGATCATCAAACAGATTGTCCAACATGCGGACAAGCACTGCCGGAAGAAAATATTCAAGCTGCTATTGAGAAATTCAATTTGCAAAAAAGCGCCTCCCTTGAGCGAATAGTGGATAAGGGAAAGCAATTAGGAATTGAATATGACAATAAGCAGAACGAGTTATATGAGGTTGATGAGAAGATTCAGCTTTTGATCATGAAAGAGAAATTTACGACAGCAGCCGTTGAAAAACTGAAAGAAGATATGGAGCAAGCTGAAGCGTCCATTGCTCCGCTCTCCAATAATCCATTTTACCTAGCCAAGATCGAGGAGATTGAGGAGATCAATAAAGAGATCCAGTCTGATGAACAAGAGACTAGTGGAGCTGTTCAATCGATTAATGAACAGATCAAGGAAAAACAGCAGGAAATGACCTTGATCCGTAATGATCTTTCTCGCATCGATCAAGCTCAAAAAGCCCTCAACCGAATTGAGGAGCTAAAGGAAGAAGAACGTAAAATGGCTGAGGATTATAACGAGGTAGAACAACAAACTTTTCTCATTGAGGAGTTTATACGCACCAAAATGAACCTTATGGAAGAACGGATAAACAGCAAATTCAAATTTGCCCGCTTCAAGCTCTTTGAAGAGCAAGTCAACGGCGGCTTAACAGAAACCTGTGAAACGCTGTATGAAGGCGTGCCTTACTCTAAAGGGTTAAACAATGCGGCACGTATTAATGTCGGTTTAGACATCATTAATACGTTAAATGAGCATTATGGTATTTCTGCGCCGATCTTCGTTGATAACAGCGAGGCGGTCACGTGTCTTATCGATGTGAATGCTCAAGTTATTAGCTTGATAGTATCCGACAAGGACAAGCAGCTGCGAGTTGAGACTGAAGACAACTTGCTGACTGTAGATTGTGAGGTGATCGCATGAGTGAAGTGGTAGAAGTGAAAGTTCTTTCAGGTATAGGTTGGGAAGATTGCAGACGTGAAAAACTTCTGATTGATGGTAAACAGGTCATGGACGTTCGTCCGCTCTCTGAATGTCCTGAAGATGCAATTTTGGAAAGAGATCTAAAAGGTCCAACGGATTTTGCTGAAATGCTAGAGACCTTTCTAAGAGAGCATAAAGGCAAAAAGGTCAGATTTATTTATGAGGAGGATACGGATGAGTAAGAATCAACTGGCAAACGTTCAAAAAGATATAACTGATGATGTGAACAATAGTCTAGGCAGATTACAAGATGATGGCCTAGTTCTTCCATCAAACTATAATGCTAGCAATGCTTTGAAAAGCGCCTTTTTTAAACTTCAAGAAGTGAAGGATAAATCAGGGAGGCCCGCTTTAGAAGTCTGCACCAGAGAATCTATTGCCAATTCCTTGCTAGATATGGTCGTTCAAGGTTTAAGCCCTGCAAAAACTCAATGTTATTTCATTGTGTACGGGAATAAATTGCAGATGAATCGCTCGTATTTCGGCACACAAGCAGTGCTGAAACGTTTGACCAATGTCAAGGATATATGGTCAAACGTGATTTATGAAGGGGATGTCTTTGAATATGAGATTGATGGAGGGCAAGAAAAACTCATTAAACATGAAACGAAGCTTGAAAACCGAGATAAAGACATCATTGGAGCATATGCAGTTGTAAAAACCATTGATGACATTGAGTTACTAACCCCGATGACAAAGAAAGAAATCGAAACTGCTTGGAGTCAATCGAAAACAAGTGGTGCGGTTCAGAAAAAGTTTCCACAGGAAATGGCCCAAAGAACAGTTATTAATCGTGCTGCCAAAAGATATATAAACACAAGTGATGACAGCGATCTACTTGTCCAAGCAATCAATAATTCAACCGAGAATGAGTATGACAATGAGAGGGTTGATGTTACACCGGATGAAGTGAAAAAAGAAATTAGTGAGAATGCTAATTCAGAAATTATTGATGTTGGTTTCAATGAACCTGAAGAAGATTCAGAACAGCACCAAGAAACACCTGAAATAAAGCAACGTGAAGAACCTGAGCCACAACCATCAAATGAACATTTTGAAAAGCCGTCTGCATTGAATGAGGAGCCACCATTTTGATTGAGATCAAAGCTATATCGTCAAGCAGTAAGGGGAATTGCTATCGGGTGACTGATGGTAAAACCCCGCTCCTTTTGGAGTGCGGTATCACCTTTAAAGAGATGCAACGTGCTTTTGATTTTAATATGCGATTTGAGGGGTGTCTCATCACCCATGAACATGGTGATCATTGCAAGGCTTTAAAAGATGTCTTGCGTGCAGGAATCGATTGTTATATGTCTCATGGAACGGCAAAAGCTCTTGGAGTGGAAAAGAACCACAGAATCAATCTTGTAAAAGCCCGACAGGCGTTTAGGATCGGCACGTGGCTAATTATGCCCTTTGATGTTCAACACGACGTATCAGAGCCATATGGCTTCCTATTGGCTAATGAGGACGGAGACAAGCTCCTCTTTGCCACTGACACCTATTACATCAAATACAAGTTCCCTGGACTCACGCACATCATGGTTGAGTGCAATTACTCTGAATCGATCTTGGATACAAATATTGAGAATGGGAGCATCCATAAAAGCATGCGTAACCGCCTCATACAGTCGCATTTCAGCTTAGAGAATGTAAAGACATTCCTAGAGGCAAATGACTTGTCAAAAGTGCAGGAAATATGGTTGTTACACCTATCTGACACAAACAGTGATGAGCAACTATTCAAACAAGAAATAGCAAAACAAACTGGAAAGGTTGTCTATGTTCCAAAATGAGCGAGCTTGTTAAAACAGCTTATCCCTATTGTTTTATTACTTTGGCTAGATCAGTAGCTCCAGACATGCGGAAAAAGGTATTGGCTATGTACATAAGCACGTATATGGCTAAGTATGAACCACATCTTGAAGTCGTAAAAATTGAAGGCAAATACGCTATTTGTAGGCTCAAACGCAAATAGTTGGGAAGGAGGAATTTGTTTGTCTACTGGATGGATTAAATTACATAGAGCTATTAGGAATCATTGGCTCTATGAAGAAGAAAGAACTTTTTCAAGATATGAGGCTTGGCTCGATCTTTTAATGATGGCAAATCATAAAGACGCAAAGGTGAAGCTCGGACTGGAAATAATTCATGTTCCTGAAGGGAGTTTAATCACCTCAGAATTGAAACTAATGGACCGGTGGAAGTGGGGGAAAGCCAAAACTAGAAACTTTCTGAAACTTCTCGAAAACGACGAGATGATTATCAAAAAATCAGACCGCAAGAAAACCACCATAACCATTTGTAATTACAGTGTTTATCAAGAAAAAGAAACCAAAGTTAGACCGCAAGCAGACCACGAGCAGACCGATCATAGACCGATTGCAGACACAAACAAGAATGTAAAGAATTTAAGAAATAAAGAATTAAAAGAAGAAGAGGAGAAGTCGCCAGTAGGAAATGATTCTCCTTTCCAACAAATCGAAGACAAGTATCTATCTCGAAGAGGTGGAGGATTGATGATCACTCCTAATGATGCACAGGCCATTGAGAGGATCATTCAGGAGCACATACCCCTTGAAGACATATTGGTGTGGATCGACGAGATATTCGATCAATACCGACCAAGACATAGAGCAGATGGCATCAAATCGTTTACTTACCTGGAGAAGGGCATTCTTGATCGATGGCATGCCAAAAACAATCAACCTAGCAACGTATCTGAATTTAAACCTAAGAAACAACAAGACAACTTATCAGCATTAGCTCAATACGCCAAAGAAAAAGGCATTAAGTTTGGAGGAGGATGATTAGCATGACTGAAGAACAAGCGATGAGTATCTTAACCAGGATAGCAGCTGCGTATCCGAGGTTCGAGCTCTCTACAGACGCGATCGGAAAAGAAAGAATCAGGCTTTGGTTAGAGCATTTAGCGGCACTGCCATATGAACCTGTTTTAAAAAAGATAGATCAGCACATTGCTGAAAAACGTTTCCCTCCTGCTATCGCAGAGATTCAAGTACATCAACCAGAACCAAACGACTTCATAGAAAAGCAGAAAGAGTGGGAAAAGAATGCAAAATTTGCGAAACGTAGAGGCTGAACAGTTTCTGCTGGGTTGCATCATCCTTGAAGGCGATCTAATCAAGGAAACAGCCTTAGAGTCTAAGCATTTTGCTGAAAAGCGTCACAAGCAAATTTTTGAAGCGATGAGGGAAGTGGACAAGCTAGGTAAACAAGTGGAAATGGCCAATATCGCTGCATCTATGGGGGACACTTTAAATGCAGTTGGTGGATTTGAATACTTAACCAACCTAGCGAGCGCTGTTCCATCTACTCATTCATTTGAAACCTATGAAACATTAATTTACGAGGCTTTTAGACTTAGAGATTTGCAAAGTGCTGCTTTAGCATTTGCCAGTTCCCCTACTGATGAGGGCATCACCGAGCTTTATCAAAAAACAATTGAAGCTCAAGAGGTTGGTGTAAAAGAGACTCGTACGAAAATGGATGTTCTAACAGATATATACATGAGCATGGAAGAAGATCATGGTGATCTGACTGGAGTCAACACGGGTCTTGCGGATCTGAATGCCATGACAGGCGGTTGGCAGAAGAGTGATTTGATTATTGTGGCTGCCCGTCCATCGATGGGTAAAACAGCGTTCGCTCTTAACCTTGGTCGTAATAATGCACTAAATGGTGGAGTTACCGACATATTTTCACTGGAAATGTCTGATACACAATTAACACAGCGTATGTTAAGCAGCATAGGGAGTATTGAAGGCACGAAGTGGAGGAATCCAAAGAGATATTTTAGTGAGGATGATTATGATAGTGCCCATAGTGCGATGGGCGAATACGAAAAATTAGACATTTATATTCATGATCACCCCACTCAAACCGTCGCAGATATCCGGTCCCAGATCCGTAAAACGAAAAAGGATCATCCTGATCAAGATCATTTAGTCATCATTGACTATTTGCAGCTTATCACGCCGATTGGTAAATCCGAGAGCAAAAACCATGAGGTTGGTGAGATCACGAGAGAACTTAAAAATATGGCCAGAAGTTTCAATGTTCCTATCATTTTGCTATCGCAGCTCTCACGTGGAGTTGAACAGCGGCAAGATAAACGTCCAATGATGTCTGATTTACGAGATTCAGGGAGCATTGAGCAAGATGCTGATATTGTGACCTTCCTTTATCGTGATGATTACTATGACAAAAAAAGCGAAGCTAAAAACATTGTAGAAATCATTTTTGCAAAACAACGAAATGGATCAACAGGAACAATAACCGCTGCCTTTGTGAAAGAGTACGGGAAGTTTATAAATCTATCGCGGCAAATGGAAGCCGCAATGTGAAATGAGGAATGAACATGTCAATCAATAGCAATCAGCGTAAACAGTTCTTGCTAAAAGAATTGAAGCGCATTGGATATAAACCGAATGAATTTGAAAGTCTCGATAAACTATCACTCTATGATCTTGAAATGCTAGTAATCACGAAAAAGAGTGAGCGAGGGAAAAGTATTGAAACATACAATGCCAGGATGGAGATTGAGGAGGAAGCAGAGTGATTAAATTACAAATCAAAGACAGCACTACGGGTAAAGAAGTGAATTTTGAAGCAGATAATTACACCGCTGAGGAGTGTGGTCGAATGATCATACAATTAGCCACATACATGCATGGGGGGCCTTTAAATAAAAATGGAGTACAAAGGATTCCACGTTCTGTTCCGTCTCCTGTTAGAAGGACAGAAGAAGCAATCCATACTGATATCGCTGGTATCGTGAAAGGAAAAGAACAATGAGATTTGTCGGCATTGATCCTTCAACGAAAACAGGGCTCGTGATTCAAGATGCAAATGGGAATGTGATTCTTGACAAAGAAATAATCTCAGCAGTAAAAGGAGATCCGCAACGCTTTATGGACTTGGCCAGCCAAATAATTAATTTAATAGAACCGAATGACTTTGTGTGTATTGAAGGGTTTTCTTACGGTTCTAAAGGAGCGTCAGTAGACATTCAATACGGCATTGGTTGGCTAATAAGAGCGAGACTTATAAACAAAAAAATAGATTATGTAGACGTTCCTCCAACCACTTTGAAGAAGTTCGCAACAGGAAAAGGAAACGTTAAAAAAGATCAAATACCTGTACCTGTTTATAAACGTTGGGGGTTTGAACATAAAAGTGACAACGTGATAGACGCATTCGTCTTGGCTCAAATAGCTCGTTCATTAAAAACAAAAGTAGATTTAACAAAATATCAAGAAGAGGCTTTGAAAAAAATTTCTTAATTACTAGGAGGAACAAATATGTCTTTTGTGAATTTTGATGGTTTCGTTAAAAAAGTGAATCACAAGCCTAAAGGTGTCACCGAATTGGTTCTTGAGATTTCAACGAAGGAGCTAGGAAACAGCATTCAAAACCTTGCTGAAATGATTGATAATGATGTGCGAGTTGAAATTGAGAGCGATATTGTCCGCTATAACGTTCAAATCAATGCGAACACTGAGCGACCGATCGTAAATTATCAAGTAGACCAGAGCGGAGTGGTTCACATAGCTGATCCTGAGCCGGAACAGTTAGAGGCTGAACTAGGTTTGCCAGAAGAAAAACCAAAAATTGAAGAAAAACCTATGGAGATTGAGCGGGAAGTGGTTGATCGGTTCATCGTTGAAGGTATGGCTCCAGAACAGGAAGGTTTTCCTGAGAATATGGCTGAAATCGCTAAACGTCGCATTGAAGGTGAATCATACCGCAAGTTGGCCACTGAGCTTGAGATGTCATCTGGCGCCGTCGTTGATCTGATCAATGACTACCGAGCGGCGGTTGCTCCACTAGCTGAAACATGGTGGGACTGGAAACAGGATCAAGCCAATGAAGCTGAACCATTACAAAAAGAAAATGCTGAAGAAGCAGCTGAAGACGAAAAGGGTTCAGAGGATAGCGTTCCAGATGAATACGATCTTCCTAAAGATGATCAAAAAGATGAGGAAGACGGGGCTGCATAAGGTGGCACGCAAACGCTCAAAACGGTGGTACCTGCTTTATCGCATAGAGGATGGACAGCGCGTCCACCTCTATGAACCACTCAAGAAATATGAGTTGATAAGCCGGATGAAAAAAGGATGGAGGATTGTCAGATGATTAATAAAATCAAGTTCTTCTTCAAAAATAAACACTTCTTTTGCTTCAAATGTAAAAACATAGTGTCGGTTGAGCGAGGCTATGAGTTGGAATTTTGCACACGGGTTTTCAATGGTCCTTACTGCTCGAAGTGCGGAAGGAGCTTCAAGAAATGAGAAAGATTGTAGAAGGCGATTGGGTGGAAGCTTTGGGTGAAGTTAATCGCAGAATGTTTCATATATCTGGTTACGTCGTGAAAATCTCTGAAGATGAACTTTTAGTGAAGTCGCTTAAAGGAAAGTATACGGCTGTTCCTAAACATTGGGCTAAAAACCTGGATGTAACGATCACTGAAGATGATTTGAAGGCTCTGATTGACTTGTCCTTAGACTTAAATGACGAACACCTATTTAGAATGTGTGTGCGTGATTTGCAAGCTCTCCAGCGCAAATAAAAAGAGCCAAAGCACAAGGCTCCGACTCTAATGAATATCGACAATTCATTATAACATGGGAGGCCTTGTGCGCATGAATAATCCTTACAAACCTATAGACTCAAACATCTCCGTTGATAGCTTTATGACAAAGGGAGAGGTCAAAGTCATTATCCTAGATGGCCATTCCAATGAAGTGTTCTTGGCGGAAACACCGATGTACGGAAAGATGGAGATCACGACACGTGATGGCCAGTTCACAAATTTAAATTACAGCAGTTCACACAAAATAAATCTATAGCAGGAGCGTCCTCCTGCAGGGAGGCATTCAAAATGAAAGAAATCTGGTATTCAAAATCACCATACGCTGAATTTTGTATCTTCAATACAGCGAGCGGATATGTTGCCTATTGGCGTTCTGATCTATTAACAGATGCAAAATGGAGCGAGTATGACACATATCAATCCTATCCAGCAGCACGTCGGAATCTTGGTAAAGTCGGCTGTGCTGGAAGCATGAAAAGGGTCGAGCGGTTACCTTGGGAAAGCGTGGCATGACCTTGAAGGGAATATGTCTTACTGATGAGTTTACACCGCTAGAAAAGGGCGTAGAATACTTTCTCTTTCCTCTCGGTGCCGCTCATTATTATGTATCAAAATTTGATAGTCATGGCTCACACTATGGAGCATTTGAAGCCAGGCATTTTTTAATAAAGCAAAAAGAACAACACCAGGAACGCTGACACTGTTCTGAGGGAGGATCATATGGAGTTTAAATCTGCAAACATGTCATATGCAGGGCTTTGGATGGCGCTAGATGACATCAAACGACGTATAGGGGATGCGGTGCTGTCTGGTGATCGCATCAGTAACCCATACATCAAAGCGCAAAAGAAGAAAGCTGAAACAATTAAAGATGAGCTGCTACGCCGATTTAATGAACAGGCGCAAGCAAAATTGAAATAAGAAAGGAAGATCATTGTGAAACTGAGAAGCATTTTTTATTTAAACGTACAAGGCATAAGACTTTTGGGAGGATGGGATCACTATCCTAGTGAGGACGAAATGCGAAACGCATTAATTGAAATGTATGGATCTTGTACTCAATTAGGAGAACGGCCAATTATTTTTGAAGTCATTAAGCAAAACACGTTTTATCAAGGCGATATACAAGATTTGCAGGGGGGAGCACGATGACCAAAAATAAAGCATTTCAAATAACTCTATCATCCGGCGAAGTGATCATGCGAAACAGCGAAGGCATTTGTGCATCTAAGTGTCCTGGAATTAATTATGAAATGGCCGTTTCTCAGGATTATGTCATCGATTGTTTAGTGCAAAATATTCAGGAATATAAACAGCAGAAAGAAAGAACATTGCAGAGGCATTATGACATGTTTTTGTCATTATATCGAGAAGCAAAGCAGAATTATTCAAATGATTGGGAATTAAAACATGATTCCCCTGCCAACTATGCTGAACATGCAAAAACTGTTCATACCTTAGCTTTAGGGATGGGATTTGAGTTGAAAAAAGAAGCGGAAGGGGAATGAAGATGAAATTTTACGAGGTGCATGATCCATATTACGCATTGATCAAAGCGAAAAACGAAGAAAATGCTATGACAATCTATACTGATGTTGTCGCTGATGATGATGGCGGCTTAACAGAAGAAATAACCGAAGTTACGGGAACGTATGCAACAATCAGATACAGCCGAGTAAATGGAGAGGACAATAAAACAATACCAGTTGAAGAAGTGCTAGAGCATTTAACAAGTGAAGAAGAAATGGTGCTGATCATTGACGGGAGCTTGCTATGAATAAAAAAGAGGGGAATTTCCCTCTTTTAAAAGTAGTATTCATGTAAGTGTTGAGTACCAGCAACGTTCATATGCACCATACCAAATACCTGAGTAAGTTTTCGCACCTTTTAAGTACCAATTATAGGTGCCGTCGTTATAAATAGCCGGTATTGCATTTCTTGAAGAGTATGGGCCAAATACTTCTGAAGTACAATGCTTCCATGTTTCATTAGGGCTAGCAGCTTCTGCTTGAGCAGTAAAAAAAGCAGATGAAGAAAATAGCAAAGCGAGTGATAGAACTGAACTTGCAATTACTTTTTTAATTCTCATAGTTTGACTCTCCTTTTAGTTTGGGATAATAGTCTTGCAAGTTTAATAATACTATATATTCAAATATAATCCATGTAAAAATTTATTTAACTTATATGGGAATAAATATTGGAGGTTTCTGTATGAAAAAACTACTAATCACACTAACTATTATTATTGCTGCGGTGCTTTGTGCGCCGTCTGCTGCAGCTGTAACGAGCGGATACAAAACAGTAGCCGGACATACAATTAGCGTATCAACGGATGCTAATTCGTACACGCCAAGAGCCCAAAGCATGGATGTCACGGCTCGCAAAACTGGAAGCGAAACGGTCTATTACCGTTTCACTTTGCAAAAACGAGTAGGGAGCACTTGGAAAGATCAGCGGTTTAGTCTAGTAGGATCGTTCAAGAACGCCACACCAGCAAAGGAATTTTACACCGTTAACCATACAGCTGGCACGCACCGTATCAAGATGACAATCTATAAAAATAAAAATTGGACAGGCGTTAAAGGGCATATCTACACGCCATCATTTGAGGTGAAGAAATGAACATTGATCCAAGACAAGCATTTAGAGATTTCATCAGATATCAACTAGAAAACGGCGAAGGGCTAACTGAATTAGGACTAAATGAAGAAGACATTGAGAAGTTCTTATACGGTGCTGAAGATGACATGCTTTTCCACGCTAAATTAGATGAATTTCTAAAGGAGTACATTGAAGATTTTGGTCAAAATTACGGAATCGACATTCCATTAGAAGAATAAATCATACGACATAGATCGGTGCAAAATTGCCCTGATCTATGTCTTTCATTGTTTATAGGAGGAGGTTGAGAAACATGGGAGCTGAACAATTGTGTTTACTGCCAGGGATCGATGAGAAACAAGTCCGGAATGCCTTAATTAAGGAGCTGAAGGTCTATAGAGCCCTGAAGGTTCTTGAAGAAAACAGAAAGGAACAGGAGGCAAACGGCGCAACAGGTCTTTTTCCTTCTCTCAGGAATCAGGAAGTTTTAAATGAACTGAAGGTACGGCAGATAGAAAGGGCGTTAAAAAATAGTTTAGACGAAGTTGAACAAGATATTATCAGGATGAAATATCTTACATCACGATTCGTAAAAGATTTAGAAATATGCGAAGAATTGGGATTGAAAAAGGACCGATACTATAGGTTGAAAAAGCAAGCCACATTTAACCTCTCAACAGCACTGGGCATAATTTAATACAAAAAAACCAAATTCTATTAGTTAAGAAATATTTAAGATTTAAAAGTTACTATCTTTATTAGTGACAAAACAATAAAATGGAGGATTAATTGAAATGAGAAAAAAATTTATTAATTTAGTTGGCTTTGCTGCGGTAATGGCTGTTATTTTAACAGGTTGTTCGCAGTCAAAAAGCTCAGACGGTGTGAAAGCAAAAGCAGAAAAAGTCTCAGCTGAAAACGAAAAAAATAAAGGAAATGTGTATGTTGAAAGTGAATTTGCTCCATTAAAACGTGTCGTTATGTCTCAATCTGAAGTCTATTTTCCAGAAGATAGCGGCTCAAACATGATGGAAGATATGAACGATATTCAAATCAAAATGGAAAAAGAACGTGATGAGTTTAAGAAAATACTCCAGAAATACGATGTAGACATCCAAATGCCACGCCTTTTAACGGAGGATGAAAAGAAATTAGGTATAGCTGAAAATGGTATAACTGGTGGAGCTGGTGCTACGAATTTCTTTGTTAGAGATCCATTCTTTACAATTGGAGATCACATAATTGAAGGATCGTTTTTATCAACTTACCGCAGACTTGAAGTGCTTCCAGCAAGGGATATCCTTTTAAAAGAGGTAAAAGCGAACAAAAATCCATATGTTGCTGTTCCACAGCCTGATGTTTCAAAAGGCATAAATTCTAAGAATGGTCCATTTTTAGAGGGTGGAGATATTCTTGTGTACGGGAAAACAATTTTTGTTGGAAACTCTGGTCAAGCATCTAATAAAGAAGGAATCGATTGGCTCCGTAATTATTTAACACCAGATGGTTATAAAGTAGTTGAAGTGAAACTGGAGAAAAATACTCTTCATCTTGATTGTGCCATTAGTTTTGTGCGAGACGGTCTGATGATTGTGAATGAAGACTCACTACCAAACGGAGTTCCAGATGAATTAAGAGATTGGGATAAAATAAAAGTAAGTTACAAAGATGCGCAAAATTTAGCTATTAATGGGTTACCGATTAATGAAAAAGTATATGTAACGGATATAGCATATCAAAATACAATTGGAAAAGAATTAGAAAAAAGAAATATCAAGGTGGAATATATTGATTTTAAAATAACAAGAAGCTATGGTGGCGCTTTCCGATGTACTACTCAACCATTACTCCGTAAATAAACTAGAGACGAAACATCCTTGTTAAGGATGTTTTTTTATATAAATAAGAAAAAGCCGACAAAAAGGGGGATAAAAAGGGGACCTTTTTTTCTAAGTGGATCATCGTATGATAGAGACAAGCAAAACAAACGTGAATATTTTGTCCAGAAGGAAGAACCTGCGGACACTGATCATTGAGCACTCTAAGTGCCTTGATTGGTGTCCGCTTTTTTATTGGGAGACGCGCCTTTCCCTTATCAATGGCGTATCTGGATACGGAATAAAGGTGATGAGGAATGTGGCCATACGAGAGGGACATTCTGAGCCTGGATAGCAGCTGGTCTGCGGCAGCCGTATCGAGGACAGTTTTTCATTTTACTTGATGAATGGCTGTACTTGGCATCCTCTCGGAGTGTAGTCATCATTCAAAAATCTATTTAAGCGAATAGCGTAAGGTGGTGCTAATTCGGCAAGGAGCGAGTGAAATGAAGATCAGGGATTCTGTTTCTAAAGAGACATTAAAGCAATTTAAAAGCATTGCTCCTGGTTCTAAGAAGGAGAACGATGCTGATCCCATTACGAATAGGGATTGGGAAGAAATCATGGGAACGAGACGCGAAACGTATCAAAGACAAGGCGGCCGTATCCGAAGAAAACGATGAATTTTGGGAACAGTCGTCTTTTGGGTGTATGGCTGCAGGTGCTTTGGTGAGGGATAGGAGCGCAAAAATATAAAAAGGGAGATGATGAGCATGGCATCAGGATTTGGCGTATCTGCGAATCCAACAAAAGCAAATCACAAAATCGGAGAGGATAAGGTTGTACGAATTGCGGTACAAAACCACAACGACTTTAGTGCTGGTCCCAACCTTATTCCACAAAGAAAGGTTAATGGCAAGTGGGAGACAATTAAAACAAATTCCCCGAACCCGCTTAACCCAGGCGAAAAGCTATATGATGAATTTAACATCAAAGAGTCATTTGGTAACAAGAAAGGCACTTATCGATTCAGAGTGGACGTAGAACGCTACGACAAAAAGGGCAATCATGTTGCAACCCTTGGAACATTCTATACTAGCGAATTTTACGTTAAATAGAACCAATTCACTGAACGCCTGAAAATTCCCAAATCACCTCCGATATATGTTTAGGAGGTGATTTCTTATGAATGAAATTAACGAAACCAACGAATTTACATCATTTGAACAGAGTAAATACATCGAAATTTATTTGAAACAATTTGGGAAAAAGATGCATAAAGCAACTATTAATCAACAAACAGCATTTAAAGAGAAAATAAAAAAGCAGCATAATAGAAAAGAGATTCAAATGCTTTTGGGTAGGACTGAAGATATTATAGAGAATAAGAAATCTAATAAGCATTACATTACAGCTCTTTTTGCAATCATGTCTTTTTTATTTGGAAGCATGTTGAATCATGGTATTACAATGGTTAAAAAATTAGGTGTACATGCGCCTACATTTACGATCTTGTATGTTGCTTTTTTAACTTTGGGAATTTGGCGCATGCAATCCTTTGTTGATAGAAAAGAGTACAAATTATTGATTAGATATAAACGATTACTACAAGAATGTTTAGATGAAATTCCAAATAGAAGTTTTAAATAAGTACCGGACACCTTAGGATATAAGGTGTTTTTTTAATTGGAGGAGATACATCATGAATATCAAAACAATCCCCGTACATAAAATTAACCCTGCACCATATAACCCCCGAATTGATCTGCAGCCAGGAGATCCTGAGTACGATGCTCTTAAAAATTCCATGAAGAAATTTGGATACGTTGATCCGTTAGTTTGGAACGAAAGAACTGGCCATCTTGTTGGAGGCCATCAACGTTTCAAAATAATAATGGAAGATAGACCAACTGAAATTCTGGTATCAGTGGTTTCTTTAAATGACCAGGATGAAAAGGCTCTGAACGTAGCATTAAACAAAATCAGTGGCCATTGGGATGAAACTAAACTTGAAAAACTTCTAACAGAATTAAAGGACAACGATCTTGATCTACAAACCATCGGATTTACTGAAGAAGAATATGAAGAACTATTAGACAGTGTTTCTATTGAAAATGAGATCGTGGTTGTTGAGGAAGATAATTTCGATGTGCAAGAGGCACTAGACAATATCAAAGAACCTGAAACAAAGTATGGGGATGTATGGCGGCTTGGCCGGCATACCCTAGTGTGTGGAGACGCAACAAAGATAGAGGATGTTGACCGATTGATGTCTGGCCATAAAGCAGATCTAGTCATAACTGATCCACCTTATAATGTAGCGGTCAAAAGTGATAGCAAAAAGTTAAATGATGATGGCCATGCATCGATTTTAAACGATTCTATGGATGATGGTCAGTTTGATTTATTTTTAAGAGAAGTGTTCCTCAATTATTCAAGAGTCATGAACGAAAAGGCAGCTATATATGTTTTTCATGCAGCTTCATATCAACGCGCTTTTGAGAATGAGATGCGGCATGCAGATATTGATATAAGATCGCAGTGTATCTGGGTGAAAAACTCACCAACATTCGGATGGGCGCAATATAAATACATGCACGAACCAGTTTTCTATGCATTCAAAAAAGGCTATTCACCTAATTGGTATGGAGATAGAAAACAAGTTACTGTGTGGAGAGCTGATACCTCTGAAGAAGGAGAACCAGCAACAATTTGGGAAGTTTCCCGCGGTGATACTACAAAATATGTTCATCCTACACAGAAGCCGCTTGATCTTATTAATATTCCTCTGAGTAATAGCAGTAAAAAAGGTGATAGAGTAGTAGATTTCTTTGGGGGAAGCGGTTCAACTCTAATGACGTGTGAGCAAACGGATAGAGAAGCCCTTCTTTTGGAGCTTGATCCTTATTTCTGCGATGTAATTAAAAAGAGATTCACTGAATTTACTGGAATTGAACCTGAGTTGGTTTCTTCTTTATAAATAAAAAAAGAGGGTGCTGACAACACCCTCCCTTCAAAGACAGAAAGAACCTCCCTGCCTAAGAGCGTGATCAAGACGCGGCCGCGTTTGTGGGAAAATATCACGCTCTCATCCACTATTGTAATGGAGGTCAGGGAGAATGACAATAGAGAATACAAACACACGTTCCCTTTCTGACGAAGAAAAGAAAGAAATGCTTATGATCCTTCAAGCTGAACAGGCTGAAGGTATTGATAAATCAAAAGAAAATTATCGTAAAATCGCTCAAGCTTGCATCTCTCAATGGGTAAGAGATTTTAAAGCGGGAAACATCAAAGTGTCTACTGTGGAAGATCTGAAGAAACTCATAGAACTCGACATTGAGCTTCAGAAACATGAATTTTAGTTATCTTTGTGGAGAAAAACCAAACTCGACGGTTATTCTATCACCTAGAACTGTGATTGATCTGGCAACACATCTGCCGTTCTCAGTTCGTGCGTATATAAAGGTAACATTTTCACGGTTTTGACTATCAAGGAATGAGTTGTGAATAAATATTCTTGTAGGGTTCTGTATAATGCCACTTACGGTTGCTGTGACCCATTGACCTACGTACATTGATAAGTCCCTAAAATCGCTTTGTTGTGATGGTGAAGGAACATAGTAACTATAATCATATTGAGCTGGAACATACTGATACGGTTGATAATAATACACTTAAATCAATCTCCTTTTAGATGTGTTGCTGTTATTTATATGAAGGACAGTCTCCTAGTTGGAACGGGAATAAATACTCATTTTTAAAAACAAACTCAAACTTAATTCAGCAGCTCGGAGGTGGGTGATATGTAATGGCTAGACCGAGAAATCCTAAAAGAGATCAGGCATTCCAGTTGTGGAAGAAAAGCAATGGAACCCGCTTGCTGAAAGACATTGCTGAAGAATTAGAGTGTTCTCAAACGCTTATCCGCAAATGGAAGAACCAAGACTCTTGGGATGAGAAATTGAATGGTAACGTTACTAAACCAAAAGAGAAAACCAATGGTAACGTTACTAAACGTCCTGGCGCTCCGAAAGGGAGTAAAAACGCCAGAGGTAATAAAGGAGGTAAAGCGCCACCTGGTAATCAAAATGCTAAAGGCAATAGGGGTGGCGCAGCTCCAAAAGGCAACAAGAATTCATTCAAGACCGGTGAATATGAAACGATCATGTTTGAGTACATGGATGAAAAAGAACAGAAGCTTTTTACTGAGATTGAGACTGATCCTTTGTATCAAATTGATCTATCAATACGATTATTGAGCGTTCGTGAAACAAGAATGATGCGCTTGATCACTAAATATGAGAATGGATTGACTGATAAGCAGCGGACAGTCTTGCAGCAAATGAGGAAGATGAAAGACGTTGTACAGGCTCCGGATAAAAATGGTCTGATTAAACCTGTTCCTATAACTAATGAACGTCTAGCAGTGGTCCAGATCGAAGAGACAGACTCACCGCAACTAGAGAAGATATTGAGCATTGAAGACGCTCTGACACGTGTGACCGCACAACGTGATAAAGCCATTAGGCAGAAAGTCGACATAATGAAAACTATGTCTGAATATGAATTGAGGCTTCGTGGCCTTGATCTTGCAAACCGAACGAGAGAAGCAGAGCTGGAGCGGATCACCGCACGTCCTGTTGATGATTCTGTACAAATAACAATTAAGCGGAAGAATAAAGGTGATGGCTGATGGTTCAAATGATGGAGAAGGAAGTCAATCCACACTTTGAAGATTTTCTCTTTGACTGGGATCAGAAGTTTCAGTTCCTAGTGGGTGGTTACGGTTCATCTAAGAGCTATCACATTGCCTTGAAACTCATTCTGAAGTTGCTAGATGAAAAGCGAACCGCTCTTGTGATTCGTGAAGTCTATGACACGCACAGGGATTCAACATTTTCGCTGTTTGAAGAGATCGTGAATGATCTAGGACTCGATCATGTTATTCAGTGCCGGACATCACCGCTCATGCTTAAATTTCACAACGGCAGTCGGATCATTTTCAAAGGATTGGACAAGCCAGCCAAGCTGAAATCGATCAACAACATATCGATCATATGGATTGAGGAATGTTCCGAGGTTAAGTACGAGGGATTCAAGGAGCTGCTTGGTCGTTTGCGTCATCCGACTTTGGATTTGCACATGATCTTATCAACGAACCCTGTCGGCCAGGATAACTGGACATACCGTCACTTCTTTAAGGACGATCAAAACAACCGCTTCATCCTGGATGATGAAAGATTATACAAAGAGCGAACGATCGCTATCAACGATACGTACTATCATCATTCTACTGCTGAAGATAATCTTTTCCTTCCAGTCAGCTACATTAAACAGCTAGACGAACTAAAAGAATACGATCCAGACCTTTATCGCATAGCCAGAAAAGGTCATTTTGGCATTAACGGAATTCGTGTGTTGCCACAATTCAAGGTGCAGCCGCATGAAGATGTGATGATGGCCATCTCAAATATCAATCGCCCGTTGCTTAGAGCAGGCATGGACTTTGGTTTCGTTGATTCATATAACGCTGTTGTAAGGTTGGCTGTAGATCACGAGAAGAAGTATCTATATATCTATTGGGAGTATTACGATCGTGGCAAGACTGATGATGTCACGGTTGAGGATTTGAAAGAGTTTGTCGAAACAAAAGAGCTGATCAAGGCTGATAATGAACAGAAGACAATCGCATATTTCCGCAAGATGGGATACAACATGGTGGCCGCTCATAAGTTCCAAGGATCACGCTTGCAGTACACCAAGAAGATCAAGCGATTTAAGAAAATTATTTGCTCCGACTCGTGCAAAAACACGATCTATGAGCTTCAGCCGCTCACGTACAAGACGGACAAGCACGGCAATATCATAGAGGACGAGTTTAAGATTGATCCTCATACCTTTTCAGCCATCTGGTATGCGTTAGATGACTATGAGGTAACGGATCTGAAAGAGCAGCCTAAAGAGCGGAAACGCCCTAATAGAGAAAGGAGGTCGATGAGAAGGCTATGACAAAACAGGTGAAAGCTACTGTGTTTAAAGCAGACATCTCTCAAACTACGAAACAAATTCATGATGATAATTTTAACTATGAGACTGATGGATTGATCGAACCGCCATACAATATCAAAGAGCTCAAACAAATAGCCGAGTATTCTACCATTCTTCAGCAATGCATTGATGCGTATAAGACCAATATTCTAGGTTTCGGCTTGGGAATTGAATACGTTTTTGACTTCAATGCCGAGAATGCGCCAGAAGGAAAGAAAGCCGCTGCTGAAAAAGAATGGACGAGGCTTGAGGAGCTTGTGCGATACATGAACTATGATGAATCAGCCGAAGTGGTTCTAGGGTATGTGATAGAAGATCGGGAGCGGACAGGGAATGGCTTTCTTGAAGTGTTGCGTAATGGTACAGGGCAACCAGCAGGAATCGAATACTTAGATGCTCAGCACATGCGAATATGTAAGATAGGCGATCCCGTTGAGGTCGATTTCAAGTATACAGATCATGGCAAAGTGAAGTCATTGAAGCGAAAGAAGAGATTCAGGAAGTATGTTCAGAAGATCAATACTAAAAAAGTATTCTTCAAAGAGTACGGCGATCCAAGAACAATGAACTCTGCTACAGGAGAATATAGTGATGAAACTCCTTCTAATCTTGTAGCAAGCGAAGTCATTCATTTCAAGATCGGCAGCGGTACATATGGTGTTCCTCGTTGGATTGGTAACATCGTCAATATGTATGGAGCGCGCAAAGCTGAAGAGCTGAACTATCTGTACTTTAAACAAGGTCGTCATGTGCCAGCAGCTATTACAGTGGAAAATGGAATGCTATCTGAAGCATCATACGAACAGCTGCAGGACTACATGAACGGTATAGAGGGTTCAGACAATGCACATAAGTTTCTTTTGCTTGAAGTCGAAGGGATTCCGAAAAAGAAAAAGGACGAAGTAAGCAATGACGAAGACCCAGCACCTGTTAAAGTTGAAATAAAATCACTGGCCGAGATTCTCCAGGAGGATGCGCTGTTTCTTGAATACGATGAGAAGACGAGAAACAAGATACGTTCTTCTTTTCGTCTGCCGCCGATCTACACTGGCGAATCACAGGATTATAACAAGGCGACAGCTGACACCGCTCGTAAGACAACTGAGGAACAGGTATTTCAGCCAGAGCGAATGATCATCACTGGCAAGCTCAATACACTCTTTCTTCCTGATCTCGATCTCTGGCATGTGCGACTCATATTAAATGGTCCTGACTTTCGTGATCCGCTCGAAATTGCAAAGGTTCTTACACCGTTTATTCAAGCAGGAGCGGTTTTCACCGAATGACCTGCGTGATCTGGCTGGGCGTATTCTTGGGAAAACATTAGAAGAATGGCCAGAGGAAGAATATCACCGACCAATTGAAGCGAAGCCAAAGGTATCAAATAGCTTGCTTGATACGGTGTTTCAGAAGTCAGCAGATTCTCAGAATGAATTGGTATCGATCCTCAAAGACCTTAGGGATGAACTAGAGGAGATACGTAAATGAGTAAGATCGATCAGCTGATAAAAAACATCAATACCTTTGTGCAAAAAGCAGAGGCAGATGAGGTCAAGGAAATTGAAGAAGCGGTAGCAGATTTCCCTGAACTGAAGGACGTTCCCTCTTTGGTGGAAAAGTATGAGAAAACCACCGCAAAACTTCTCAGATTGCAACGTAGGACGTTTTTGAATGAACTGAATGGTTTTATATCCAAGAACGATTCGGAGACGTTAGAATCAATTCTAGCGTTCTTTCAAAATGACTTGTTTGCAGCTGATGAATTTGCGGAGCTGTTCGGAAAAGAAACGGCCATATTCTTGACTTTGACTGTCACGCAGCTGGCTGAGAAGATCATGCATTCCATCGATGCAGATATTCCATTCAAGGTTCTTTCTGAGAAAACTGAACAATGGATTGAATCATGGTCTCAGGAGTTGGCGCAGCTGATGCAGCTGAATACTCATGAGGCTATTGAACAAACCTTGAAAGATGGCATAAAAGAAGGCCGGTCTATCCAGGAGATTGAATTGGAGCTGAAGGAACTTCCTGAATTCAGCCGGAAGCGCGCACGTGTGACAGCTGTAACTGAAGTGTTGACCGCTTCTTCCGTCGCTCAACATGAATCCTATGTCCAATCCCCGGCAGTAACAGGGAAGAAGTGGAAGCACAGCGGCGGGAAAAAGAATCAGTCAAGAGAAAGTCACGTGCAGCTAGACGGCACAATTATTCCTCTCGATGATGAATTTGAGATACCAGGCAGCGGAGAGCGGTGTATGTTTCCGAGAGATACACAGCTCACGCCAAAAGAGCGAGTAAATTGTCATTGTGCGGTTGGTCCTGTGGTTGATCCTGTTATTCTTGGATTGTCAGCAGAGGAAAAAGAAGAGATAAGAAGAATTAATAATTTGAAACAAATCCTATCTCCTTTCGTATAAAAAGAAAAGGGGGGGAGATAAATGCAACTTATTCTTAGTATTATAAAAGATTATGGAGTAATTCTAGGATCTATATTAACAGTATTTCTTACATCTATATTGGTGACGCAACGAAATGAAATTAAAAAAAATCGGAAAATTATAGCTGAAAGTCTTACAGGTTCTAGTGGTGCACTTTATATTTCTATGAAGAATATTTTAAATAGAAGTAAAGTATCTGATCTATCAAGAGAATTAGATGCGTTTTTTGAGAAATATGCGAATGATCACGCTTCTATTGTTAAGTTAAAAGACAAGCGTATCATCATACAATTTCTTGAATTAGAAGAGCTATATTATGATTATTTGTTAAATAAAAATAGTGAAAAGTTAGATGAATTTATGATAAAGTTCGTTGATTTAAAAAATGCAATAGAAAAAGTATTCTATGCGGAGCACAGAGTTGTTAATAAGGACATGCAATGGCATTTAATCGTTGAAAAAACAGGGAATATTTGGTTTAGGTTGTTTTTGAAATGCTATAAATTTATAAGTCACACGATTATCTTTTCTGTCACTTTAACTGGTTTTATGATGTATTTAATTATATCGGATAAGTTGCTTAAAAATTATTACTATGAAAATATATATGATTTTGTTATAGATAGCTTTATGATTAGTGTTTTGTTTTTTTTACCCATTCTAATAATTAATTTAGCAATTTTCCTAAATGATGAGGAAAAATCGATTTGGTTATATAAATTCTTTAAATTTTTAATCCCAAATAAGTTAGTTCGGAAATTGCCGTTTTTAAGAAGGTTCACAGAAGGTGATGAAAAAGTAAGGAATGAAAAAAAAGCCTCAAAAGAATATGAAAATAAGTACAAAGGACGCTTTACAATGAAAGGAGGTGAATGAATTGCCACGCGAATTGATAAATGCGAAGATCACACACGTTTCATACGTGGATAAGGCTGCTAATCAAAAGCAGTTTTTTTTCGTTAAGTCGGAAAAACAAAATGACTTTCAAAAGAAAATCAAGGTCATTGCGAAAGCTGATGATGCACAGCGTCTTGTATACGGTATTGTATACGAACCAAACGTTGCGGATGCGCATGGAGATTACATGGCACCGGCGGAGATTGAAAAAGCCGCTCATGGGTTCCTGAAAGATGCACGTGAGATCGACAAACAGCATGATTTCCAAGGCGGTGTCGGTGAAGTCGTTGAATCGTACATTGCTCCGTCTGACTTTGAAATGGGCGATGAGTTTATCAAGAAAGGATCGTGGGTCCTTGTGACAAAAGCATCTGATGAAATTTGGGAACAGATTCAAAAGGGCGAGATCACCGGATATTCAATGGCCGGAACAGCAGACATAGGAAAACAAGAGCGTGAGCCAGCTTCTGAAGAGAAGGGGCTTTTTTCTTTGCTCAAAAACTTCTTTTTGAAGAATGAGAAGCCAGCGGAAGAAATAAAAAAAGCAGGTAAAAAGTTTTCAGCTGCTAACTTAACTGAATTGAAAAATGCCAGAGCCGCTATCGACAATCTGTTGAGTCAAGCGGAAGAGAAGGAGGACGAAGAAGTGAACAAAGAAGATCTGCAAAAGATGCTAGAAGACACAATTGCACCGGTTGTAAAGCGTCTGGAAGACCTTGAAAAAGGAGAAGGCGAAGGTCAGCCTGATCCGCAAGAAAATCAACCGGATGAAGCTGTTGCAAAAGAAATGGCCGCAGCTGTAGAAAAGGCATTGGCTCCAGTTGTTGAAAGAGTCGAAGCGCTTGAGAAAGCACGTCCGCAAGGTAATGGAGTAGGAGATCAACAACAAGACTTACAAAAATCTGAAACGGTATGGGACGGCTTGCTTTAAGCCGAGAAAAAGGAGGAACTAGAGTGAGAAATCAAGAGGTAATTAACAAAGCGGAAGTGACGCTTGCTACTTTAAAGACAGGCGGTCTCATGAATCCGACCCAATCTAGCACATTCATCCGTATGGTGCAAAATGCACCAACATTGCTACAAGATGCACGTGTCATTCCAATGGATAGTGATGCACAAAAAATTGAAAAAATCGGTTTTGGTCAGCGCATTCTGCGTCCTGGTGTGGAAGGTGTAGGTTTAACTAATGAGCAAAAGACTGCGCCAACAACAAGCACTGTGGAACTTAATGCAAAAGAAGTCATCGCTGAAGTAAATATCACATATGACACGCTTGAAAATAACATCGAGGGTGATAATTTACAAAATACTATCATGCAAATGCTCGCTGAGCGTGCAGCCGTTGATATTGAAGAATTGATTTTGAATGGTGATACGAAATCTAGTGATGCATACCTAGCGCAACTTGATGGTATTCGTAAGCAAGCGGAATCTCATATTGTAGATGTTGCCGGTGAACCACTTACTCGCCAAGTATTCAAACAAGGATACAAAGCTGTTCCATCTAAATATTTGCGTATTCCGCAAGAGTTCCGTTTTTACACGTCTCCAGGACAAGAAGTCGAGTGGAAAGACAAAGTAGCGGATCGTCAAACGAATCTAGGGGATGCAGCTGTACAAGGTGGACTTTCTTCTGCATTCGGTGTGCCGGTCAAAGGAATTGCAAACATGCAGCCATATGAAATGGGAGAGGACGGCACAGATGTTTCGGACATCTTATTGACTCATCCGAAAAACATCATCCTTGGCTTCTCTCGCAATATTCGTATTGAGGTTGATAAGGACATCCGTAGACGTAAATTCATCATTGTGTTGACTGCGAAGCTCGACAGCAAATTTGAGGAAGAGGATGCTGTTGCTAAGATCATCAAGGTCAAGGAGTGATCAATATGTACTCAGCGGTTTTGATCAAGGGAAAGACATACTCTGTGATGGGTCATGTCTTTCTTTTAAATCAGGAGAAAGATATTGAGAAAAAGGTGTTTCAATATCTCGATGGCAATGAGTTTTTTGATTGTAAGCAGCTTGATGTTCCTGCTGATGATCCAAAAACGGATGATCAACCAAAAGAAGATGATAAGCCTGTGGAAGAGGAAGAAGAACCGCAACAAGAACAAAAAATCTACACTGAAACTGAATTGAAGGATATGAAGAAAGATGGACAAGAAGCCGTTATTGTTGATCTTGGCGGCGATCCGTCTGAGTTCAAGAATGAAAGTGAAAGAATTGCCTTCATCCTTGAAAATCAACAGCAACAAGAAAAAACAGGAGAGTAAGGCTGATGCTGATCTCTCCTGAAGATGTTAGGGCATATACCGTATTCGAGAGCGTGAAAAACCGCTCCGAAGAATTATTAACAAGCGACATTATCGAAGCAGAAGCTGCGGTATTTCAGATTGTAGGTCATGACTTCACAGCCGAAAAATATCAGCTGCTTCCTGAAAAGGCGAAGATCGCATTGATTAAAATGGCACAGTTTTTCGCATTGATCAACGGCGATGAATCAATCATAAAAGGGTACAAGTCGGAAAAGATCGGTGACTATTCATACACCTTGGCAGATGGTAACGCCGTTTCAAAGCCAGATGTGTATAACCTGTTGATAGATTTCATTGAGCCGGGAGAACCGCCAGAAGATCCAGGCAGCGTCAAATTAAGGTTGAGATCGCTATGAGCTATCAATCGTTATTAACGGATCGATGCGATATATATCACTTGCAAACAGAGCAGCTGTCAAAAGATCGCTATGGAATACCTGTCCAAGATGCGCAGCCGCTCTTTTCATATCCTGATGAGCCTGATCAAGTTGCGCAGCCATGTTATTTTACGGAGAAAAACCAATCCATCACACAGCAGGAGCCAAACGCAACCATTCATCAATCGTACCTTGTTCATTTTCCTATTACCGCTGATGTCCGAGTAAATGACAAAGTGGTATGGGAAGGCGTGACATTGAAACTCCAAAAGCCCAGACAGATCAAAAATCACCACATTGAGGTGGTAGCGATGAGGAGTGAAAGCCTTTGAGGATTGATGGTTTAGATCAGTTTATTGAGGATTTGAATGCAGCTGTTAATGGTGGCTTGCAAGCAGAATATGAAGAGTGGCTTGAAGGAATGGGTTATGAGTTCCTAGATATTGTTCAGGATGAGGTCGTTCGTACAAAAACAGTGGATGCTCGTCGCTTGCTTAACTCTTTTCAGAAAGGCGATCGAGAAAACGTCTTTTCGATGAGCAGTGGCGGTCTAACGTTGGATGTTGGGACCAACTTGGAATATGCATCTTACACAAACGATGGACACTTTACCATTGATCCTAGTAAAAATCAGGATAGACGATGGGTTCCTGGCAGATGGGTTGGTGATCGTTTTGAATATGACCCAAATGCCGAAACAGGGATGCTCCTGAAATTTCAATGGGTTGAGGGGAGCGGCTATTGGGATAACGCAATATCCATCTTTGAACAGATGTTTGAACAATCATTGGACCGCAAGCTGCAGCAATGGATCGATGAACAATTTGGGCGGTGATTAGATGAATCAAGAAGTCGGCGCCATCATGAATTATTGTTACAAGCGGTTTCCGGTGAAAGTATATGAAAAAGAGATTCCTGAACAGTTTCAGATCCCATCCATGTACTTTCCTGCAGCATGGACAAACACTAAAAACGATACTGTTTCAACGTTCCTCAAAACATACACGCTGCATATTAAAGTGTTTCACAAGGACTCTGGACAGGCTAATGATGCAGCAGAAACCATCGTTGATGCCTTATCAGCTGATCGAAACATCATTCAAATGGTCAGTGAGGAAGGTGAACTGCTCGATCAATATGTTCGCATTAAGAGGGCAGAAACAAGAATTGCTGATCAAGGTGTGGCAACGATTGTCCTCACATGGGATAGTGCCTATTGGTACAACAGAGACGCGCAGCCAAGCCTTGACGACATAAATTTTTCAGACGGGGTGATCAAACGTGAGCAAGACGAAAAATGAATCACAGGTGAAAGAAGAGAAAGCCGCTCCGGTTCTTCCTAAAGAAGCAGCATTTTCATTTGAAGCCTTGAAAGAGCACAGCAAGGAATTGTTTGGCGTAAAGCCTGAAATTCTTGAAGGTGCTCTTTTTTATATCAAAGATCGACCAATTACAAAAACAGAAGCAAAGAAGCAGATTGATGCTTTTTTGTCTAAGGAGGTTTAAGCATGAATGGAGGTACTTTTACACCAGGTACAGAGAAAAAACGTCCTGGTATCTACTTCAATTTCAAAACCACAGCACAGCAGCGAATCACGTTAGGTAATCGTGGCACCGTTGCACTTCCAATCACAATGAGCTGGGGAGAGCCTAAGACGTTCATCTCTATCTCAGGCATCGAGGACTTAAATAAAAAAGTCGGATTAAATATCGATGACAAGTCACTGCTTCTTTTCCGAGAAGCGAAGAAAAAAGCACAAACGGTCTTGCTTTACCGTCTGAATGAAGGTGAGCCAGCAAAGGCTCAGATCAGCGAGAATTTCAACGTTCTTGCTAATTATGGTGGACAGAAAGGGAATGAGGTCACGATCCAAGTCACTGAAAACGTATTGGATAGTTCCAAGCGTGACGTGGTGACTTACGTTGGTACAGACATTGTTGATAAGCAGATTGTCACTGATGTCAAAGAGCTGAAGCAGAATAAATATGTTTCGTTCTCTGGTGAAGGTGAAGTGACAATCACAGCTGGCGTAACACTAAGCGGTGGGAAAAACGGTGTGCCAAGCGTGGCAGATTACACAGCATTTCTTGAAGCAGCTGAAACAGAATACTTTGACGTGATCGCGCTGCCTAATAACACTAGCGAGCAGTTAAAAGCGACATTTGTGGCTTTCATTAAGCGGCTGCGTGATGATCAAGGACGTAAGGTGCAAGGCGTTGTGGCTAACTACGCAGCTGATCATGAAGGAATTATCAATGTCACAAGCGGTGTTCTGTTAGAAGACGGCACAGAGATTACGCCAGCCAAAGCAACTGCATGGGTTGCTGGTGCATCTGCAGGTGCAAACTTCAATCAGTCATTAACCTTTGTAGAATATGAAGGGGCTGTGGATACCTTAGAGCGTCTTGATAATGATCAAGTGGAATACCGCTTATCACAAGGTGAATTCTTGTTCACGTTTGATGCTCGTGATCGCTCAGTGAGCGTTGAGAAGGACATCAACTCTCTAACAAGCTATACAACGGAGAAAAACAAGACATTCGGTAAAAACAAGATCATTCGAGTGCTCGATGCGATCAACAACGATCTAACGAGAGAATTGAAGGATTTGATTAAGTTACGCAAAGCAAATGGGAACGATATTCCGGCATCTGATGACGGGTTGCAGCTGGTGAAAACACTCATCACGCAATATCTCACGCAGCTCCAAGACGGATCTGGAATCACTGGTTTTGATTCTGAAACAGATATTGTAATTGCTCTTAATGAAGATCGTGACGGTTTCTTGATTGATCTAGCTGTTCAACCAGTTGATGCAGCTGAAAAATTCTATTTCAATGTAGAGGTGAAATAAGATGGCTTTTAAAGCGCAGAATACCATTTCAGGTAAGGAAGGGCGTCTTTTCCTCGATGGTGAGGAAATGGCGTTCATCAAAACGTTTGAAGCAAACGTGGAGAAGAATAAATCAGAGGTCAATGTCATGGGCCGTCGTATGACCGGTCACAAGACAACCGGTGCGAATGGTACCGGCACAGCAACTTTCTATAAAGTTACATCACGTTTCGTTCAATTGATGTTGAATTACGTGAAGAAAGGGGAAGACCCATACTTCACCATTCAAGCTGTACTGGATGACAAATCATCCGGCCGCGGCACCGAGCGTGTCACATTGTTTGATGTGAACTTTGATTCTGCAAAGATCGCAAGTCTTGATGTGGATTCGGAAGCACTTGAAGAAGAGGTTCCTTTCACGTTTGAGGACTTTGATCTTCCTGAGAAACTGAAGGGAACATTCTGATTTCCACAAAAAAGGCATTATGAATGACTAGAATATATGTGGTTTTTAATTTCATCATCGATATGGTATACTTTTTGTAGTTACAGTGTAGCTACATTGTAGTTACGTTGTAGTTACAAAGTAGCTACTGAGTAGTCCAAAACTACTTAGATAAAGTATGTTTACATGCAAAGCAATTTGCATAAAATAAAAAGAAGCCAGGATGCGCTAACATCCCGGCAATGTACAATGAGGCCCTCAAGGGGCTGGCTAATCAATTAGATAGTTTTAAGGATAGACTTTCCCTTCAACCTACCACAGCTCAAGGGGAGTCTATTTTTTGTCTATATACGTCAACAAAGTAAAGATAAACATCCCGAATAAAAGCATTAGGGAAATCGCTTCAAATGTTGACATTGGCATCACCCCCTTCCTATCGGGGATGAGCCAGACACCCTTGAGCAAGCCGTTCAATTGTACGAGTTTTATTATACATGAAAAGATTGGAAAGCACATTCAAAAAATGGATGTGCTTTTTTGCATTCAAAAAAACAAATCAAAGGGAGTTTTTAAACATGAGCGAAAAACAAACAAACAACGTATATGATCTTTCATTCTTTATGCCAGGACAAACAGCAGATGCGGAAGAAGTCAAAGTGCCGATTTCTAAGCGTTTTGTTGATAAAAAAGGTAAAGTGATTCCATTCGTATTCAAAGCAATCACAACGGAGCGCATCGATGAACTGGAGAAAGAAAACACAACGTTCAAAAATGTCAAAGGTCGTGGACGTGTGAAAGACTTAGACAGCCAGCGTTTCTATGCACGTATTGCGGTTGAATCAACCATCTATCCTGACTTTAAGTCTAAAGAATTACGCGAAGCATACAGCACACAAGATCCAGTTGAAGTCGCAAAACGTGTCCTGTCTGTCGGCGGTGAATATGCGAACTGGTTAAACAAAGCCATTGAGGTCAACGGTTTTGAAGATGAAATTGAAGACTTAGAAACAGAAGCAAAAAACTAATAAAGGACGGGAACAAAGAAGCTGTGTATTTGTATTACTGTATGCATGAGCTTCATTATTCCCCGTCCCAACTCTTAGAGGTCTATGAAGCGCCAAGGCAATTCAAGGCCTTTTTGTTTGGGTTAATAGCCCACAAACTTGAAGTGTTAGAAAAAGAATCAAAGAAAGGGGGATAAGACATGGCTCGTTTAACCGCTCGGTTTGAATTACAAGACCGGATCACGCGTAAATTGCGTTTGATCAGAGGGGACCTAGAACGACTTGATAGATTGCGCCGCAGATCAGAGCGGCCCATCACATTAAGAATCCGAGACAATGCCACGATTGCATTAAGACGTGTGCAGCGTTTCGTATTGCGTGATCTTGCTCGAACTTATCAGCTCACATTGGATGTCAATGATCTGGCCACAAAAGCATTGAGAAAGTTCAATGGCTTCTTACAACGCAAGATGCCGCGTACTCATAGCGTGTTGATGCGTATTAAAGATCAGGCAACACCAGGGCTGGTCAGGCTGCGTCGTTATATCAATCGCAATTTGGGCAAAGTTCAGCAATTTACCATAGCCGTATATGATCGGGCATCTGCAAGCATTAGGCGCATAGCATCATATGCAGCTCGTCAACTAGGTCGTGGATATAGCTATACAATCAGAGCGGTCGATATGGTTCGTAATACAGTCAGCCGTATAGCGTCTTATACTCGGCACACGTTAGGGACTGAATACAGGGTGGCGATCAATGCGATCGATCGTTTCACCGCTCCTGCACGTGGGATTGTCTCATTTGCAAATACCCATTTGGGACGGACTTACACAACCACAATCAAAGTCCTTGATCTTATCACAAGACCTTTGAGGGGGATTGTGTCAGCCGTCACCAGTACACTTGGTTTGCTTGGAGTCGGTGCCGGTGCAACAGGTGGTATTGTCGTGCCGCTCAAAATGGTAGCGGATCGACAAAACATGACCACAGCATTTGAAACACTGCTCGGCAGCAAAGGAAAAGCAGATGCACGTCTGGATGAACTGACTACATTTGCTGGTCAAACGCCATTTACTCGTGATGAGATTTTTGAGTCAAGTCGTGTCCTCCAAGTGTTTACAGGAAACGCTTTATCTACAACAGAAGGTATGAAACTAGTCGGGGATGTTGCCGCAGGTGTTCAACGTCCATTTTCTGAGGTGGCTCTATGGATGGGGCGTCTATATGATGGCATTAAATCAGGGCGTCCTATTGGTAGTGCAACAGCCGCACTACAAGAAATGGGGGCTATCTCTGGTGATGCTAGGGGTAAGCTCGAAAAACTTGCAAAGAGCGGTAAAGACATTTCTAAAACGTGGCCGGAAGTAACAAAAGAATTTGGCCAATACAATGACATGATGATCAAAATGTCAGATAACCTTGCTAACTTGTTCCTTGGTGTAAAATCATTTATCAACAACTCTATTTTGATGCCTTGGGGTAAAGGACTTGCAGCTGCGTTCCAACCAGCGCTAGAAGCCTTTAGAACATGGCGTGGGGAATATTCTTTTGTGCTAACCGATCTTTCCAATAAAGCTGAAAAGGCGGGCAAGAAATTTGCTAACAGCTTCCTTGATCCGACTAAGAGTGTTTTCGGATTTATTGGTGATCAGTTCAAAATTTTGTTCCCTGGAGAAAAACTCTCCAAGAAGCAAATGAAAGAGCTCAAGGTGAAATTCAAGGATAACCCCAAATTGCAGAAACACTTTGAACAGCTAGAAAAATACAGAAACATGGACTTTGAAACTCGGTGGAAGCTCGTCTTAGACAATACAAAAGACGTTTTTGGAGCGTGGTGGGAAAAGACTGGGAAACCAGGTCTTTTTAAGATGGCTGAAAATGTCGGTAAGACTTACGGCGGCACCATAAACGGTGTGATCAACGGTCTGCTTGGAATTGATGATAAATCGACCGATGACTCTTTCGTGGACGCTGGGGCAAAGGCAGGAAAGATATTCATTGAATCATTTTTAGAAGCTCTTGATCCGGCGCAATTGGGGATACGTATCACCAAGAAGATAGGTGAGATCAACTTTAAAGCTCTCACAGGCGAAGGATCAATTGCTGGTGCATTGATTGCCAATGCATTTGCACTCGCATTCCTCGGAAAAGTGGCCACTTTACTAAAGCCGCTCAAATCCATCCTTTCAGGTGCCTTTGCCGTCTACAAATGGGGCAAAGGTTTAAGAGGAGGAATGGGAGCAGGAACAAGCGGTGGTGTAATTGGCGGAGCTGGAGGAGCAGGGCGACCACCGAGGAATCCACAACCACCTGTTTATCGTCAACCTTGGATCAATAGAGGTGAGCCGGTACAACCAACAACGCCAAACCAAGGTCGTGGCGGTGGATTCTTGGGTAAAGTCGGTAAAGGTGCAAAGAGCATCGGAAAACGTATTCCTATTATCGGGACAGCTATAGCAGCTACAGAACTGATCGGCATCAACAATGATAATAAAGGTGAAAAGATCGGTGGTTTTGCTGGGAATCTGGGCGGCGGTATCGGTGGAGCTGCAATCGGAACAATGATCGCCCCTGGTATCGGAACTGTTATCGGCGGGGTATTAGGAAGCATCTTCGGTGGCGATCTCGGTAACTGGATCGGTAAGATGTTTGATGACGGTACCATCAAGAAGAAATGGGATGAGCTTGTCAAAGGTGCAGAGAATGCAGTTCGGTGGATTAAAGATACATGGTCCACCGTTTCCGGTTGGTTCAATGATAATGTTCTAACTCCTATTACAACGTTCTTCGAAGATACATGGACCTGGATCACAGAGAAATGGGGTCAGCTTTCTTCGTGGTTTATGAATAACGTGTGGCTGCCTATTTATAACTTTGCAGTACCAATCATCAACTTTGTAGTTGGTGTTTTTGTCGTTGCGTGGGAAGTGATTAGTTCCGTATGGGGAGCTGCATCAACATGGTTCATGGACAATGTATGGACTCCGTATGGACAAGTTGCGGTTGCTGCTATTACTCTTGTGTGGAACAAGATCACCGAATTATGGGAATGGATACAAATCACCTGGTCCGTTTTCTCAGCATGGTTCATGACTTATGTATGGGAACCATTTGGATCAGTGGCAATTGAAGCCATCGTATGGGTGTGGAATAAACTAACCGAGTTCTGGAATTGGATTCAGTTTGTCTGGGGTACATTTGCGGTATGGTTTGATACCTTCGTATGGCAGCCTTTCATCAATGTTGGATTGCCAGCTATCATGTTTATCTGGAACCTATTTAAAAGCACATGGAACTGGATTAAATCATCATGGGTGGTGCTCGCAAAATGGTTTGATGAGTATGTATGGCAGCCATATAAAAAGTATGCAGAGCCAGCGATTGAATTCGTGTGGGAAAAATTTCAGGATGCATGGAGAATCATCAAAGGTATTTGGAAAGTAGTGAGTGGATGGTTTGATGAGAAAGTATTTCAACCATTGAAAAGACATGCAGAAAAACTAACAGAAATATGGAATGGTTTTTTCGGTTTAGTTGGTAAAGTGGTTGATAAAGCAAAAGAGATTACTGGAAAAGGATTTAAATTCTTTGAAGGAATAGGTGAAGAAAAAACAGGTATGAAAAAAGTCCCTACTAAGGGGAAAAAGCCAGATAAGAAAGCCACCGGCGGCTATATTACAAAGCCAACTCTTTCATGGATAGGAGAAGCTGGCAAGGAGTTTGTCATCCCGACTGAAAATAACAAAGGCCGAGGGAAAATGCTGCTTGCACAAGCTGCTTCACATCTTGGTATGTCTGTTATGCCAAACGGTGCTTCACCAATTTCTCAAGCTGGTTCATCTTCTCCTATGAGACCGGCTGCTGCCTCATCAGTTTCCACTTCTGCAAGTGGATCGGTATCAATTGGAGCCGCGGACAACGCATCAAAATACGGGGAACAGTTCACGTCTGAATTCGAGAAGGGACTAAATAATAAAGTCATCTCAATGGAGCAATGGAAACAAGCTAATATCACGCAACCATTTACTCAAATTCAAGCATCAACACCGCTTTATGGTGTGCAAACTGTCACTGGCTTTGCTGCAGGTCAAAACATGACACCAACTGGCACAGGTCAATTCTTAGATCAAAATGTAAGGCAACCTTTCTTATCCGCTCGCCAAGAGTCACCTACCTGGGGAGCTGGACTAATTGATGCATTTAACAGTGGCATGAGGTCCAAAGGAAGCGAAGTGATACAAGCGGCAAAGGACATGGCCAAGAAAGTCGAACAAGCCTTCCGCGAAGAATTAGACATTCATTCTCCTTCACGTGTCATGATGAGTCTTGGGAAATTCGCATCGATCGGTGTCGTCAAAGGTCTTGATTCGGTTGACGTGAAGAAATTCGCAGAGAATCAAGCCGGTTCATTAATCGGAGCGTTTAGCGGTATGGGGGCTTCAGGTCTTAGTGTTCAGCAATGGCTCATGGCAGCTCTGATGGCAACTGGCACATCGATGAGCTGGCTTCCAGGTCTGATGACAATCGCTCAGCACGAATCAAATGGAAATCCGAGAGCGATCAACTTATGGGATTCCAACGCCAAAAAGGGAACACCATCTAAAGGCTTAATGCAAACCATTGGGCCGACATTTAACTCTAATAAAGGCAAGGGTATGAATGACATTTGGAACCCAATTCATAATGCTGTTGCGGCCATTAACTACATTAAGGGAAGATATGGATCAGTCTTCAACACGCCGGGATTACGAAGTATCAGAAACGGTGGACCATATAAGGGGTATGCAAATGGTGGACTGATTACTCAGGAACAGATAGCTAGAGTTGGTGAAGGAAACAAGCGTGAATGGATTATTCCTGAAGAGCGTGGCATACGTGGTCGCTACTTGTTGGCTCAAGCTGCACAGGCTTTAGGAATGGACGTATATGATCCGGCCAACGCTGCATCATCTGAGCTTTCACAAGGTCAGGTGCAAACAGTAACAGCTGGCACAGCAAGTGCACCGTCTGCTTCTGGTGGATCAAAACAGGTCATCATTAATTTTAATGGTGAGCAGCATTATCATAATGGTCAAGATGAAAATTCACTTGTTGAAAAGATCAAACAGATGTTGGTTGATGAATTAGAAAATGAAATCAACACAGGAACGAAGGGAGTCGTGATTGATGGCTAAATCAAAATATCAATTGTGGATTTCTCAAGGGAAGGACAAACTGCGATTCCCTGTTCTTCCTGAAAAATTAGAACTCAATAACAACGTACAAAATGAATCTATCAAAGTATCAAAATTTGGCGAGCTCACATTCTTGGATGTACCAGGAGCTCGTCAAATTTCATTTACAGCCTTTTTTCCAAAGAAGTATACACCTATCGCTGAATATAAAAGCATTCCATCACCAGAGAATGCGATCGCCAAAATAGAGAGGTTCATGAAGTCAAAAAAGCCTGTACGCTTTATTGTTACAGGAACAAAAATAAATATGCAATGCAGCGTAGAGAGTTTTAACCATAGCGAAGGTACTTACGATATTGGCGATCGTGAATTCACGTTGCAGCTGAAAGAATACAAAACGGCATCACCTAGAAAAATCAAACGAAAAGCCAAAAAGAGCAGCAAAAAGCGCAGCTCAAAAGGCACACCAAAAGTGTACACCGTTAAAAAGGGGGATACCTTGTGGGATATTTCTGGTCGTTTCTATGGTGACAGCACAAAGTGGCGCCGCATTTGGAATGCGAATAAAGCCGCGATGATCAAACGAAGTAGGCGCAATATTAGACAACCAGGGCATTGGATTTTCCCTGGTCAAAAATTAAAAATACCACAATAGGGGGGCTGACATTGATTGAGCTTTTTGCCATCAGAAGCGGCACCATGTACGAGCTTGTGACAGAAAGTGTGACACTTCGGGGGCAAAGGTATCAGGCCCCCCGCTCAATACAAGCAACGATCGTGACTAAACAGGGTTCACAAAAATATTACAGCATCAAAGAGGGTGACACGGTTCTTTTCAAGTGGAAAGGAAAAGAACTCTTTCGAGGTACAGTCTTTGCAAGAACGCCCAAAGATGAAAAGCTCACTTTTACTGCTTATGACATGCTTCAGTATTTGGTGAAGAACCAGGATGTCTATGTCTTTGCAAACAAACGGGCTGATCAAATAATGAAGCGGCTTGGTCAAGATTTTCAGATCCCGATGACGTCGATTGCTAACACTGGCCATGTCATTAAATCAATTGTATTCAAAAACGATACAAGCCTTTATGACATCATCCTGCAGGCGTTGAAAGAAACAAAGAAGCAAACAGGGCGTAACTATCAAATCTATTCTGCTAAAGGAAAGATGGGGCTTAGAGCATGGCCTGATCCGTCCGAAGTATGGGTAATTGAATCAGGCGTGAATCTCATTGATTATCAGTACAGCACCTCGATTGAGGAAACGGCCACACGTGTGAAGATGAGAGCAACACACGTGGATAAAATTAAGGTGCTGAAGAAGGAAAAAAAGAAATCTAAGACTACTGACAAAGAAAAGAAAACGACCAAACCAACAAAGCCAAAGAAGCCAAAGATGGTCACGCAAAAGAAAGAAATTGAAATGCTGGCTGTGGCAAATGATAGGTCAGCAAGAAGCAAATACGGCATCCTGCAGCACGTTGAAAGAGTGTCAGGAGAAATCAACCAAGCACAGCTACAAAAGAGAGCGGATGTCCGACTCGCTCAAAAGAAAGGCGTAAAAAAAGAGCTGAAAAGCATCCAAGCTCTAGGTATTCCTGGATTACAAAGCGGCATGCCAATACGCATCATCATTCCTGATATCGGTATCAAAAAAACGTACTGGATCGATCAAGATAGTCACGAATTCAAAGGAACCAAACACACCATGACGATTGATGTCGTTGAAAAGAATACGATCCCAACGGGGAACCAGACATGAAACTAAGCGAGGCAATTAAGCGATTGGCTGTCGATGCTGTGGATGCACAATCGCCAACTGACTTGATACTTGGTGATGTGGTGTCTGTTTCCCCTCTTAGTGTTCGACTCAATGAGAATGATAAACTCATCATTCCTGAAGAACTTCTTATCTGGCCAGCCCGCTTAGACGAGGGAGAAGATGATGAGCTAGAAGAAGGCGATAGTGTCATGGTCCTTGCGATGACAGGCGGCCAAACGTTTTACATCTTAGATAAAGTAGTAGGAGGTGGTTCATAATGGCTCTTTCACCTGAAGAAGAGATTGAGGATTTGGATGAGGACGAAGAGGATATTGTTGAACCTTCGACCACCTATCGAATTGACTTCACATCTGGCCGACTAACCAATGAAAAGATTAATGGTCTCGATGCCATTCGCCAATTCGTCTATATGGCTTTGCGAACAGAACGATATTCACATGCCGTTTATAGCCATGACGTAGGATGTGAAGTACAAGAAGCTGTATCTGATGAAGAATCAACAGACGAATACAAGGAGATGGAGATCCCGCGGCTCATTGAAGAGGCTCTTTTAGTGGATGAAAGAATTGAAAGTGTGCAAGATTTTGATATCACTAAAGAAGGGGCAACCTTTAAAGTGCTCTTTAACGTGGTGACAGATGAAGGGACCTTGGAGATTGAGGAGGTGATTGGCGAAGATGTTTGAAGATCAGTCTTATGAAGCCATCATGGAACGCATGTTGGAACGAATACCCGATGATATTGATAAACGTGAAAACAGCGTGATATGGAATGCGTTGGCTCCTGCAGCTGCGGAACTTGCTCAATCTTATATATGGCTAGATCAGGTATTCGATCTTGTCTTTGCGGATACAGCGCAGGGAGAATTTTTAGATAGACGAGCTGCTGAAGTGGGAATCACTCGTAAAGCGGCCACAAGTGCTGTATGGTCCGTTGAAGTCTCACCTGAAGGTATCAGAATACCAACAGGATCAAGATTCTATATCGACAATCTGTACTTCCAGTATCAATCTGACGGCACGCTGAAGTGTGAAACGACTGGTGCTGTAGGTAATGGGAATTTTGCAGAACTGCCGCTCCTATCGCTCGATAACATACCAGGTTTAGAATCAGTCATTTTCGAGGAGCTGAAAATACCTGGTCAAGAAGAAGAAGACGATGAAGCTCTTTATGAGCGTTACTTGATGAGGGCAAGGCGGGAGGCTGTCAGTGCCAACAAAGCCCATTATAAAAAGTGGGCTGAAGAAGTTGAAGGAGTTGGCAGGGCGAAGGTGTTCCCGCTTTGGAATGGTGAAGGTACAGTGAAAGTTGTCATCACAGATGGTAATTTTGATGTTGCGACGGATCTGCTCGTCAATAAGGTGCAAGAATACATTGATCCGGTTCCAGGGGAAGGGGAAGGCCAAGCGCCAATCGGTTCAAAAGCGACGGTCGAAAGCGCCAAGTGGAAAGATGTTGAGGTGTCTGTATCTGTGGAGCTTAAAATGGATTACTCCATTGAAGATGCACAAGAGGAAATTGAAGAGAAGGTCAAAGCGCTTCTAAAATCACTTGCCTTTGAAGAAAATGTGATCAGAATGTCAGCAATTAATGACATTTTGTATCATGCGGATAGTGTGTCTGATTATGCGGATGTATTGATCAACGGTGAGGCAAAGAACCTACCGCTTCAAGACATTGAGATTCCGCGTCTAGGGCAGGTGAACGTTATTGAGCAAGATTGATGAAATGGAGTCTTATCTCCCTGCCTATCTAACGGAGATCACTGAATTTGATGAATTAATGAAATCAGAGGCTCCTGAGATGGAAAGGCTAGATGATTCTATTTTTGATATGACTGATCAACTGTTTCCGCTCACTGCCACGTGGGGGCTGAATCGATGGGAAAGAATGCTGAAGGTGCAGCGTGAATCAGGTGATTCTATTGAGCTGCGCAGGGCACGTATTTTGAATCTCATGTCCAACATTCCACCGATCACTTATGCTTCTTTAGAGAGGGCAGTCAACCGCTTCCTGAAGAATCCTAGCGCAGTGGTTCGTCTAACGACAGGCCGCTATCATTTCTCTTTACGGGTGAACCTGGATGACCTGCAGAACACCAGATACATTGTGGAGACGCTTGAAAACTTAAAGCCTGCACACTTGGCTTACAAATTCACAAGCGTTCATCATACTGATGTTCAAGAAATCAAAGATTATCATAACCGGCTCACACTGCGCAGCAGAGTGGGCTTTTTTGATCACATTCCCATTTTACTCAATGGTGAATTTTTACTAAATGGTACGTTTTATCTTAGTGGATCGCGCAATTCAACTGACATCCCTGTTCGATTTAGGCAGTCTTTAAAATTGGCCATGAAACTAAAAAAAGAAATGAAAGTTCTTGGACGTACAAGATATGTCATAGTAGGAGCCAGAAATGAAACGGATCAACAAGCAGCTCTTACACTTCGTTCTCGTTTCAAACACGTAAATAAAGAAAAAAGGAAAGTAACATTCCGCATGGCTGCTCATGTATCAAATGAGCAAAGCGGAAGTGTAATCATTAAGCAGAAATATTGGACGCTTGATGGATCAGTACCGCTAGACGGTTCAAAATATCTAGCTGCCACGTCCAATCAAATAGATTTATAAAGGAGGATCATAATGGCTGATCAATTAACCGTTACAACGCTTTATGCTCGCCAACAAATGGCGAAGGCTAGAGCGGAGGGAACAAGGCTTACGAAAGTGGTCAAGATGGCTTTCGGAAAGGGTGGGACGAAGGATGGGAAACCGATCTCACTAGACGGCACTGAACAAGAACTCAAAAAGGAACTTGTTCAAAAGGACATTGATTCATATGAGTTTATGGAGCCGGCGAAAATCCGGTATACATGCACCATCGCTGAAGGGGAGCTTGCTGGGGAAGTCATTAATGAATTGGCTCTTGTCGACGAAGACGGCAAATTCACCGCCATCCGCACCATGACAGACAAGCAAAAAGATGGTGACATTGAATTCATCTTTGAGATTGATGACATCTATTAAGAAAGGAGCGATCATTGATGGACATTAAATCTCCTAAAGTGTTCGAAACAAGTGACAAAGCTCATGCGGATCTGTTCAATGACATGGTGAAGGTATTACTTGAAAATGATACTGGACTGTTAGATCAGATCATTGAACATATTGGCGATACTCAGCCACATGCATCTGAAGAAGAGAAGAAGAAATGGGATGAATCGCAGCTATATAAAATCACAGCTGATGATGGCAAATACTTGATCTCTGTCCCAGCTGACAAAAATATTTATGATGCGATCAAAGACAAGGGAACCTGTACTTTCATTGCATCCCCAGGTGTAGAGGATTCCCCTGCACCTAGTAACGCCTATTTAAGAGGAATTCAAACTGTGGGACAAAACAACATCGGAACGGGATTTGCGGTAGACACTTCAGGCAATGCATATTACTTTTATTATAATTCTAGCCATATATCTATCACTTGGACGCAGCTGCCGTCAGCTGCCGAAAAGAATAAATGGAATAATGGTCAATTGTACAAAATCACTCAAGATTCAGGTGATCGTAAACCGCTCCCAACTGTGCTAGATGGAACGGATATTTTATCTTTACCCCCTGGCCGTTATTCTGCAGCAGGTCAATACCTTACAAACAAACCGACCACAAACGATTCATCGTTCTTTAATATTGACGTTGAGGGGATCGACACAAGAAAAGACATTCGTTTATGTAGAAGTTTTGACAATCTGTACTGGTTCGGAACCGTTCATACAGGTGGGGAATTTAAAGGGTGGAAACGGATGATCACTGATTCTGACGCAAAACTCAATTGGAAGTTTCCCACGATAAGGAACGGGTGGAAAACTTATAAATCTGAGGTCAATAATGATTATCGGGTACGAGTAGCAAAAGACGCTTTAGGCATAGTGCATGTTACAGGAGCCATCGCAGGTGGCACATTGGGAGAAGTCCCTGCGTTTACGTTACCAGAGGGATGTGAGCCGCCTTTTCCTCTTTATAATGTTGGTATTGCTTCTAGTACAGGAGGATTTAAAGGGCCGCAGTTTAGTAGGCAGTATATCGCAACAGATGGCCGATTTTGTATACAAGATACCACGAGTAATAAAGACTTCATCGTGGTGAATTGCATGTTTAAAGCAAAGGAGTGATTTTATGAAGCCAATATACGCCTACGATAAAAATTTTAAGTATATACCTGATGGAGATTCAGAAATACCCGATGATGCTGAAATTCCAGAGGGTTTTACTGATCAGCAGCCGCAAGAAGGGTTGTATAAAGCAAAATACAATCCTAAAAGCAAGACATGGAGCGAATCAGCAAGCCAAGAGTACATTGATAGTTTACAAATAGAGCAACCACCAGATGATATAGATTTATTAAAACAGCAAAATGCGGTGTTAACTAAACAAGTTGCACAATTGTCGAAAGACGCAGCTGAAGCGAAAATTCGTGAGGCTAAGATGGCCAAACAATTTGCACAGTTGATGATGGAACTTGAATCTTTGAAAGGTGGCGATTCAAAATGATGTATCCAACATTAATTGATATAAAACAGTTCTGGGAATGGGAGTGTTATGGACCTCCGGACATTGCGTTTTATGTTGATATTGGCTATATCACAATTTCAGAATATGAGGAAATAACAGGAGAACAATACGAAGCCTAGAGGGGCTTTTTATTTTGCCTTCTTTAAGGGGGTGACCAAAGTGAGGGAGTAGGTGAGTATGGTGGAAATGGATTTGGCGCAATATTTGATGACTCAAGGACCCTTTGCGGTTCTTTTTTGTTGGGTGCTGTTTTACGTATTAAACACAACAAAGGAACGAGAAAACAAGCTCAATGAACAAATCGAAGCGCAAAATGATGTGTTAGCAAAGTTTAGTGAGAAATATGACGTCGTGATTGACAAGCTCGATAAAATTGAACGGAATTTAAAATAGGAGGAATCATTTATGAAAACATTCGACAAAGGCACTGTGATCCGTACAGTGCTTCTTTTAATTGCCTTTATTAATCAAACGCTTGTGATGTTTGGGCAGACGGTGTTGCCGATTAGTGAGGAGCAAGTACAAACCGCTGGTGAGGCACTATATGTAGCAGGTTCCACCATTTTTACGATGGTTACAGCCATTATCGCATGGTTTAAAAATAACTATGTTACCGAAAAAGGAAAAAAACAAAAAGAAATTCTGAAACAAAAAGGACTTTCAAAATAAACGGCTGCCATTAGGCGGCTTTTTTGTTTTTAAAAAATGAATTCAGAGGAGAATGAACATGGCTGAAAAAATCGGATTAAAAACTCTTATAGATCGTTCGGTTAGGAATATGGGTGCTGGCATTAACAGTGTTGTAAAAGAAAGTGCAATTGAAATGATCAAGCAAGCATATAAAGAAGGTATCTTTGTTCAGATTACTTCTGGCTACCGTTCGTTTGCAGAACAAAATAAGCTTTACGCTAAAGGTCGTACCGCTCCTGGGAAGATTGTCACCAACGCTAAAGGTGGTCAATCAAATCACAACTATGGCTTAGCGATTGATTACGTTCTATTAAGTGCGGATGGAAAAAAAGCGCTTTGGACAGTTAACGAGAAATGGCGCCGAGTAGCGCAAATCGGTAAATCACTAGGATTTTCGTGGGGTGGAGACTGGAAGAGTTTTAAGGACTACCCACATCTTGAAATGATGGGCGGTTTGACTTTATCACAGCTTCAAGCGGGTAAGCGTCCTGTCTTGGTGTCATTACTATCAAATAAAGTTTCTGCAAAACCAATCAAGACAACGCCGGTTAAATCATCACCAACAAAAAGCACAACTAAGCCTAAAACAACTTCTAAAAAGACGTACAACCTGCCTTCTGGCATTTTAAAAGTAACAAAGCCATTAACTAAAGGGGCAGGAGTAAAAGCCGTACAGGAAGCTCTAGCGGCTGTATATTACTATCCAGACAAAGGCGCAAAAAATAACGGCATTGATGGCTATTACGGACCAAAAACAGCGAATGCGGTCAAGCGGTTCCAGCTCATGCATGGACTTGTGGCTGATGGCATTTATGGTCCAAAGACGAAAGCGGCATTAGAAAAGGCGCTGAAATAAATTAAAGGTGTCTTACGATTGCCACCTATTAACGAACGTATGTTCTTTTATTTTTTGGAATATATCTGGCGGATTTGATTAGAATGTTATAAAGAAAGTAATTAAAGACTTCTTAATATGAAATACTTGAATAAACAGGTTCAATATAGGGTAAACAAAAATAGAACAAACATTTCTCTTGTAAACTGTGAGTTGCTGTAGTATATTAATCAAAGATAAACAAATTTTTTCCACTTGAATTATGGGTTTTTATCAGATATACTAGTAGGTTATCTGTTTGGAGGTATTATTATGGAAATTAGAAAATGGTTTGGTTTAGAAGCTTTCACAAAATACACTGAATCCGATAAGGCGATGGATAAGATGTTAGAATTGTGTCGTGAAGCGCTAAACACATATTTTTCTGTATCGCATTCTGAAAATATTAATGAGCTTGTTCAAAAAGCATATAGCAATGACGGGAATGATACTCATTTTTTAGAGTGGATAACTGAAAAAGGCCTGCCTCGACTTAATAATATCGATTTTTCAAACTTACCTAATGAAAAAAGATTTGTATCAATGATAGAAATTGATGAATTTGTTTTAAAAAATGAAATGGACTTTTCAGATCCAGATGAAGTTCGAGGGTGTATTATTTCTTTTGTGAATAGTTTAGATGAATATATTGCCTTATGTAAAAATGAGGTATCTGCATCTATTGAGAGTCTACTATCTGAATCCGATGAATTTAGTGTGGATGATGAGTATAATTTTGATGAACTTTTTTCACAAAATTCAAACTGGGGATCTGCTGAGCAGGTCCCTTTTTTTATGGAGGAATTTAATTATGGAAATGTTAGATTACTATGCTATTGTTAGAAATTCAGTTCAACTACAGGATGTTAAAATGACATCATTAAAATGTGAGATTTTAGATGCTGAATCTAAAAAAAGAAATTTGGCTTTATCAGTAGAAAGAAACGTTAAACTGTTATCAGATACCAGTGCATTAATCTCAATGAATGTTAAAGTTCATTTCAAAGATTCAGGACCCTTTTTTATTGAATTAACTTATGAGGGGAAAACTGAATTGTCAGACGAAAGTCTTGACAGAGATAAATTTGAAGAATATAACTATCATTCTGTTGTTCCTCTTCTTTTACCATATGCTCGTGAGTGTGTGGCAAACTTAATGTCAAGAATGGATTTCCCAATATATACGATCCCTACAATTGATGTTCTAGAAACTATGAAACAAAATATGGAGAAATCAAAAGAAAAATGA